TAATCAAATTATAGAAGTTTTAAATTATTTAGGAGAAAAGTTTGGTATTGTAATTGATTGGAGTAGTCAAAATGTATTGCCTTACATAGAACAGTTATTAGGAAAATTTATTTCTTGGGAAATTGCTACATCATGGATGTTTATTGTTCTTGGTGCTATTCTCTTGATTGCAGGAATATTTTTTATAATATTTGAAGCAAATACATGTGCAAGTGATGGAGTGTTTTATTTATTAGGAATTGTTTTTATAATAGTAGGATCATTTACTATTTTTTATCAATTATATGATATTATAACAGCCACGTATTTCCCCGAAAAGACAATATTTGATTATATAAACTATAATACGAATTTATTAAAATAGAAGGAGATTTTCATATGGATATTCATTTAAAAAATTTTTTAAAGAATTTTATTCCGATTGGTCCTTATTGTCATGAAATAGGAGATAATAAATGGTGTCATTTTTATAAATCAACATGGAAGAAGACTATAAAAAATCATATAAGGAATAGAAACGAATGTAAGTGGGATAATGTCTGCAGTGAAGACTGTAATGTGTGTGATGAAGATGTTTCATACTGCCAATTTTGTAATATTATAGAATATGGAGACTATCCCTTAGGTGATGGTTGCAAAATTTGTGGACAAAATGAATATGGTGTATTAGAAGATACAGAAAAGGATAATATTATTCATAATGATTCTGTTTTGAATTTTTATATGAATAATTTTAAAAAAATTAAGAATCGAGGAGCGAATATATGAAAAAGATTTTAAATAAAATAAAGATTCGGTTAATTGATGAATATAATTTAGGGTGTATTATTGGATGTGTATTATTATATCCTGCTATAACAAGATTTAGTAATGAGGTAATTCCTTCATTCTTATTTATTATAGGAATGTATTTTATCTTAAAATCTTATAGAAAATACTGGTTTAAAAAAGGTAGAAATCATAAGGAGGATGTAAATGATGCAGAATAATTCATATATTATTGTATTAAATTCCGATGAGGTTTTTAGTACACATACAACAAAAAATAAGAAAGATGCTTTAATTTATGCAATGGAATATTTATATGATTGTCAAAGAATAACTAATATTGAAGATTTGTCTATTGTTAAAAAATGTATTAATTGTTTAGATGATATTGAGGAACAAATAATTTTATGTAATTCTTTTATAGATAATGATCGTATTACAGGCATTATAGAAATAAAAGAGACAGATTATTTTGATAATGATTTAATCTATAACATTAATTAATATGATATTAACAATATTTTTGTCTTCAATAATTTCATATATTATGATAAAACTTAAAATTTATATTAAAGAAAAATATTTTAATTATTGACTTTTTGTACTTTTTGTGTTATAATATTTCTATAAATTACATATTAAGGAGATTTTTTATGAATATAATTAAGAATTCAAATGAATTAATGTCAATTATGTTAAGAAGGAAAAATTCATTATTTCTATATGAACCTGAAAAAAATATTTGTATAGATGAATTAGATTCAATTTTAGAATTTAATGAATATAAAGAAAAATTACAATTAATAACTACTTTAATTCAAAATATAAATGAATTAGGATATACTCTATCTAATAATTTAATGATTAAATTATTAAATTATGAATATAATGTGCTAAAAGAAATATTGAATTGGTTATATAATCAACTTCGTTCTTTGACAGGTGCAGATAAAGAATATATTCCTATGTATAAGAATTTTCCTGATGAGGTTATGGCATTATCTGAATTTGAATTATATTTTAATGCATTAGTTCATTATATCAGTGAGGGAACTTGGTATCCAGAATCTTCTCCAGAACAAAAAACACCATTTTGTGAAAATGTTAATTTAACTTTAATTAATGGATCTGACGAAAAGGATGTAATTGAATTAATGAAAAATATTCTTGCTTCAAAAACTTCTATATCAGGACAAGATAAAGAAGACATTATTACCATATTTGAATCATTTGAAAAAGATTTAGATAGATATGTTCCTAATGAAATTCCTTTTAAAGAAAATTCTGCATTTGTAACATCTTATTTTTGGAATAATTATAAAGGAAATGAAAACATTGTTGTTTCAATTCTAAGAAAGACTTTAAGTACCCCTACAGATGTACTTAGATTTATCACATTACTATCTAATGGTGATGTTACTCTTTCAACTAATACAAGATTTATGAAATTTCCAAGGAAAGAAAGAAGAATTATTTTAGGTATATTAAATAATATGTCTTCACTTGAAGAAAATTTATTGAAGTATAGAAACAAGTGGTTAAGAGTTGCAGAAATTATTCATCCAGAAGATTATAGTAAACAATTTCCTTCAATAGCTAATGCTTTTAAAAAATTAAGAGAAAATCCTAATTTAATAATGACATTTAACAAACAGGTTGAAAAAGCTTTATTCAAGAGACAGGTATCTTTAGCTTGTGATTTATTAAAAGCTCGTCCTGGAGAATTTGCAAGAAGATTAGATTATTTGTTGCGAGAAAGTCATAATAATGAAGAAACTCTTGAAATTCTTAATACATTTAAATCTGTTGCAAACAATGTTTCAACAACTATTTTATATCAACTAATTGAATATTTTAAACATAGAAATGATGAGAATAAAATAAGAACAGTTATGCTTAAAGGAAATACAACAATTCCTTATAAGATTGAGAAAGAATTACCAAATCAAAATGGAGAAGTATGTCAATTGTTAGTTATGATTTGTGAAAATGCTATTAAAGCTAATTATACTTCAAGACCATTGATGGGTAAAGTTTATCTTGATGAAGATTTAAAAAATTATATAATTCCATTTTCTCAAAGAACAGCTTCTTCTGCTAAAAATATTATCACTCGTGGAAGTAGAATAAAATTGAATAATGATACAAATTATATTCGTCCTTTTATTTGGTGGACTAATAATATAAATGATGAAGATTATAATGAACGAATTGATGTTGATTTATCTTGTTCTCTTTTAGATGAAAATTATAAAGTTTTAACTAATTGTAGTTTTAGAAAATTAAAAAATACTAAATATGATTTGTACCATAGTGGTGATATAACTAATGGGGGACCTGTTGATGGAAAAGGTGTTGCTGAGTTTATAGATATTAATTTAGATATTTTATCTCAGAATAATGTTAGATATGTAGTAATTGGTGTATTTAATTATTCTCAAATCAATTATATCAATATGAATAATTGTGATTTTGGTTTTATGGAAAGAGAAGCTAATAATTCAGGAGAAATTTTTGAACCATCAACAGTAAATAATAGAATAAAATTAACTTCTGATGCAAAGTATTGTATTCCAGTTGTAATTGATGTTCTTAATCGAGAATTTATTTGGATTGATATGTCAGGAGAAAATGTTGGTGGATATGCAAATACTATTGAAGAAAATCTTAAAGGTACAACATTAGCATTATATTCTATTTTAAATTCTAATAGACCAAACATGTATGATTTAATTAACAATAATATAAGTGTGCGAGGAATACGTACAGGTAATCCTTTAGAAGCTGATATTATTTATACCTCTGCAAAAGATTTGGCTGATGATTTAAAAGAACAAGGACAATTAAAAGAAAATGTCAAAATTATTACACCTTATGATATTGATGAATTTTATACATTGTTATAAGAAAGGATGATTTATTATGGGAAAAGTAAGAATTGAATTAGATACTTTAACAGATATTCGTGAATTTGTAGATATTGTTTCAGATCCTGAAATTAAAGGATCTGTAAAACTTACAGATGGGAATGAGTATGTTATTAATGCGAAAAGTCTTTTGGCTGCAATGTGCACAGTAGAATGGGGAGATCTTTATTGTGTTTCAGATGAAGATATTTATATAAAGATAAGTAAATTTGCGAGGTAACAGTTATGAAAGAGGCAATATATCCAGGTTCTTTTGATCCATTTACAAATGGACATTTATCAATGGTTAAACGAGCATCTGAACTTTTCGATAAAGTTACCATTGTTTTAGCTATTAATAAGAAAAAAACAAGAAAATATGATGCCGATAAAATGTGTAAAGCTATTGAAAATACACTAAAATCAGAAAACATAACTAATTGTATTGTAGGAACATGGGATGGTTTGGTTGCTGATTTAATGCACCAATGGAATGTTAAATATTTAATTCGTGGATTGAGAAACAATATGGATTATAATTATGAAGAAAATATTGCACAAATAAACAATCTGATTAATTCTGATATTCAAACTATTTATTTGCGAGCAAAAGATAATATATCTTCAACCATGGTGAATGAATTATTTGCTTTTAAAAAAGATATTTCTAACTATGTACCTTTAGAAATATTGAAATTGATGGAGGTAAACAATGAAGAAGTCTGATTTCATTTTAAAGAAAGTTTCAACAGAATGGGATGGTGGATGGTTTTGTGAAAAATGTTGGTTAATTCAACATTGGAAAACCAGTGCTTATTGTTATAATTATAGAAAGTATTGTAAAAATTGTGCAGAACAAATGATTGATGAATAAAAAAAATAATAAAAAGTTTATTTTATATATTGACATTTTAATATTTATATGCTATAATAAAAACATAATCACGAGAGAGATGGTTTATTATTAAAACATCCCCCTGTTTAATACATAAAGAAATTAATTATCTCTCTTTGATTATATGTACATAGAAAATCAAATATTAATTAGGAAATCTAAGAGGCACATAAATATATTCTTTTCTGTTTGAAATTTCTGGTTGATATTATTGTGTTGGGGTATTAGGTATATTGATTTGTTTTTCATAAATGTTTATGTGTCTCTTAGATTTTCTAATTAATTTGTGTTCATACTTGGAGAGGATTTATTCCTCTCCTCACCTCCTACTAATATACACCATTAGCTCAGTTGGTAGAGCAGCAGACCTTTAATCTGTTTGTCATGCGTTCAAATCGCATATGGTGTACCACTAACCTCTCAAAAACTTTGTGTGTTTGGTTTTTGTTTGGTGTTTGGTTTTCATTTTTTCGGAATGATAAGTAATATGATATTTATATTTTTCTGACTTTTGACACATATTATTTATCATTCCACTCCTTTCTTTTTAAATATTATATTTGGCAGGTTCGTTCAATAGTAGGACATGTGCCTTTGGAGCACAAAACGAGAGGGCAGTACTCTCACCTGCTTCCATTATAAGGAGAGGATAAAATGGCATTAATAGATAAATATACAAAAGAAGAACTGGAATTAATTGTTAAAAACTCATTTTCTTTTGCGGAAGTTATACAAAAGTTAGGATATACTACTTCAAGTGGAAGTAATCATAAAACAGTATATAAAAGAATTGAACAATATAATATTTCCACTAAACATTTTAAAACAACCAAACAAAGAAAATTAACAGAATCCGATATTTTTGTAGAAAATTCTACAGTCACAAGAGCTGTTGCAAGAAGATGGTATAAAAAAAATAATTATACTGCTTATGAATGTTCAATATGTGGTCTTAAACCATTTTGGCAAAATAAACCATTAACTTTGATATTAGACCATATAAATGGAAAAAATAATGATCATAGTTTTGAAAATTTGCGTTGGGTTTGTCCAAATTGTAATCAACAATTAGAAACAACTAATGGAAAAAATCGTAAAATTTTAGAAAAAGTTAATCATTGCAAAAACTGTGGGTGTATAATTCAAAAAAAATCTACATATTGTCGAAAATGTTGTACTCAAAAAATAAAAAAAAAGAAAAATGAACAAACATTAAAAAAATATAATTTAAATAGAAATGAATTAAAAAATTTAATTAGAACTCAATCATTTACAAATATTGGTAAAATGTTTTCTGTTACAGATAATATGATTAGAAAATTGTGTGATAAATTTAACTTACCAAGAACTAAAAAAGAAATTAATTCTTATTCTGATGAAGAATGGATCAATATATAAAACTTGAGATATTTTGTTGTTTCACTCAACTGAAAGAAACAACTTCTCCTTTCGTTAATATATTAAGAAATATTACTATTTATAGGAGGTATTTCTTTTTTATTAATTAAAGATGATAAGATAGAATAAAAATTGAATTTTATAAGTGGGAGGAAATCAATTATGAAAAAAGAAGATTTGCAATGTGGTTATTTGGTATTAACAAATGATGGTGATTATGCATTAATTATGAACATTAGAAATACTGAAAATAATGACACATATATGATTTTAGGATATGATGATAAGACATATTTGAGATTATCAGAATTTGATGAACATCTGAAACATTTAACTGATCATACATATGATATTATAGCAGTTTATGATTTTCCTCAATCTTGTAATAGTAAATTATATTCTATTTCAACCAGAAAACTTTTATTCGATAATCGTAAAAAAATGACAATTAAAGAAATAGAAAAAGAATTAGGATATCAAATTAAAATCGTTGAAGAATAAAGGAGAGATACATATATGAATTTATTGAAAAATATATTTAAACAATTATATTATATTACAAAAGGTTTGTTTATCATTCTTGCAATGATATCTTTTGGTCTTATAGGAATATTTTTATCATTAATCAGTTTGTTTTATTTTCCTATTATATTTATAATTGGATTTTTGGGTCTACTATTATGGGTTGCATATAAATTAGGAAAAGAGATATGAGGTGTATATATATGAGTGAAAATATTGTTATTAAAACATTAAATCTTTGTAAGAAATATTATACTACGGATACTTTTTTACATGCTGTTCGTGTTGCTGATTATGCAATAAATAATCCTATAAGTAAATTTTTAATTAGCAATAACACAATTAGTATAAATGAAGATGATATATATTGCTTTGCTTTATGTCATGATTTATTTGAAGATACTGAATGTTCGGTTGATGAGGTGTGTGAAGCTACAGGCTGTTGCAACAGATTTGTAGAAAGTATTTTAAAACCATTGACTAAAGATGATAATACCGATTATAATTTTTATATCATAGAGTTATATAAAAATAAATATCAAGCAGACAAAGAAGCACATTTGATGTCTTATTTAATCAAATTGGCAGATATGAAAGACCATTTAATGGAAAAAGAAACATTAACAAATTATTTAAAAAATAAATATAATGATGCGTTACCATATTTATTGTAAAGAAAGGAATAAAGAGATATGTTTATGAAAGATGATAATAATAAAACAGGAGCATTATATTGTTCTTGTGGATGTGATGATGGAGTTTTATTAAAAGCTGAGATTGATGATTGGGAACTTGTTGAATTATCTTTAGTATCTGATTCATTTTATACTCATCAAAAAAATATAAGGAGTTTTAGAGAAAAGTGTAAAAGAATATGGAATATTTTAAAGAATGAAGAATATGAATATTTTAATATTATAGTTGATAAAAAAGATTTTAATGAATTTAAAAAATTTGTCAATGCTATTACATTTGATAAAGTTGGTATTTAGGAGGTTCATATGAAAAAGAAAATATTATTACTTTTAAATATTCTTTGCATCATGTTATGTATGTCAGGATGTCAAGGACAAAATGAACACGATCATGTTTCAATATGGAATAGAGGAGATCTTATTTTTGATGATATCGAAATTGATGTAAAAGAAGGATATTTTTATAAACAACATGAAAAGTTTACAGTTGATAAAAATACAATAGGTATCACAATATATTTTTGTACGGATGAAGTAGATACGTGGGATGATTAAACACTCATTTTATAAGGAGAAAGCAGGTGAATATAATGTGTGAATTTTGTGAAAATTACTTTGAGCATAAAGCATTTTATGTGCCAGTTAGGACTACCTACGCAGATGATAATGTATGCGAGACAATAAAAGGAGACCCTTATTCTTGTGAAGACTGTATGGGTTGTCTAGATGAAAACTATCATTTCACTCTATATAAGTATGAAAACGGAATTGGTTTCGGATTTATTCGGGTGATAAGTGATATGACTGTATCTCCTACGAGTGAAAGAATATACATCAATTACTGTCCTTTTTGTGGAGAAAGACTAAACAACGAGGAGCTTGAAACCTTTGATAAATGTTGTGTGTCGGAGTTGAAGAGGGTAGAGAGATAAGATAAATCATTTATTTTATGGTGAAATTGAGGTGGTTATATGGATTCTTTAAAGTTAAGAAAAGAACTGTTCCCTTTAGTGCTTTCAGGGAAGAAAACAAGCACAAGCAGACAGGGAATCCGTCGTTTTGAAGTCGGAGAAGACATCGAATTGATTATGGCAGAGGATGAAACTTGTAGCATAGATGTTACCGTAACTAATGTAAAGCATATTAAATATAAAGACTTAACAGAAGATGAGGCTATTAAAGAAGGATATTCCTCTTTAGAAGAACTACAACTTGCACTCGAAAGAATTTATACAGTTAACGATGATGACGACTTTACTATAATTGAATTCACAATGCGAGATATATTCCCTTTGGATTTGCAATCTGACCCAAAACCAAGTATGTTTCGTTATTGGTAAACGGAGGTAATATTATGAATCGTAAAGAACTATTTGGGGTTAGAAAATTAAGATGTCCTATATGTGATAATAATCAAATGTTTTATGTTGGCTCTTATATTGAAGATTTTTCTGAAAATTTTTCTGTTGAAGAAAGAACTTGTGAGAATTGTAAAAAACATATATGGAGTTCCGATATGTACACAATATTAACTGACGGGTGGAGCATAAATGAAATAGTAGAAGCAATAAGTGGGGAATTTGAAAATCAAAATAAACACAGTCAAACCGAATATCCCTTAAAATTGTCAAAAATACTCAAAGAAAAAGGCGTTCCAGAATACACAATTCGAGATGTTTTGATTGAATTTTTTCAAGACATATTAGAATAAATAAAATACACATTTTAAAATAAAAAAAGGAACGATTATATGAAATTATTAAATTTATCTAATGATACTATGTATTGTGTAAAAAGTCGTAAAAGTTCTTACAGGGATGTATTAGATAAAGCAGAGTTAGAACAATATTTAGATATGGCTTGTCAATATCCTTCTAAAAATCATGATATACTTCCTGAAATTTATACTGCTATACCTACAGGAAGAACAAATAAATATAATGAAGAACTTTTTGAACGTGGGGATATTATAGAATTGGATATATTGAATCCCAAACTTATTGAAAATTAAATTTATTTTATAATCATACGTTGTGGAGGTAATTATTATGTTTATTAGTAAATCTAAATATATAGAACTTTCAGATTGTAAGAAAATGAATGTAGAATTAGAAAAAGAAATTAAAAGACTTGAACTTGCATTGAATACTCAAGAAAGAAATTGTAAAGTCGGTCCTTGGTGTAAAAATTGTACACATTGGGTTACTGATAAATCTGTAATTATAAGTAAATCATTTGATTATTATACAATAGACGATATGTATATGGGTTTACCTATGCCTGAAAAAATAGGTGGGGAAGTTGGCTATTGTAATTTACACATAGATACCTTATGTCCTGACTTTCTATCAAAATCATAATTAATCAAAATATTGAAAGGATTGTTTAAAATGTTAGAACCTGCAATTAAATATAAAAATCAATTAGAACAAATACAATATGATGTTTGGTTTAAAGATAAATACAAATATTGGAATTGTTCTACATATTATAATACTTTGGAAATAAATCCAGATACATGGAATAAACATCAGTTTGTATCTGTTAAAGATGGTATTGTATTGGGGTATATTTCATATAGTATTTCAAGAGCAGATAATAATGTTCATTCTTTAAGTATTATTAATTTTTCAAATAATAAAATAGTATTTGGAAGAGATTTGAGACAAGCATTGACAGATATTTTTGAAAAATATAAGTTCGAAAAAATTAATTTTACTGTTGTTGTAGGTAATCCAATTGAAAAAACATATGATAAAATGATTAAGAAATATGGTGGACGAATTGTAGGTACATATAAACAAGATGTTAAATTAATTGATGGAGAATATTATGATAGAAAATTATATGAACTTTCTGCAGATGATTATTTTAATACGAAAGAAAATAAAAAATTGAAAGATATAAAATTTCCAATAGAATTAATTTGGCATAATTGTTTATATTATCCACCATTAGAAGACTCCAATTTTGATTTAATTATAACTGATGGTAATAATACATTTAATGCATCCTATACTGATGAATGGGGTTGGTTGAATAAACATGATAATGTTTATATCCCATATGATTCTTTAAATAAATATTATTGGGCAGATATAAAAAGAACAGTTAAAGAAAATAATAATTTGTTTTAAAATTTTCATACAACTATTGACTTTTAAATAGTTTTGTGTTATAATAAAAACATAACTTACATAAAAGGATGATAAATCATGAAAAAAATACCTAAAAAATATATGACAACAGGTTCTTACGAAAAGGGTGGATTTAGAAAAATTAGTCCAATTGGAATAGAATTAAATAATAAAAAACTTGAAGAACTTGAATGTCCTTGCTGTGGACAAAAATCATTATATCAACATTTTAATGAACGAATGATGGCAATAGGTGAATATTATATTGATTGTGAGAATTGCGATTGGGTATGTCCAACTGGTCCTTTATCTGACTGTGGAGACAATATTGCAGAATTAAAAACATGGTTAGAAGCTTGGTATTTATTAGGTAAACCTAAAAAAAGAATTAATGAAAATTTAATCTTTGAGTTATATCCTGAAGGTGAATACAGGGATGCTGTCATAAAAGAATGGAAGGAATACGATAATGAATAAAAAATTAAAAGATATGCCGAATGAATTTTTTTATCATTGTGGAATATATTCTGGTTTAAAAAATGTATTAGATTCATGTAATGAGGTAATTGAAAAAAATCCTGAATTTTTTACAGATGAAATTATGAAACATAAATTATTTAAAGATACACTTGAAAAAATTCTTGAAACTACTGTTATAAAATTAAATAATGAATTTTCTGTGGATATAAATAATATTATAGGTGAATTATAATGAAAAATAAAATCTATTGTCCAAAATGTAATAACTTAATTGTACATATGGGGTGTGACTATGAAAGAAACACAAATAAAGATGAAGATACTATTATTGTAAAAAGTAAATATGGTCGTTGTTTTAATTGTGACACCAATTTAGAATGGAAAGAAATCTATGTTTTGAAAGAAATAAATGGCATCAGAGAAGATTAATTAAGAGGTAAAATATGAAAAGTTGTGATGGATGTTGTCATTATAATTGTGAATATCTTAATAAGTTATCTACTTTTGACAATAGTGTAGATGTATTTGAATTATATTGTGTTGGTTGTCCCTGTGGTGATGGAGATTCTTGTAATCAAGATTATGGTTGTTCTAATTATGAAACAGAACCAATTATGGGATAAAAAAATAATAATTTTTATTTTAAATATTGACATTTTTATAAAAATATGTTATAATAAATATATCAAAAGATGAAGTTAATGTTTATAAAAATGAACATAATTACAGGTTTTGTTTAAAATAATAAACATTAAAGGAGATGTTAAAAATGACAAAAGAAAGTATTAAAAATTATCTCAAAGAAAAAGGAATCATAATAAATATATTACATGTTGAACCTTTAAAAGATTCAATAATGAAACCATCATATTGGATTGTTTATTCTTTTGATTTAGACCATTTCCCTGAAATTCCAAATAGTGAAAGAGATTATCTTGAGTTTCCTGAATTTGATGTTGTTGTAAAAGATTATGAAGAATTATATCAATTCTTAAAAGAAGATTATAATATAAAATAAAAAGACAATTTTATTTGCAAGAGGGGGTATAATTAATGTATAAAAGAGAACCAATTAAAGGATATGAAGATTATGAAATTGATACTAATGGTGTAGTATATGGGAAAAACGGAAATCCTTTAAAATATTCTTTAAATCATAAAGGATATTGTATTATAAATTTTTACATAAATCATAAAAGAACAGGATTTGCAATACATACTTTAGTAGCAAAACAATTTATTAAAAATGATAATATTGATATTAAAAATCAAGTAAATCATAAAGATGGTAATAAACAAAATAATAATGTACAAAATTTAGAATGGGTAACTCCTTCTGAAAACATGCAACACGCTTCGAATGTTTTAAATATCAATGTTGGAGAAAAAAATCCAAGAGCAACAGCTATTATAGGAATAGACAAAAAAACAAATCAAGAAGTATATAGATATAATTCTATTAGTGATTGTGCAAAAATTTTATGTGGTGAAAATCAAGATTATAGAAATGTTGTTAGAAGTCTTTGGAAAGCTTTAAATGGTGTTTTAAAAACATATAAAGGATGTTATTGGGAATATATATAACTCATAACCATATGGATCGGTAGCCCAATCGGCAGGAGGCATAAGACTTAAAATCTTACCAGTATGGATTCGAATTCCATCCGATCCACCAATGGTTGGTAAACCACTCAGAAGAGAAAGTTTCCAATTTCTGAAATTTTCATATTAATTCTTCCGAAGATTTAAAAACTCTCGGCAAAGAGTCAATAAATCACGAACCTTATTTTAAGGACGGTCTCTCACAAAAGGAAGAACTCTTCGATTACAATTTGTCAGTTTGTAATAAAGATGAAAGTGTGAGAAAATAGGCAAGGTGGTTGTCCTCTATTCAAGTTAGAAGCTTAGTATAGTTAAAACCACCCACATAGCAGAGTGGAGCAGTTTGGTAGCTCGTTAGGCTCATACCCTAAAGGTCATTGGTTCAAATCCAATCTCTGCCTCCAAAGCTTTATCAAGTGAATCATACAATTCTCTTCATTTGATATAAAAACTTTCTAAGGTCTTTTATATTGAGGTATGGTATAAAAGAATAGTGTGGGGTAAAACGTTGGAAAGTTAAGATTATTGTCACCCATACATATTGTGGATAACGAGACCAAAATTTCAATTTAACATAATTGTTGATTGAAGTTTAGCCTCAGTAAAGAATTTTCTTTTACTACGTTACTTTAGAATATATAGTTACCTACAAATGTTAAGTCCAGTTTGTAGCTCTAAGGTTAGTGATTAAACATGTTTTTTTAGACAAGTGTTGCTAATATATAAAACCTAAAGATAACATTGGCGAGGGCTACCTAACTTACTTTAAGTAAGGATTACTTTGTTTTAGTAATCAAATTATTTTTAGGAAAGGAGTTTATCTATGATTTTAGTTTATGTTTTGAATAAAGATAGTAAACCTTTAATGCCTTGCAAAGCTTCAAAAGCAAGAAAATTATTAAAATCAAATAAAGCGAAAGTCATAAATAGAACTCCTTTTACTATTCAATTATTATATGGAAGTTCAGGTTATAAACAACCTATGATATTAGGAGTGGATACAGGAAGTAAAAATATAGGTTTATCTGTAACAACAAATAAACAAGAATTATTTTCGGCTGAAGTTTTATTAAGAGATGATATCGTAGAAAAATTATCGACAAGACGAGAAATAAGACAAAATAGAAGAAATAGAAAAACAAGGTATAGACAGCCAAGATTTAACAATAGAATTAAATCAAAGAAAAAAGGTTGGTTGCCACCTTCTTCATTGCAGAAGATAAATAGTCATATTCAAATAATAAATAAAGTATATAAAATTTTACCTGTTACAGATTTAATAATAGAAGTGGCAAGTTTTGACATTCAAAAAATCAAAAATCCTAATATTCAGGGAATAGAATACCAACAAGGAGAACAATTGGGATTTTGGAATACAAGAGAATATGTTTTATTTAGAGATAACCATACTTGTCAATGCTGTAAAGGGAAATCAAAAGATAAAGTTTTAAATGTTCATCATATAGAGAGTCGCAAAGTTGGTGGAGATGCACCAAATAATTTAATTACTCTTTGTGAAACTTGTCATAACAAATATCATAAAGGAGAATTAAATATTATTTTAAAAAGAAGTTCTTCATCTTTACGAGATGTGGCTTTAATGAATTCGATAAAATACATATTATATAATAAACTAAAAAAAATTTATCCAAATTGTAAAATTACTTATGGGTATATAACAAAATATAAAAGAATAAATAATAATTTATCTAAAACTCATGCAGTTGATGCTTTTTGTATAACAAATAATCTGTTAGCAAATAGATTAAATTATTTTTATCAATATAAATGTATGAGAAATCATAATAGACAAATTCATAAAATGAAAATTTATAAAGGAAATGTTAGAAAACCAAATAGTTTAGGTAAATATGTACAAGGATTTCAAGCTTTTGATAAAGTAAAAATTCTTAATTCTAACATAATAGGATTTATAAAAGCAAGAAGAAAAACAGGTAGTTTTGTAATATCTGATATTTATGGAAATATCATACAAAATATAACTTATAAAAAATTAAAATTGTTAGAAAGTAGACGAAGTTATTTAGTAGAATTACTAATAAAAGGAGAATAAAAATGCAAAGAATAACATTTTCATTTGAATTAGATAAAAGATATATTAAACATTTAAAAGATCAATCAGTTTATAATTATAATTATTATGAACTTGATTTCAATTATGGTGATTACATCATTGAAAGAAAATGTAATATTCTTTTAGAAGAAGCTGAAGATGATTCTTGGGGAGCATATTATACTCTTGGATATTTTGATGAAAATGATAAATTTCAAGCAATGTTTACTTGGTATGAAGATACTGCAATGGATTTTAAGGAGTAACAAAAATGACTAATTTGAATAAGACAAAAGAAGAAATTATTTATGAATTATTAATTTCTTTAAATAATGGAAACAATACAACTATGTATGAAAGAGTAAAATATGCAAAAGTACAGTATAGTCAATTAGTTGAAGAAGGCATTGTTAAAGAATATCCATCTGCTCGTCCAAAAAAAGATTAATAGAAGTAGAAGAAGGGGTATTCCTTTAGATATTGAGATTGAAGAAGGTGGTATTTTTATGGTAAAATCATATTCAAGAGGTTGGGAAATCTATTACGATGGAAAAGATTGGAGATATTCTGATAATGATGAAATAATAGATAACTCAAGACCTTGCAAAAGATGTGGTTGTAAACCTACAAAAGAAGGGCATGATGCTTGTTTAGGACATATTAAAGGTGTGAAATCGGCTTGTTGTGGGCATGGTGTTAAGGAGCCATATGTAGTTAAAGAATAAAAAATTGAATTTTTATAATATATCTAAGAAGGTGATTTAAATTAAAGTAAACAGAGTAGAACAACAAATAATAAGAAAATCTCATCCTTCTTGGAATATTATTGATGAAATGTGTTATAATTCTAAGAACCTTTATAATTATGCTAATTATATTATTCGTCAACAATTTATTAAGGATGGAACTTATATACCATATAGAGAAATGAATAAAAATCTTAAAATAACTCAGGAATATAAAAATTGTATGAGCCAACCTGCTAATTGTACTCTTAGATTGTTAGATAAAAATTGGAAATCTTTCTTTACAGCAATTAAAGATTGGTCTAAACATAAAGAAAAATATTTAGGAATACCAAAGTTACCTAAATATTTAAAACCTGATGGAAGATACATTTGGATGATTCCTAATAATTCTTGTATATTGAATAATGATGGAACTATTCATTTTCGTATTAAAAAATTACAATGTTGTGAATGGAAAACTAATGCTAAAGGACGATTAATTCAAATACGTTTTATTCCTAAAGGTTCTTGTTATGTGATGGAAATTGTTACTGAAATTGAAGTTTCTGATGTAAAAGATGTTTATTCAAAAAATATAGCTTCAATAGATTTAGGAGTTAATAATTTTGTAACTATGACGAATAATATCGGTTTACAACCAATTATTATTAATGGCAAAGGTGTTAAATCTATAAATCAATTTTATAATAAACGAGTAGCTAAATTAAAATCTGAACTGCAAAGATGTAATAATAACCATTGGAGTAATCAACTTAAATCAATGTCTTTTAAAAGATATAATCGAATTAAAAACTTTATGCATCATACAAGTAAATACATTGTTGAATACTGTAAAGATAATAATATAGATACCATTGTATGTGGATTAAATAAAGAATGGAAACAGAATTGTAATTTAAGTAAAAAAGTTAATCAAAACTTTATTGGAATACCATATGATATGTTAATAAAACAACTTGAATATAAGTGTCAAAATTATGGAATAAAGTTTATTATAACAGACGAAAGTTATACGAGTGGAACAAGTTTTCTTGATAATGAATTACCTATAAAAGAGAATTATGATAAAAGTAGAAGAATCAAGAGAGGGTTATTTAAAAGTAATAAGGGATTGATTAATAGTGACGTAAATGGTTCATTACAAATAATGAAGAAAGTATTTCCAGATGCTTTTAATAGTTATGGAATAGAGGTGTGTCTAACACCTATAATAATAAATATAGTTAATACTATATAATTTATTATAAACATATTTTTTATTTATATGATAGAATAGAAATTTTAAAAGGAGAGAATTAATATGAAGAAAAGATTAATTAAAATAGTTTTAACAATATTATCAACAACAGTATTGCTTACAGGTTGTTCACAAGCACAAAGAGTTTCTTATAATCTTTCAAAACAAGCTGATAATTTCAATATTGTTAGACAATTGACAGTGATAAATTGTATTCAGGGAGATGTTTTATTCCAGATGACAGGTAAACTATCTATTTATGCAGATACAACAGATAAGCAATTGGAAGTCACTGTCGAAGATAATGGTACATATGTTAAACATTTTGTTGGATTAAGTGATAATGTTACTTATGTTATTGAAGATCTTAATCTTGGAGATAATGCAGTTTCTAAATATAGATATACATTGAATTTTAATCCTAACATGTGGATTCCTTATAATGTTGAAATGATTGATTAAATTTTTTATAAAAAATTCAATTTATCTATTGACATTTATAAAATAATGTGTTATAATGAATACATAAGATAAATCAAAGGAGATTATACATAATGAGAGACGAATTGCAATATATTATAAATGAAGAAAAAAGAACAGTCACTTGTATTGCGTGGGATTGTGAAAATGATTTGATTGAACATCTTTTAAAAAAGAGTTCTGATAGTTTTACTTTAGATATTCTTGTTCATAACTATGAGAATAAAACTCTATTATTGAAACATAAATATGTTGGTACTGCAAAATGTTCTCCAGAAGATACATTTGATGTTGAAATTGGTAAGAAAATAGCAAGAGCAAAAATGAGAGAAAAGTATACTCGTGACAAGTTTAAGGCAATAGATAATTTTATGTTTATTCTTGAACCAGTTGTGAATTTGTTCAATGATGCATACAACGCTGTGATTAATAGTTATGATAAAAATGCTGATATACTTCAAGAATATGGAGTATCCGCTTATTAATAATTTAAGATATTTTCAAATTATTTGTTGTAATAAATTTAATTGTATTAACGTTTTTTGTTTTTGTGTTTTCATGTTTTCGTTAATACAAAGCTGAAGGGTGGATAACATCCTTCAGCTACTCCTTTCTAAAATAACCTTATGGTTATATATAAATCAAGCAAAGGCTATAATATTGAGTTACTTCTAATAGAAATTAATGAAATAGAAGAACAATGCGGACCCTATGGGGTTTGCCAAATATTTACTCATATTAATTCATTTGCTATAAAAAACAAGACAGGCTATGTTAAAGGTTACTTCTGAACAAATATTCAATAGCGTATGTTTTAATTTTACCTTTAACAATTCCTGTCGTTTGTTTTTACTATATCATTGTAATGATATAAAAAATATACATAGAAAAAGGTGATAATAATGGTTGTAAAGAATTTTAAATGTTTAAGTTGTGAAAACATAGGTATTTGTAAAGCCTATACTGCACTAAAAAAGTTTGACGAAGATTCTGCAAGAAATCCATTTCCTGTAGACATCACAATAGATGATTGTTCTACATATAAAGAGTCAACAATGGTTGCAGATCCTGAGGAATTAGTCGAAGAATAAAAAGGAGAAAATCATTATGAGAGCGATAATGGCAATAGAAGAATATATTAAACAAGGGGAAATTCATTGGTCATTAGGTATTCATAATGATTTTCTTTTTGATAATAAAGTTAGACAAGATTTTTTTAATACTTATACAGATTATAGAATTTGTATTATGGATGATAAAACATATGATACTATTCCATATACTTTTGTTAATAAGATTTTTATTGTTTATTCTACTGATGAGAATTATAAACCAAAACACAATAAAAATAAAGACCCTATAGTATTAGTTAGAAGTATTAATGAGATTTTTGAGCAGTTACATAATTATAATAAAAATATATCAAGTAAAGATGATTCTATTATTGTATGTGGGGGTAAAGAAATTTACGATTTATTACTCCCTTATTGTGAATTTACCTATATAAGTAAAAATACAAATAGAGAATTTTATGATAGTAATAAATATATAGTTGATGTAAAGAACTTTGATAAAAAAGAAGATGGTTGGAAATGTGTTACAAGTCAGATTATGACAGATGCTATAACAAAAAAAATGATTTCTTTATATAGATATCACAACAAGGATATGAAAATATTTCCAATGAAAATATGCGAATAAATTTTCTAAATAAGGGAAATATATTAATGTTCAATTGATTTTTTATCCAAATCCTAAAATAGTAATTTCTCCTTAAAAGGACTTGTCATTAATTTTGCAGGTCCTTTTTTATTTTATGTATTGACTTTTTTAGAAAAATATGTTATACTTATATTAACAAATTACATAAAAGAAAGGATATTAATTATGAATGAAAAAATCAAAAAAGTATTTGATATATTAGGAGTTGAGCCTAATGAAAGATTTAAGATTAAATATCGTGAAAATAATAATATTTATGATGATATTTATTTTATTAAAGAAGACTTAAATATATATGCTGAAACTAAAACTACTGAAAGGTGGACAGATTTAAAAATTAGAGATCTATTAATTGAACATTATGAAATAATTAAATTACCAAAAATCACAGAAAAAGAACAATTAGCAATTGATTATTTAAAAGAATGTGGATATAATTGGCTTGCTAAAGATAAAGATGGTAAAGTTTTTGCATATAGAAAAAGACCATTAAAAAATTATTGGTCAAGTTGGGAATCATCAAGTTTTATCATCGACTCTTTAATAGTAGAAATACCAATATCTTTTATTTCTGGGGAAGACGAAAAACCTTATTATATAGGAGATTAATGATATGAATAAGTATTGGAAAGAAAATAATGGAAGATATGAATTTAAATTTAAACCATTTTATACTGAAAATGTTATTTTAACATTCAGACAAGATAACAATGATTTAAATAGATTTAATTATATTTCTTCTTTATTAAAAGTTGAAGATGATTATATATATGCAGATAGCATTGAAGAAGCAAAAGAAGAATTCGAATATATTATTGAAACATTTCTTGAAGACCAAGTGCGTTATTATGAAGATTTGTTAAAGAAATTTCAAGAATAAAAAGATTATTTTATATAGTAAGGAGAAAATCGTATGAAGATATATTTTGAGGATGGACCATTAAGCATTATAAATCATTTTCCTGAAGGAACAGATTATATTGTATATGCAACTTATGGAGTAACTAATAATATAAATATATTAGATGAATTAAAAAAACTAAATGAGCCATTAATAATTTACACTAATTCTATCTTTGCTTTTGATAATAGATATGCATGGAATGAAGAATTAAAAGTTCCTGAAATTTATATTAGAACAGGAGAAGATAGAGTGTTTACAAGAATTGATAAGCTTACAAATAGAGAATTAAGAGAAGGTCATAATCTTGCTAAAATGTATATTAGTGGAGAATTTTATAATTAATGAATTATTTAAATTAGGAGAAGAACATGGAACGAAAAGATAAAAAAGAAATATTAATTAATTTAATAAAACAATCTGAATTACCAACTTCAAAATTGAATACATTGAGAATGCAATGGGAAGCTATAGATTTAGATAAAGTAGCTGATTTCTTATTAGATAATGGTGTAGATATAGTTAATCCATATTCTAAACTATTCGAATCATGTTTAGATATTAATAAAAAAATCTATACTAAGTATAATGAAAAAAAATTCATTAAACATTTTTGTAATCACTGTGGTACTCAAAGATGTGAAGGCATTCATAGTGAATGGTTTGAGGGTTGTATATTTAAAGATAATTTAAAATTAAAATAAATTTCACATAGGAGAGTTCTAAAATGTATATAAAAGAAAAAGAAATTTATAAATTATATAAACGAATAATGAAACAAGACATAACTGCAATAGATGAAATAGAATCATTGGACCAAGCTAAAGAACTTATAAAAATGATGGCAAGTCCAATACCAATGATTTTAAAAGGTTCTGTATATGATTTTGATGAAGATATTAAAGAAAACATCGAAATTCCAAGAACTCTTGATAAATATATGTTTATAAAAAAAGGTGGAAAAGCTATTCATCAATTAGGAGATATTAGCAGGTTTGAATATGATGCAGAATTAATTCATGTGCATGGAGAAACTGACACAGATTGGATAGGTAGCTATTGTGAAGGTTTTGGTTTTTTCGATGTGAAATTTGCTAAAGAAGATTGTAGAGATGCAACTGATGAGGAAGTTGAATTATGTACAAAAGGTTTAATGGAAACAATTAAATTTTAAAAAGGAGAATAAATTATGATTAAATATAATATAGAAGATTTTAATTTAGAAAATGATGAAATAATAGGTATTGAATGTAAAGACTGTGGGGAATATTCTGAAGATTATAATTCCCTACAAAATGAGATATGTGGTAGTTGTGGATCTAATGATGTTATTTTTACAACTTCACATGAGGGGTTAGAATGTTTTAAATGTCATCATACTTTTGACATGTTTGAAGAATGTTATGCTAATCAAGATAGATTATTGATGTGTAAGTTTTGTTATGATGAGGAGAAAAATTATGATTAAATCGAACGATTATATTTTAATAACTGACTATAATGATGATTATTATTTAAAAGTAGGTAAAGTTTTAGAAGTAACTTATGATTTTGATGGTTATGAAATGGAATATTTTGTTGCTTTTGAATATGTGCATAAGAGAATAGAGGATAATGAAAATTCAGGAATATTAGCAATGGATAATAACGACAGATTGAAAAAATACAAATATGATTTACCTGAGAAATGTAAAGTTTTAATGTTTAGAGAATAAAATTAGATATTTATTTAGGAGGATTTAACATGGAAATATTGTTGTTTATATTTATTGTCATTATAGCAATCGGAATGGGATGTTCTATTTACAATAATGAATATAAGGAATGGAAATTAAAAAAAGAAGCTGAAGATTGGTATTTTAAAAAATATGGAAGGAAATGATATGTTATGAGATTATGGCACAAAGATTTGATTCCAGTATTACCAAAAAATCAACTAATAGGGCAATGGAGGGAATGCTGTGCTATTGCTAAAAATTTAGCGACTAAAGGTACTCCAAATCATATCCTTGTTAATAAGATTCTTAATTATGAGCCTGAAGATTTTATTATTTATACTCAAAAAGTTTGTACAGAATTAGAAAATAGAGGATATAAAATCAATCAAAATACATGGAATAAATTTAAACAAAATATACAGGAATGGTGTGGATTTTCAGATACTGATTTTTATATTGCTTCCATTTATGCTTATCCTGATTATATTTATTCTAATTGGCATAATGAAAAATATTTAAGAATATGTTTATATAATTTATATGAAAAATTTATATGTGGTGGAATCTCTAATGAAGAATGGATAAGGTTAATGAAAAAGATTCCTAATGATATGATATTTTAAGGAGTAATATTATGAAAAAAATATATAAAGTAGCTACTCATTTAGATTTAAAAATAAATAATTTTAAAAATATGGGAGGATTATTTAATCGTCTTATAAAAAATTCAGAAGATGCTTGGGTGAATTTAAATGTTAAATACATATATGCTAAAACAGTAGATGATGCATTAAATAAATATGAAAAATTATTTGGTGAAAAATATACTTGTTTTGAAAATTGGATGAGATGGCTTGAATCTTCTGAAAATATTGATATATTTACTGATAATAAAAAAATTGATATTATAGATCAATATATTTATGTTGTCAAAGAAGATTGTCAAACAGAAAATATTACAACACTTAAAGTAAATATGTCTGCTTATGATTTTCGTGATTGGTGGCATGATGCAGGATTGACTGATGAAGAAATCTTATTAGAAAAGGAGAATTAATTATGAATGAATTAACAAAACAAATATTTAAAGAATTAGACTTACTTCCAGATGAAGAATTTTATATTAAGGAATTTGATGGAAATAACAAATATAAGATAACTGAAGATTTATATTTTCAAGTGAAAACTCCTGAAAATAATCATTGGTTTAATACAAGTCAAAATATCGCAGATTTAGTCACTGGTAAATTGACTATTAAAAAAATCAAAAAACCAACAGAAGATGATTTAGCTGTTTTAAGGTATGCAAAACTTTGTGGAGCAAAATATGTTGCTAAAGATAAAAATGGTGAGATTTTTATGTATTTCCAACGTCCATATAAATGCAGTGATTATGGTGAAGGTAGTTATATTTATAATACATGGACTAATGATGATTCAGATTATTTAAAAATACATGCACCTGTATCATTTATTTCGTGGGAAGATGATGAGCCTGTGTGTATTGAACGTTATGTATGAGTTAAAGGGGGCAAATTATGAAAAACGAAGAAAAAACTCCCCTTAAAACAACTATTACAGGATATGTGGGCGAATATTCAGACACATGGTTATTTGAGACAGATAATAGAACTTTTGATATAAATGTTGTAAGAGCAATAGATGAGTTATTACTTTATGAAACTAAAGATGGGGATAAAATAAAAATTACAATTGAGAAAGTTGGTAACATTCATGATAACTAATAAATCAAAAAAAACTATTTATCTTCAAGATATATGTTGGACTCCTGATGATACTGCTGAGGAAAAAGCTAATAAAGAAATATATTTTTTAGAAAATGTTGTGGGTATTCAACTATATGAATATCAAAAAGAATTTATTAAAAAGTATATGCAGCAACTTACAAATAATAATTAAAGAGTAGTTTTCTACTCTTTTTTATTTTAGATATTGACATTTTTTGTATGATGTGTTATAATATTATTAATAAATTACATAAAGGAGTTTAAAAAAATGTTGTGTTATTCAGATGTAAGACATGTTGAATTAGAACCATTGAAAAGACAATTGAGATTTGCATACTGTGGAGCATGTGGAGTAATTATTGGGGAACAAGAAAATTTTCCTGAATTTAGTGAAGACTTTGAATTTGTTAGAAAGGAAAAGAATAATTATTCTAATTGTCCATACTGTGGGGAGGCACTTTATGAGTAGAGATGTTGATTATAAAACAAAATTTTATAGAGATAAAGAACCAATTGAAGCAAAACAGTTTGATGATTTATTAAGACAAGATGTTGATGAACGCAATAAAACACGCAAATATCAAACTGAAATGAGATCAGTATATCAAGACTTAAATAATGGATATGCAGTTGAATATAATGGTCATTTATATGAATATAGAACTATAGTTTCTTCTTCAAATGAAAGAGAAATTCTTGATAATTTTTTAATGAATAATGCAGTATATTTGGAAGAACTTATTGATAAATTATCTGATGAAACAATTAAAGATATTCTTTCTGTATTACAAATTAAAAAAGAAAATAATGAGTATTCATATGAATTAAAGAAATTATAAAGGAGATTAATTATGATAAGAAAAGGTGTAGATATATTAAACGAAATAAAAGACCTTGATAAATTTCAAATTATTTTATATAAAATAGTTGGTGAATGTAGTGATAATAGTGAATTTCATGATACCTTATGGGATTTAGGGATTAAAGAAGAAGATTTAAGAGCTATAGCCTCATATATTGGAGTTCGTAAAATGTCTATAGAACATAATCTGAACAAAGCTACAATAAGTATTGAAGATTATTAAATTAAAAGGAGAATATGATGAAAATTTATTTATTAGATATTAATGAAAATATGACAAATGCTTGGGAAACATATTTTAATGAGATTGATGATGTTGAGGTTGTAAATACATCTTTTGATAACTTCATGTTTGACTATACTGTGGATGCAGTAGTGTCCCCTGCTAATGCTTTTGGTTTGATGAATGGTGGCTATGATGGTGCAATCACTCAATATTTTGGGGAACAATTAATGAAAGACGTTCAATATAAAATTATAACAGAATGGTATGGAGAACAACCTGTAGGTACAAGTATTTCTGTTCCAATAAAGGGGAAACAGGTATATTATAATGATAAAATAAAAGATATGATATTAATTCATACTCCAACAATGAGAACTCCTTCACGAATTATTGATGATAAAGTAATATATCAATGTATGAGAACAACTTTGATTGAAGCAATTAAAAATAATGTAAAAAATATTGTTATTCCTGCTTTTGGTGGTTGTGCAGGTGGAGTAGGTTTTTCTACTATAGCTAAGATGATGTATTTAGCTTATATTCAGATAAATAATAGACCAAATAATATTAATGACATAACATGGGAATATGCAATGGGAAGTTTAGTTTCTCGTTCTTTACAAGGAGGTCAAAATGGATATTTTAGCATTAATTAGTATCTATTTATTTATTAATACTTGGATAACTTTACTTATAGGAACTTATGATAATTGTCTTGTTGGTAAAGAAGATTTATTCTATATGCTTATATGTACTGTTGTAAGTCCTCCTTTGTTTTTTCTTCTCAAGTATATAATATTATATATAAAAAAAAGAAGTAGGTGATAATTATGTCAAAAATTGAATTATGTCCTCCTGTTAATATTGGTGATGCATTATGGGATATTTATCGTAATAAACCAAGAAAATGGGAGGTTGTTTACCTTGGGTATAATGGCAAAGAATGGCATATAAATATTCTCTGGTGGAAAGATAAAGATAATTTTAAAACAATGCAGGTTACATATCCTTTTATATGGGATAAATGGTATTTTTCAAAAGAAGAAGCTGAACAGGCTTTGAAGGATGGTATTGATAATGCGTAATGAATTAATTGAATTAATAGGAAGTAATATTTGTGAAAATTATTCATCTACTTGTGATGAATATGAACCTCACTCTTGCGAAAAATGTTATGCAAATAATTGTTCCATTGGTAAACTTGCTGATAATATTATTAAAGATGGTTGGATGAAACCCCCCTGTAAATTAGGTGATAAAGTATATTTCTATAGAGCAGAATTAAATGAAATATGTCCTGCTACAGTTGTTGGAATATATACTAAATTACACACACCATCAACACCTTTTTGGATTGATATAGTATATGAAAGTAGAATAACTGGTAAACAACAAATTGAAATGGTAAGTGATGTTTTTAAATTACTTTGTCGTTACACAAAAGAAGAGATGGAACAAGCAGTAAAGGATGGTATATAACAATGGATAAAAAATTAAATAAATTTATTAATGCTGATGACTTAGTAAAAAAACTATTTGAATTAAGAAGAGGATATAAACATACAAAAGAAATATGTGCTGTTGGTGGTTGTATAGTTGAAGTTCAAGAGTTTCCTCCATCAGATGTTAGAGAAGTCGTTCATGCTGAATGGGTAGATAAATATGGAGATAAATATGATAACCATTTTTATGTGTGTTCTAATTGTGGAGAAAAAGCATTATATGATTTTAAATATAATGAATTAGACCAAACTAAGGTATCTCAAAAATTAACACTTGGTTGTCCTCACTGTCTTGCAATAATGGATGGAGGGAAAAAAGATGTATAAAGAATTATTTTCAACTGATAGAATTGGTTTTGTTTTAGATACAGACGAATGGCTAATAGGGATTAATTTCTCTCGGAATCTTGATGGAGATGGGTTTAGTTTATTAACTATAGGTTTTTTATGTTTTAATTTATATATTGCAATATAAGGGGTAAAAGAAGATGAAACTTGATCAATTATGTAAAGATAATATTCTCTGCTGTGATGATAATTGCAAAAGATGTGCTAATTTGATATATAATAAGTATATGCAACAACAAGAAGAAATTAAGAACCTGAAAAAAGAAAAATACAGATTACAAAAAGCATTAAATCAATCAGAAGATTATCGTATCATATTGGAAGAGAAAAATAAAAATAATTAAAATAGGAGAATTTAATATGGATAATAGTGAATTGGCTAAAAGAATGAAATCTTATGAATTAGTTCCTAAAAGTGTTCTTATGAAGAGAGTTCCTGTAGCAATTCGTCTTGACGGAAAAGCATTTCATACATTTACAAGAGGTTTTCAAAAACCATTTGATGATATTCTAATAAAAACTATGCAAGAAACTATGAAATATCTTTGTGAGAATATTCAAGGTTGTGTTTTAGGATATACACAGTCTGATGAAATAACATTAATACTTATTGATTACAAGAAATTAACCAGTAATGCTTGGTTTGATTACGAAGTACAAAAAATATGTAGTATTGCTGCAAGTATGGCAACTATGGCTTTTAATAATATTTTTACTGATATTGTCAATAAGAAGTATTCGTTTTATACTACTACTGAGTTTGGGTGTGATTATATTAACGATATAGATGCTTTTAACAAATTATGTGACAATTATTTTTCTAAGGTTGGAAAGGCAATGTTTGACGCTCGTTGTTTCAATATCCCCAAAGAAGAAGTTGCTAATCTTATTTATTGGAGACAGTTAGATGCTACGAGAAACAGCATTCAAATGGTAGGTCAAGCTAATTTTTCTCATAAGGAATTACAAAACAAATCATGTAATCAAATACAAGACATGCTGTTTCTTGAGAAAGGTATTAATTGGAATGATTTAGAAACACATAAGAAAAGAGGCTCTTGTTGTATTAAAAATATTGACTTAGATGAATATGGAAATGATTGGGGAAATGGTTGGATTATTGATAAAGAGATTCCAATATTTAAGGGTGAAAATAGAAAATATATAGAGAATCTAATATTTATAGGAGAATAATATGAAAAGTAAAGACATTAAAACATCATTAGAACTTTTACATCAACGAATTTTAAATAATTCTAAATTTTGTGAAGAAGTAACAGAATCAGAAATAATGGCTCTCGTTGATGTCATCAATATACTTGCAGATTTTAAATAATAAAAGACGGATTTTATTAGGTCTTTAACCACAATATGTTGTGGTTGGGTTTAATTCTAACCACTATATATAGTATGTCGGAGGTGAATTTTATGACACGTCTTACCGAATTCTTTCAGTCAATTACAGAAATATTAGTCGGTATGGTCTTATTACCTATTTTTCTAATATATACAATCGTTTTGGCTATTTGGGAATTTACATATTGGGTTTTTATGAAATTAATGGATATGTTTTTTGAAAGGAATGATAAAAATGGCAATGATTGATTATGGTGCTATAGCTTTTAAAAATGGTACACTTATTTCCACTGGAATGTTTACACCTATGAAAGATATGGTTGGATGGGAAGATACAAAAAATGATCTCTATTCGTATCGATATCACACTACAGATGAACCTAAAGAAAACTATATGTTACCTATTAAATTAAAAAATAATTATTTCGCATATATTGGTGATTCTGATTGCACTATCGCTTTCTATAAAGAACAATTAGTTATAGCTGAAAAGAATTTTGATAATACATTTAATTATCATCATGAGTATTTTAACTGTAGTAATTACACATGGTCAAAATGGAGTAAGTATGCAGGTGTATCCTTGTCTGACATATCAAAAGTCTATGTGTCTAAAAAAAATGGATACCTCGTTTGTAAATGGAATTATAAAGGAGATAAGTATAAAGTATATTTTGGCTATGGTGTCGATTTACCATATTATAAAAAATGGCATATTGTGAATTACTATCGTTCTCCACATCATATCTTATGGAAAATTAAAAATTGGTTTAAAGATAAGTTTTTTGAAATGGGTTTATAAAAGAAGGTGAGTTTTGTGAGTGTTAAAAAAGTTCAAAATTTTTGTGATAGTTGTTTTGCCTTATTAATTTCATTTTTGTATTACTTGATTGTTATCCCTGTATTATTTATAATTCTTTTCTTAGCTATTATTTATTCAATTACATCTTCAGGTGTTAAATATTTGATTAAAGGAATTAAATATATTATAAATAAAATAAAAAATAAAATTAAATAATCTATTAAAAGAGTTAACTACATATATTATACAATATGAATATAAAATGTCTAAAAAGTTATATTGTTTTTTAGGCATTTTTTCTTTTGTGAAAAATTTCCCTTGACTTTTTTATATCTTTGTAGTATAATAAATACAGCTAATTAAATATTAGCTATCTTTAATAGAAAGGAGGCATGTAATAATGACACAAGAGAAAGTTTTCCTTGTAAAAAAGTGTGATAATAACACTAATAACTGTATCAATTCTTCAACATATAAAACTCAATTATTTTTACATAAGATAAAAGAATTGCTGATGACTGTTCCACTTAATCTCTGTGGTTCAATAAAAGGACTACATATTAAGGATATGAATAGAATTAGTGAAATAACTCTTGACTTAGATTCTCACTGTTCTTGGGTCTCTCTGCTTCAAGATATGGATAAAAAAGGTTTTTCTAATATAATTCAATATCAGGAATCACGATTTAGACAGAACATGAAAAATAAACTATGTTTCTGTTTACAGCCTCATTTTCTCTGATATCTACCCTGTATGCTTATATTTGGCAAGAATTTTCTTAAATCCATAATTAGATGATTCTATAAGTATACTTAACCTCAAACAAGAACAACTAAAAATTTTCTATTAATGAAAATAAAAATAATAAAGAAAGGCACTCAGTATCAAAGGATTATATGTTTTCTCTTACATCCTTTGAAAAAAGAAACAGGGTTTATAAATGGACTTTATAAATATACTGTTGCAACTTTAATACTTATTTGAAGATAAATTAATTAAAATTTAAGTTGTGTTTTGTAACATTTATTATATAATATCTGTTACATTCGAGTGATTAGGTGAAAATTTTATGAATAACAAGAGAAAAATATTTTTAACTATTTTATTAGCATGTATCATCTTGCTTATCTTCTGTCTTTCTATAGATGGATTTGGTTCTGAACCTGAATTTTATACACTATATAATAAACAAAATCAAACTTTACTCGCTAACGATTATAAAGAAGTAAATGATTTATTAGCTTCTAAGGAATGGAGTCTTTCTCCTCCTATTACTATTTATAATCGTCAGAATGAAACAAAAATTGTATTTACTTCTGAAAGCTATGAGTATTACGCATCAGGTGAATGGTTTAATGAACCTTCTGTACTAATGTATGCAAAAGATGGCAGAACTCAATACTTCCTTCAGTCTAAAGCTCCTGCTCAGGCTACTGTCGGTTGGTACTATGAACCTTTAATCCTTATGTATGCTGCTGATGGTAGAACTCAATATTTTCTACAATCTAAGGCTCAAGCTCAAAGTACTGTGGGTTGGTATTATACAAAAGAAGAAGCTCAACCTAAACCTAAAGCTGTATTTACATACTCTGTGTATACTAAGTCTAACCTGTCTGTAGAACAATTAAACCAAGCTCTCGCAGGTACTTATCTCGCAGGTTGTGGGCAGGATTTCTACGATATGGAACAGGAACATAATATTAATGCTCTATTCGCTATTGGTGTGTCAGGTGCTGAAAGCTCCTATGGCAAACATCAGGCTAATAAAAATAACTTTTGGGGTAGAAAAGCATCATCTTCTACTTGGATGTCTTTCCCTTCAAAAAGAGATAGTATTCTTTCTTTTGGTCAATACATGAATAAATCAATGTATTATGGAAAATCAATTGAAAACATTAATAAAATCTATTGTCCTGGAGATGGTGGCTATTGGGCATCATCTGTTAAAAAGTGCATGAACGATAGATGGAATAAAATAGCCTTCTAAGGCAAAATTATAAAAATAAAAAAGTTTTATTTAAAATGGTCGAAATGTAGTAAACTTTTAAAAAGTTACTTTATAAAATAATAAATTAAAATAAGACTTGGATTTTATCTGGAATTATTAATATGTTAATAGGAGAAAGTTCTACACTTTCTCCTTTTTTATCTTACAATATAAAACACTTTGTTCTAAATTTTTATTTTTTTCTTTTTCTTATATTGACTTTTTACTTCTTTTTTGATATAATATAATATACACATAAGAAAAAACATCAAGTTCTCTATACAAAAGAAAGGATCTAACAATTATGAATCGTAACGATAATAAAAAATACAACTTAACTGAGAATACAAAAAAACAAAACTCATTCTTAACACTTACATCTCCACAAATTAAACAAATTATAGATGAATTCGAATACTCTCAGAAAAAATCCCTCACTAAACCTTTAGATAAAATATCTCCTCCTACTCAATTTATTAAAGATGAATTTCAAGCAATTCTTAAAGCTGCTAAAAAAAAATTCTATTGGGAAACTTTCTGCTTTAATTCTGAACAATTTAATTGTTTATCTACCTTGTGTAATGTAGCTAATATTCCTTTCTCTTACGCTTATGTCTATTCAGAACGAGAACCTGATATTTTAGATTATATTATAATGAATTCAAAAACAATGAAAGGTGGTGTTTCTAATGAATAATAATCTTACACCCAAAGCTTTATCTTCAGAATTAACTAAATCTATCTGTTTTAAATGTCTTCAAGAAAAAGTAACTAAAATTATCCTTATTCATCCCCTTGGTTATGACTCATTTTTTGATTCTTGGGGTACTGAAATTCATCTCTGTCAAGATTGTATTGACTCTTGTATAAACCCTTCTATTTGGGATATCTCTTCAGGTACTTTAAGTATAGTTAAAAAACAAACAACATATACTGATGGAACTTTTACAACAGAAACTCTATATTATTCTCATGAGGATGAAATAGTTGATTATATTAATCAACTCCCTATTCAATCTCAAGAATTAGTCTTTAATCGTTTCGCTTGGGGTTCTTCTATTGTCCCTATGAAACCTCAAGATTGGATTGATTATCATTCTGGGATACTCTCTCATGAAGATTCAAAAAAATATGGTTTGATATCTTTAGATGAATTAAAGGCTTATCATAAAAGATTTCCAATCTGTAAACATGTAAGAATATTAACTGAACTTGATAAACCTATTTATTCTTCTTGTTATTTTGGTTGCAAAGGTGATATTAATGGTAAATGTTCTGATACTGTTTCATCTCTTAATTGCTATAATTGTGAATTCTTTAAAGAAAAAGAACAAGGTGTAAATACTTTTCTTAATATTGATAAAAATTTAACTTATAACATTACTGTTTCTAAAGATGAATTAGAATCTTATTTGAATAATAAATAATTAATAATAGGAGCATACAAATGAAAAAAACAAACAATATAATAAATCAAAGTGAATTAAAAAAAATATTTTCTAAAAGATTTAAAAGTTTGACAGGAGATATGAAACAAACAGAATTAGAAAGCATAACTGGAATTACCAGACAAAATTTAGTAAAATATTTATCAGGACAAAGACTCCCCAATTCAGAAAATTTAGCTGTATTAGCTGAAATATTTAATGTTAGTTGTGATTATCTGCTTGGAAGAGATGATAAAATTATATATGGCTCTGATTATATGGTTAAAGAAATAGGCTTAAATAAAGAATCATTAAAGATTTTAAAAGAATATTCTTTAAATAATAACTTAGAATTATCTTCAATTAATCAAATGATTCCTTTAGTAAATAAATATAATAAATTTTTACACTTTTTCTTTAAATATGTGTCTGAGTATAAGCATTCTGACATAACATGTCATTTGATGATAAAAGAATTAAAAGATATTATTAATAAAAAAAATAAAAAATAAATAATATGAATACAAATACTACAAATGAAAAAGGAGAAAAAATATATGAAAGTAAAAGATATTCTTGATAAATTGGGTTATAATATGCTCTGTGATATTCAAGTTCATTGGGATTATGAAAAAGATTATGATGCAGACCATAGAATGAAATCTGACTCTATTGATACAATTTTAGAATTCTTTGGGGATTGGGTTTTGGATGAAAAAGATTCTATATATTTCTCTATGAAAGATGATGATGATGGGGTCTTGGATTTGTATGTTAAAAAACCTAAAATTTAAGAACTTTTAAATCCTCTCTGTCGAAGACATTATAGAGCGTAGCGAATTAAGATGAGTTTTTCGAACATCTGAAGTGGGTTTGAACAGGAGGAGCTTTTAGCTCCCCTGCTTCTTCCACGATCATCGAGAATAACTCAGATTTCGGGAGGGAGCAATTTATTGCGTAGGAACTGGATAGTTCCTCCAAGAACTGAGCTTCTCTGCGAAAGTGATTGGTTGTGAGGACAATGGTCCGAGCTTTGCACCTGTGGGTGCTATAATGAACAATGTAAATTAGACTAATTTAATTCAGATTTTTAACAAGTTTACAAAGTAAACGAGTTTACTTAGGGTAGTTTTTGTGCAAACTGCTCTTTTTTCAATACTTATACATATTTTCTTGTTTTTCTGTTGACAGTGTTTGTCTTTTGTGTTATAATTTTAGTATGTATAAGTGACGGAATATTAAAAAAATTTTGTCATCTGTTTTAATAAAAAATTTTCATTTTTGAGTAAATTTTTTTATTTCTATAAAAATTTTTGCGATTGATTTTTTACTTGGTATTCTCTATTGTTTTTTGATGTGTAAAAAAAAAGATGTCACCAAAAATGGAAACTATATAGAGTAAGGATAGATTTTTTAGGTGACACTTTTTATCAATATGAAAAAAAATTAAGGATGGTGATATGTGTGAATGTTGATTTATTAAGAAAACAATATGAATTAGAAAAAGATAATTCTTTTGATGAAATTTTAGAAGTGAAGAATTATAAAGTATTGTGCGAAATATTAAATGAACCAGAAAAAAAAGGAAAGTCAAGACAATTACAATTAAAGGATTGGTCAAGATATTTTGATTTTATTCAAGAAAAGCAAAAGTTTGTTATAAAGGAAGTTTATAATAAACCTTTACCAAAAACAAAACAGAATCCCTTTGATATTTTAAATGAATTGATTATTTGTAATAAACTTGTTGAACATATGGAAAAGGAAGAAAAGAAAAAAACAAGTGAAAGTGAAGATAATAATGAAACAGAGGTAAAAGAGGATAAAAGATATGTTTGTAGTATGTTTCAATTAGCTCAAGATTTAGGATATGTTAATGATTTATTTAAAGAATACTATGAACATAGAAGAGAGCTTATTGAAGATATAAATTTAATACAAGATTTTAAAATTACTGATGGTATAAAAAAAAGAGGTAAAACTTTAAGTAAATTAGATATAGGAAATAAGTATAGATTGAATCAATTAAGATATGATAGTATTAATGAAGTTTACAAACTTATTCCAAAAAGATATAAAGATCGTATTGAAAAAACTTTGAATAGACTTAAAGATGAATGTATTATTAATGTTAATATTGTTGACTATGGTCTTTTTGCTATTCCTGATGAAAGTAAATTAGTCTCGGTAACAAGTAAAAATCAACATGGAGATAATGTAACTCATCATAACTATGGTATAAAAAAGGAATATCGTCCCTTGACAGACATTGAAGCTAATAGGGTTCAGAGTATTAAAAGAAAAATATTAAAGGAATTAGATTGTGAAGAGGAATCTGATGTTTATGCTAAACAAAAAAATTATATTTTTGAAAGTAAATTAAGTGAAGCTTTATTAGAATTGAACTTATTGAACGTAAGTACTTGTTACGTACTTGCTTTTGCAGAAGATTACATAAAAGAAAAAAGAGATGAGGTTTTAAAAAAATATAAAACTTTAGATAAAATTTTTCCCCAAAGATTAAATCAATTGTTTTTAGAAAGATCATTAAAAAATAGTGAAAATATGGCTATTAGAAGAAAAAAGAATGTGGAGAATGATATGTTATTATCAGAAGATGAAAAGAAAAAACAATTGAAATATTATAATAAGGAACAATTAGAAAGAGATAATGCTTTAAATTATTTGTTGAGTTTTGAAGCAGGAGAAAGTTTTAAAAAAGATTTAGAAAATAAAAAAGAAGAATTGATGAAAAATAATCCTGTGCAATTTAAAGCTTGTAAAAAACAGAATTTAAAATTTAATAAAGAAGAAAAAAATGTATTAAATAAATTTTTAAATAATGAGTAATAGGAGAGATGAAATATGATAGATAGAGAAAAAATTATTAGTTTATTACAACGAGGAAAAATTACAAAAGAAGACATTATTAGATTAAAAGAATGTTATAAAAATGGGTATAATTATGTATCAACAAATTATTATAATGATATTTTTGAATGTTTTGTATATAAGAATAAACCTGAATATGAATTTATTGTAGATGATCATAAGTGGCTATGTATGAGAGAATGGAAATATAAAAATGATGTAGATTCTTTAAAAGTGGAAATATTTAATTTTTATGAATTGGGGAAAAGAATTAATAACCCTGTAGAATTTTGGTTAGAGAAAAATATTCAAAGTGAAATTGCTCGAAATTCTTTCTTTTCAAACTCTCTTGATTTATGTCATACATATAGTATAAAAAGATTGTTAGAAGTTTCTATTCGTTATTTTCAATATAAAAATATTCCTGAAACTGATAAAAAAGCTTTAGAAAATTTATATTCTCAAGGATTTAGATTTATTGCATTAGATAAAATATATGATGAAGAAAATAATAAAAGTGAGCTATATTACTATGCATATAAAAAGAAACCTATTTGTTCAATTAATGAAAAAGAAGCTTTCTTTGATTTTAAACCTGATGAAAATGGGTGTAGATACCTTGATATAAATGTATATCATGAGTTTTATTTTCTTGAAGATTGTTATCCTGAAGATGAAACAAAAACTTTAATTGAACCTATAAGTGTTTTAAAAAATGGTTCTTTTTTTCCTTATAAAATTAGAGATTTTCTTGAAAGTATGCAAGAGGCAGGAATAAATTTAAATATTACATTACCAAAACAAGGTAGTAGACGATATTGTAAAATAAAGGTGAGAAGATTAGATATGAAAAAAATTATAGATTTCTTTGAAGAAAATGATATTTATTTTGAAGAATGTTGAATAAAGAAGTGGTTAAGGCTTTTGATAGTACTATTTAAAATTTGAGAAAATGTAAGAAAATATAAAGGTTTTGAGATTGGTATTTTAGAATTAGGAATTTAAAAGTGATTTGAAGATGTTTTGGAGAGAGAAAAAGATAAGGAATTATAAGGGTTTTATTTTTAGACTTGGAATTTTTCCACACCCCTCTCTCCACACCAAAATCACCCAAACACCATAAAAAATAAGCAAAAACTCAAAATTCTCCAAAAAAGTTATCCACACACTTATCCACACCATATAGTCACTTATCCACATTATTCACTAAGTTATCCACACATAGAAAGGAAAATAAATAATGAATAATAAATCATATGAGATAAAACATATAAACACAGGAAAGAAATTAACAGAGAGAAGCAGAGGACCATACCAAGATTATGCAGATTGTATAGATGATGATTGATGAGCAAGATTCTTGCGAATCTTACATTATAGTATATATGATGGAGATAGTCTAATATATGATGAGTTAGACATATTTACAAAGAAAGAGAAAGAAGAATACATATTAGAGGAGAAGATATATGAAGAGTTTTCTGCTCAATTATATGGAGTGGGATATGAGTTTAGGGAATGGTACAAGACATATAGTGAAATATATGATGTAAGTTTTAAATATGAAAAATAAAAATTTTCATTTTTATATGAAGAATAAATTTATTTTAGATGTTGACATTTTGGGAAAAATATGATATAATGTATATATAAAATAGAACAAAGGAGAAATAAGAGATGAGTAATAAAAGAATCCCACAGATACATGAAGATGCAATAGAAATCTACATAGATAAGTTTAACCTTTATGATAAGATTTATAAATACATTGGAAAAGATAAAGATGGTTTATTTTTATATGATTATATTCCTAATTATAATAAAGAAAGAAATGTATTTAACATATTAAATGAAAAATATACTTCATATATAAGTAATTCAGAATATAATACAAATGTAGAGGAAGATATATTAGAATTATTTAAAGATGGGGAGATAATAATAATATCAGAAGGGATTAAGAAGATAGAAACTCTTATTGATTCGTCTGTAGATAAATTATTTAAATTATTAAGTGAAGTTCAGGGTGTTGAAATTAAACCATATGATAGATTTGATATAAAAGATAATTGTATCACATATGGACCATATTATTTAGACAAAAATTTTAAAAGATATGATGCTACATCCAACAGTGCTACCAATAATGAAATCATCTTAAAAGGAATATTAACAGGAGAAATGAAGATATTAAAGTGCAAGAAAACTGTAGTGTTGACAGAAGATGATATAATATGTTTAAAGTATTATTTAAAGAATGAATACAGATATATAGCAAATAATAAATATATTGATTTTGAAGAAGTTCATAAATTAAAAGGTTTTAAAAATGAGCCAAAGACCGAAAAAAGACCTGATAATCGTTGGGTTTATAATGATTATGATGAGGAAAGTAATCATTATCATATATGGTTAGATATAAAAGACAAGTTAAGTTTTGAACATTATGATTATCCTGAAATTTGGGATATAGAGGAACTATTAGAACAAGAAAGGGTAAACAATGATTAAACAAAAGAAATGTGAATATTGTGAAAATGGACTTTGTGTATATTTTAGATCAGAGGAACAACAATATGATGATGAGCAAGATGGACTACCTACAGACTGGTGTGATGGTTCAGAAGAATATATGAAAGAGTGTGGAATGTTAGATGAAGACTAAGACAATAAAAATACCTGATCAGGAATTAATATATTATATTGTAGATAATCATAGTAAATATGCCATGGTTACAGATAAACCAATTGAATTTTTAGCATTATATGAAATAGAAGATTTAGAAAAATATGGTTATTATTTAACTGAAGAAGAAGCTGAAAAACATATTCGTTATTCATATGAGTGTAAATAAAATTAAATAAAAAATAAGGAGAGATATTATGATAACCCATTTGAACTACATAGAAGATAAAGAATTAAGAGATTATATTTATGATGAATTAAATAGAGTATGTAATAAAGGATATAATTATGTGGCTGTAGATGATGAGTTTTGGAGTGTAAATCAAAGTAAAATATATGGTTATACTGATCTGCCTATTAAAGAAAAAAAATTTTGGAGTGGTGATACTTCAATGAATCAAATTTTTTATGATAGTAGATATCTAACATCATCTCCATCTGTATATAATATATTTAATAATACAGAAAGAATATATGATATTAAAGAAATTCTTAAACATTGGGAAGAAGATCAAAAAGAAAACATCTCTTACAAACAATCAGAAGATATGTTAAACAAGATTTTGAATAACTTTGGATTAAAAATCAATAGTGTATTTCAACATAAAAATAATAAGAAATTCTTTAGAATAAATAGACATGCAGATATTGAAGAATACATTAATAATGGTTGGAGAGTTACTGATCTATATGAATTCATTGATATAATTGATGATATGTATGATGAGGATTGTCCTGTATTTAAATTTAATGTTGAAAAACAATTTGAAGAGTTTAAAAATAAAGAAAAGTATGAAAAAACATTATCTGATGAAACTGAAAAAATTATAAAAAGTATTATCGAAATCAATTATGTTTTTATAAAAATTCATCCTCATGAAAATAAGATCAGTATTCATAAAGATACAAACCACAAAACATTATTTATTTATGATATAGATAAAATAACTATTGAATGGTTTTTAAATTTTATTAAGAATAATACAACAGGAAATAAAATATTATATATAAGTAGATTAAAAACTTTTTGGGAGGAGTATAATCATGAGTAATAGTTACAAAAATCATAGTGAAGAAATATTCAGTATGTTGGAAATTAAGCCAATTGAAAAATTTAGAATCAAAACTTTAAGAGAATACGAACAGAAAGAATATGATGGAATATTTTACTTATCAAGTGATTTAGTTGCTTATTATAATAATGGTATAGATTGTATAGATTATACTGATTATACTGTATTGCCAAAACTTTTATCAGGTTCTTTTAAAATTATTAAAGGATTATCGACAAAGAATATCAAACCAACACCAGAAGAACAAACTGTAATAGATTATTGTAAATTATGTGGTTATAAATATATTGCAAGAGATCTTGATGGTGAAATTTGGGCATATGAATGTAAACCAGAGAAATATTCAACAAAATGGAATATATATGAGGGTAAAAATCTAGAAATAAAATATAATTTATCATTTCTCTCATGGGATGATGAAGAACCTTGGGTAATTGAATAGTGAATAATCTCGTATTACGAGCTTATAATAGAGGTGTAATATGAATAGATTAATTAATCTAATTATAAATAAAAGAATAAATAAAAATATAAATAAATTCACAATTGCTAAATTCGTAAATGATTATAAAAAACAATTTATTTCTGGAGAACTTGATTTTAATTGTTTACATAACTTGCATATTATAATGTGGTCACGTATAGTACAATACTATGAGGATTATATCTTTGGTCCAGTACGAATAAATAAAGTAAAACAAAAAATATTAAACAAAATGATGAAAGATATTAAAAAACAAACATCTTCTTTGCACTGTTGTGATAGATTTGAATTTATTAGTAATCTTAAATCTTTGTTCAGAACACTTAAAAAATATAATTTTAATTGTTTTGCTTGTTATTATTCTTGTAATTGTTATTCTGATCATTATCATGATTATAAAACATATAATGCTTGTGAATGTTGTCCTGTTCTTAGATGGAGAATTGGAAATTGTACTGAATATGCTAAATTATATCAAATTTCTAAATTGGCTGATGGTGGATATTTTAAATTACATAAAGTAGATATAATTAATTTATCTAAAGAAATTAGAGATTTACAATGGAGAAAATAATATGAAACAAAAAGAAAAACAAGGAATGAACAATTACATAGGACAATATAGAGTGAGAACCCCTATTGGTCATAATGGAGAATTTACAGATAATTTTGATGATACATATATTAAAGGTAGAAAAGGTATTGAATTATATAGGTATTCTGATACATTATTAGCAATTTATATTCCGAATAAAACTATTACTCGTAATGTATATAATCAATTAAAACAATATTTTACTTCTGAAACTATAGAACAATTAGAAGCAGATATTAGTAACAATAATATGGGCAATGAGTACATATTATACTTTGAAGAAAAATATTTCCAGGACCCTACAACAAATAGATTATTTAAAGAAACATTAAATCTTGAAACTCAGGGATCAAAAATCCCCCCTCGTAGTATAAAAAATCTCCCCAGAGATAAACAAAAATATATTCCTCAAAATGAAGATGATTATATTAATTTAAAAGATTCTATAAGTTCTATAGTTTCAGGTTTTGTATTTGATCATCAAATCAAACATAATCCAAAGTATTATATAAAAATTTATCAATACATAATGCAAGAATTAAATATAAAAAATGTTAGTCCTGCAAAAACTTTAATCTATTTAGATGAAAATAAATTGCTTGAAAATGCTATAAAAATAGTAGATAAATTAAGTGAAAATACTACAGAAATTAATAAAATATTATCAGAAAATTCAGAAAATAAAGTTGTTGATTTTAGTGATGTGATTACTGGAGAGAGTTAATACTCTCTCTTTTTTATTATGTGCAATTAATGAAAATAAAAAATTTTCATTTTTTATATTGTTAGAATTTTTTATTCTTAGAGTCTTTTGAATAATATGAGGCTAAAATCGATTTTTATATGTTGGGGTATGAAAGTATATTATCGAGGTATTATTTTTGATTTTAGGTGGCATTTTGTTTAAAATTCTATATAGAATATTTTTTATTTTTTAGAGAGGACAGGGTAATCAGGAAAAAATCGCCATAAGAATGGGGTTAAGAGTAAAAGATTGGGCTGCCCTGATAATAAAAAAAGGGGGTCGCCCTTAATAAAAAAATCCCCCACTCTAAGAAAAAATATAAGGGCATGGGGATAAAAAATAGGGATTGTGTTAATTAAATCCCCTTACCTGTTATTTAACTCAAATTAGCATCACCTCCTTTCAAGATTAAACATTAAAAACTACCTAATTTTACAAGTAGAACTAAGAATAAAACAAAGAATATAGAACCCATCATAAACACCTCTTTCTTAAATATTTTTCATTGATTTTTATTAATCAATAAACAGAAATAAAAAGAATGCAATTAAAATCCACATAGTATATTTCTCCTTTCTTTTGTTACAACTTGAATTTTATTTTCTCATTTCTTGAAAAATACAAACAAGAGCAATAATACACATAAACATCCAAAACATTTTATTCACTCCTTTCTTTAAAATAATGATATTAAAATAGCAAAACCGACCATTTTATTCCTCCTCCTCATAAATTTCCAATGGATAACCATCCCATAATTCAACGTCAATAACTTTACTTAATTCTTTATGAAAATCAGGATGTTGAATTCTAAGCCATTGGATAGCCGATATAATTGGTTCATTTCTATCACCTTTAATGGCTATTTTATTTATTGCTTCTACTTTACTTGTTTTCATAATTCATATCTCCTTTTCTTTTTATTTTTTAATTTCTATAACCATTAGCTTTCATATCAGACAATATAATTTCTTCAGGATATGCAAATAATTGTTTACCATCTTCGAATTCTATTAGCCATTGTGGTAATTGTTCTATAAAAATACCATCATCTTCAGTTCCTCGTCTTATTATTTTAAAAGATTTCCCACCATAGATTTCATTTTCACTAAATGGAGACCAAAAAGTATCATTAAATCCTTCTTTTTCATAAAGTTTAAAACAATCTTCAATGAACTTTCTATGTGTTTCATCAGACATTTCATATCTTTCTTCAGGATATTTCACTTTCATATCCTCCCATTTTATAACTTCTTTCATAATATTTCTCCTTTCAATACACTTCACACACATACATTCATCTGCAAGAAGTTTTTCTAATTCATCATTTTGATTGCATATAAAAGTGTCCAGATTATAAATATAGCCATTAGTTCTAACACATTTATCTTTTTTACCCCATCTTCCTATTTGTTTCATTCCACGAACACTACCTGTTGCTGATATATTTGAATGAATTGAATAAATAAGACCTGTTGTCCCATCATTAATCCAAGCTACACCTGTAGAGGTATCTCTATACAATTTTACATTAGGTTTTACTTCTCTAATAAATTCTTTCATATTTAATTCTCCTTTTTATTTTTTCAATTCTAATAATTCTTCGACAATATCTTGAACATCTGAAGGACTCACAGGGATATCATATTTAAGACAATCTTCATACCATTTATTTTTTAATTCATTAATTATAGTTTGTGTTTTCATTTTTATTTTCCTCCTTAATTATTAAACCATTTTTCATTAACATATTTTCTCATTTTCCAGATATAATCGACCATTTGTTCATCTGGAATCTGAAGTTCTGGATTAAAAATATCTTGAAGATTTCCAAGTTTTTCTGTAATCCAAACTTTTTTAGTTTCTTGGTCTCTATAAATAAAGAAACAATGAGTTTTATTTATCTTATGAATAGAATAACCATCCCCTTGAACACAATACTCTAAGAATTTTTTAGCATCATTTTTATTTTTAATTTTAAATCCATGTTCATGTCTTATTAACATAATAATTCTCCTTTCATTTTTTAAAATTTTATCCAAAACTTATATAAATCTTCGTCAATAACAAAATCAATCAAATCTTCTTCAGACTCGTATTCATAAGTTTTTTTTAATTCTTCTAAATCTTCAAATTCTTCAAAATATTCTTTGAATTCCAATCTTGCACACTCTTTACAAAGTTTTGCTTTATCAATTTTATAATACCCATTATCTAATTGTTCTCCACAATATTCACATGTTTGTTCTTCTTCATCTTCTTCATCAGGATACCATAACTCCATATCACGAGCATGTAGCATACTATCATCATTATTATTGTAATACATATTTCAACATCCTTTCTTTTGTTTTTTTCTTATTTTATAAAGTTTACAGATACCATTATCTAATACATTATAGCAAATAATTTCATTACTTACTGTTAGTTCAAGATAATCTTTTTTTTGTTTCATTTTAAATTTTATATCCGATATACCATATTTTTCTTGAGTTTCTTCTCTGTATACATTTAAAATTTTAGAATCAAAAAATATAGGCAAAGAAGCATATTTATTCATTAGTATCACCTCTCTTGTTTTATCCACAATTACCAAAGTATTCTTGATATTCCTCACTCCATTCAAAAGCAACATAATCATCAGTATAAAGCTTCATAGCTTGATTAATAGTAGCAATAGTGTGAGAGGACATGATGTCTAAACCATGTCCAAATTCTTTTTCAGCTTCATCATGCAATTCCTGAAATATTTCTTGTTCTGTTTCTGGATAGATTATTAAATGCATTTCATCATCATCTATCATTGTAACAAGTTTAAAGACAATAGGATATCCATTATCTACCCATTGTCCTTGAGATATTGCAAGGACTTCATTTACTTTTTTCCAATCTACTTTTTTCATTTTATTACTCCTCCTCTGTTAATGATGAAATAGTACCATTATCGTTCCATTTGTACCCCATACCATGTAAGACATCTTCGATAAACCATTCTTCCTGAATACCATCTTGAACTTCTGCAAGCAGAGCATTACCGCAATAAATTTCCAATGTGCCATCATTTCTTAGATTTGTGTTAATAACGTTTTTCATATTTTTTCTCCTTTTCTGAGAGTCTTACCACCTACTCACAGGGCTTTTATTTTTTATTTTACATTAAAAAGCATCATTAATTCAGCACAGCAATCAGCTATAAAATCATATAATATTTTTTTCATTTTCTTATCTCCTTTTTAAAATATTGTTTAGCAGAAGGAATAGTGATAAAACCTTTATACTTGATTGGGAAAGTATAATACCAGTTAAAGAATGTTATATAATCTTCAGTTCTCCAATTTCTTTGCCAACAATCATCTTGAGATTCTTTTTGTTGACCTGATTTATCACCTTCATACACTTTAAAGAATATTGGTTTAGGTGATATTTTATTATTTTTTGTTGCATAATATGTTATTTCTCTGATAATATCTTGAACAATATAATCAGAGTCTATAACATTAAGAACACTAGTACAGATAAACACATCAGCTTGATACATTTTATTCAATGAATCTCTGTTATAATCTCCAGGAAGATTAAATTTATCATATGGTATTAGTGTAATATCATAAGGTTCTAAAAATCTCATAATATTTCTCACAGTTTCAATCTTACCACAACCATAATCGAATACTGTTTTACCTCTAAACTGTTCCCAATCTATTTGATTATAGATAGCAGGAAGTTTTGAAGTGTTAATTGAAGTGTTTTTTGATGTTCTAATTTGACCTTCATAAAAGTTATTTTGTGTTTTCATAATTTTTTGTCTCCTTTGTTTTTTATTTTTTAAATTAATTCATATAATTCAGAAAATCCATATTCTTCACACCATTCACATTTAGAATGTTCTAAATCATCTGAATCTATATAATGTTTTAGTGTTGCTTGTGTACCTTCTCTACTTTGAATAGCTGCAAGACAATGATCGCAAACCCATAGATGTTCTCTTTCTTTTACAAATCTACAAAAATTTTCTTCATTAATATGAGTGATGTAATCATCACCCCATTCTTCTTCTTGCAAATCTGTTCCAAAGCAATGCATTCCTTTTGGATTTGTTTCTGTAATCCAATCTTTTTCATATTCAATACTATCAACTTTCAAAATATGTTCTACATAATCATGAGAATACTCATCATATACGATTACCTCATCACCTATTTCAATATCTAAAAAATCTTTTTTCATAATTAAATTCCTCCATTTTCTTCTGCTAATTCTATTAATGCATCAATTTCATTATAAGGTAAATCAATATCTCTCCAATCATAACATATATAACCTTCTTTTTCATCATACTTAGTTGGTGAATATTCAACTGAAGCATATCCAGATGAAACATATTCTCTTGGACATTCAATACTAATTTTAACATTTTCTGCTTCAATATCTATATTATCAAATAAATCTTTAGGTGCTGTAAAATAGAGAGTTATAGTATCATATTCTTCTTCTATATAGCTTTCATCAAATTTAATTCTTTTATCTAACATAATTATTTCTCCTTTATTATTCTTTTAGCTTTTATATATTCTTTTAAATTTGTAAACCAAACCCAACCTTTATTAGCTCTATCAGGCTCCATATTAGGAAACCATTGAATATTATGTTTATTTAATTCTGTAAACTTATTTTTAGGAACTAATAATTCAGGATATCTAATTTTATTAATGAATTTCATATATATTTTCCTTTCTCATATTGGATACACTAATATATAATAATTACCAATTACATTAACCCATTCATTTTCTAATAAATCTTTTTCTGTTTTTTCAGGATTCTCAGGTGACAAATAATTAGCAATATTTTTCCAATCATCAGACATACATTCCCAAGAAATGCATAGATATTTCATAAGTTCTTCGACACTATTTAGATATTTCATTTTATGAATAGTATCAGACATATATTCTTCTGGAGATATACTGTTCATTTTAGCAGTCTCTTCTACATCTTCCATATTAAAATAATCCATATATCTTTGTTTAGAATCATAGATTTTAATTCTTTCTTTTTCTTCTTGAAATCCTATTTTTTCAATATAAAATGTTCCATAATTTGTTTTAATTGTTTGTAATTCTTGCATAATCACACACCTCTTTCTTTAAAATTCTTAATAACTTCTTCTCCTGTAATAAACATACCTGTTTTTCTATTCCAAAAGGAATTAACCCAACATTTTTGTCCTTGAGATAAAACATAATATCCACCATTACTTTGATAATATATTTTTAATTTTTTATGTTTTATAAGACGATAAGATATTAAATCTATAACATAAAAATTATAAATATACAAATGAGTAACATTAGTATTTTGATTAATATAAGAATATTTACCATAATATTTTCCTATTGAACCAAAACACATAAGTTCATTATCTTGAATATACTGTTCCATTTCCTCCTTTGATTCAAATTTAATTTTGTTTTTGTTTGTTAGTGTTTTCATAAATTTCTCCTTTCTAAAAATATATCATAAAGAGAGGTGATCTCTCACCTCTCCTATGTACAAAGTTAAAGTAATTCATCAAACTGAATTTTCCAACACCCTTCAAAATCTTGAACAGGCTGAAACCAAACTTTATGTAATAAGTTTAAAGATTCCAAAGTATCGATTACAATACATAAATCTTCAAAACTATAAACATAACGTTCTTCGAAAGCTCTACTAATTTTTTCAGCATTACCTTTCTTTTTAAAGTGTTTAACAATTTCTTGAATTGCTTCATCTCTATAAGAATAATTTCTTTGAGATATGTATTTAGAAGCTGCTTTTTTAACAACCTCTACATTAGATTCTTGTCTTAACAATTTACCATTTTGGATAGATATTGACAAAATCTGTTCAAATTCACCATAATCCATTTCTAATTCTAAAACTTTCAATTCCATTTTTCATTTCTCCTTTTGTTTTTATATTTTTTATTTTAATGTTGTCTAAACACTACATCTTTTGTAGTATGCCAACATTTGTAACAAGTACTACAGCAACCAGTTCCATCTTGACAACAGAATGCATCTTTAGGAATTTCTGGATTTCTTGATTTATCATCAAAATCCACATAGGCAATTTGAAGATTAAAAGGATTATCAATAATCCAATTTTTATCCCAAGCTGAAAAGTATATTTTTAAATTTTTGGGAATTTCATTATTAGTCTGTAAATATAAATTAACAATATCGTATTTTTTAGTATACATAAGAAACTTTACTTTTGGATTTTCTTTACAAACTTTAATAATACCTAAAAAGAAATCATAATCTGGTATATCCCCACTATCGAAAACCCTACAATAGCAATATCCTGAAAACTTAAAGTAAGCAGACCATTTATCGAAGAATTCATTTCCTAATTCATGATACAATCTTAAATTCTTACAATAAGTTCCATAAATGTTTGCAAATGCTTGAGGACCTTTATTACAATAGCAACCAACTCTACATGGAGCATCAGGTCTACAAGTTATAACATTTGGCATTGATAATCCACACACTTGAGAACCCAATTTACGATTACCAGTTGCTATAGTGATTTCATCATTAATGTTGCAATAGTAATCAACTTTTTGTTCTCTTGTCCATTTTTCATTTCTCATTTGTTCCTTTGCAACCTTTTTGTTTTCATTGTTCATTGTTAATTTTCTCCTTTCGATTTTACCATCCATAAATGGATTTGTTAATAGTTCAGGACCGAGATTCTTTAACGTGATTTTATTACTCTTTATTCCTTACACGCAGTTTGAGCATAACAATATTGTACATTATTCCTCCTTTTCTTTATTTTCTTCTAATTCTTTTAAATAATCTTCTACAGTATAATTCTTAACATATTCTAATGTTTCTATATGATCTTTATATGCTTGTTTAAGATTATTGATATTTTCATCAAATTCTTTTTGAGTCATAGGAGTATAAGAATAATCTGAAAATAACTTACCTATTTCTTGTATTTTAATACGAGCATTAAAATGCAAATTACCAAGATATTTCACATTTTCTTTACCATATAATTCATTCCCATTATCATCAATTAAATAAAATATTTTAAAAATTGAATCTCCTTCTTTTTTATATTTATATTCAATATTAAAATCAGATAATGGAAGATATAAATCATAAGTCACATCTCCAAAACTATCATCATATTTAATGACAAATGGTTGATTTTTAGAAAAATCCATTTTAATTTTTCTCTTAATTGGTTTAGATGTTGATAGCCTAACATCAAAAGAGGTATTTGAAAATTCTGAATTAAACCAACCATGTCCTGTTTGATAGACAACATCATTATTGTCATAAAATAAGATATTATTTAATTTATATCCTATATCTCCTACATGAGCAAATAAAGGCTGATACCAAGAATTTGATTTATATAAAACTATCGTATTTGTTTTTTCTGTATTTTTCATAATATTATCATCTCCTTTCAAATTAACCATAAATTTCTTTTAAATATGGAACTAAACTTCTTGTATATCTTGTGATATCCTTTTTAGTTAATGTTCGATTTAATATTTTAGGAACAATTTGAGTATCCCAATATTTATCATCTTTTAACTCTCTAAAAGTATAATAATTTGTTCCATCATGATGATGTTCAGTACATTTAACATCATATCTATCATAATACCAATGAGCATCATCAAAAGAACCAATTTCAAAAATATGATTAAGATTAGAACCAAGAAGTTTACAAGCTTGTTTTCTACCATCCCATAATCCTAAATCTGCAATAATGATAATTTTATTATCCAAATATTTATCAAGATTTGTAGCTTCATCATCAAGCATCCATCTATTTTCTTCAACAATAAGTTCATATTGTTTATCTTCATCATTAATAGCTTCAGGATGCATTTCTTCTATCCATTCTTTCCAATCTTCGAGATTGATTTCGCTATTCCAAATAGTTTTTTGTTTTAGTGTCTTTGTTTTCATAATTATTACTCCTCCTCTTCATCTTCATCTTCATCTTCATCTTCATCTTTATTATAAATGTAATTGTCTAAAGCATCTGATAAAGACTCCAATCTTTCATCTTTCCAATCCTGATCATCTAATAAAGCTCTAATAGAATTAGGAATTCCATTTTTTCCTCTATTTTGAATATACAATTCAGCTTCATCTTCTGGGTCAAATCCTACATAATAATCTCTAACTTCATTAACAAAATCTTTTTCAGTTTCATCAAAGACAATACACACCCACCAATCTTCTCCTAATGGAGTTGATTGATTCAAATCAGCACAATAGCCATTTGGTTGTTTATCAACTTGTACTGAAAATCCTTCCTTTTCAATTACCTCAATAATTTCTTTGCTTAATGGTTTCATTTTTCATTTCTCCTTTTCTTTTTTTATTATAAAAAGAGGGTTTCATTAAACCCTCTCATTATTCTTTATATCCTCGATTTATTAATTCTTCTTCTGCTAAATCCCAAATATCATCCAATGTTGCATCATCTGCTTTATCGAGATATCCATCAAATACACAATCACAGATTTCTTCATATTCTTCTTCAGTTATATCACACCCAAGAGGAAGTAATACATCTACTGTATCTGCAATTACTGGTTGTAATAAAAGTATTCCATTATCATTTAAGAATTTTATCATTTCAGAATATTTTATTTTTTTCTTTTCTGTAGAATTTGTGTTTTCTGTTACTATATCATAATATGAAACATCCCAATAATCATCTCCATCCCACATTCTTATAATAGCATCATGATCTCCATCTAAATCAGCAATAAATACTCTAGTGTGTGGTGTATTATTAGCATCTGGTTCATTTAATGATGATAATTCATCATTCATTGAATGTAACATATAAATCTCTGCTTCTTCTCGTGTTGTAAAATTTATATCTGTTCCAATTTCTTCTTCATAAGATTTAATTTCTGGATTATAATCCATTGCAGTTAATATAATTTTATAAGTCATTTTATTATTCTCCTTTTCTGTAATAATTGTGTTTTTTTCTAAATTTTTCATATTGTATCTCCTCTCTCAATTAACTCATAATTATCTTCAAAACATTCCATCATTCGTTTTGAAAAATAACTATTAGTATTTAATATAAACCAACGAGTCCTATTCCCCCATTTTATTTTTATTAATTTTACAACATCTCCTTCTTTACGATATTTTGTATCCCAAGGCAATACTACTTGAATAATAGTATCTTCAGGAAGATTTTTTAAAGCATTAGGACTTTTTTGTTTTTCAATCTTGTCATAGCATTTTTTCCTCCATTCCTTTGCATATTCACTATCTGTTGGACTCAAAACATCTAAAATACTTTTAGGACAATCATAAGAGTAAGGTCCAACTGTTTCGTCCATATCTTTATAACTAAAATTATAATAATCTTTCATATTAGTAGATGTTAAGAATATAACAGCAAAAGTTTCTTGTTCAGATGGAGGAATATCAGTATATTGATATTCCCCTTCTTCATTTTTACCAGTACATTTTTTTAATGTTTTAACAGCAGCATAATATGTTGAACCAACCATTCTTGATTTCACTACTTTGAAGTGTCCTTCATTCAAACCTCCTTCCCAATAGTAATCACATTCTGCTTTTCTATCAACTGTTCCATTTTTATAATGTGTGGCATGTATTCCTGTCCAACCCATAATTAATTCCTCCTTTATTATAAATATTCTTTAATTTGAATCAAATCGACAATATTTTCAAGATGCTCAATTTTATCTTGATCTTCCATATATTCATGATTTACTTGATAATAATCAATTAATTTATTTATTGTACTATCTATAACTTCATACACTGTTCTTCCTGATATTGTATATATCTTTTTGTTTGTATTAAATTTTAAATCTCTTGGATTCATATCATTCTCTCCTTTTTGTATATTTCATATTCTTCGTTTGTCAACAATTCTTTCATATAATCTTTATCTTGATATTCGTTATCTAAAAATTCTGGATAACAAACCCATACAATATCATTAAAACCTGTAAAGATTTCAAAATCATCTAAACATTCTTGTAAGGACATTGATGGATCATCATTATGAATTTCTTGTATTTTATCAATTAAATCTTCTAATGTGTACCCATGTTTTAACATCCAATCAAGCTTATATTTATTAAAAGCTATCTTTTTAATATTCATAATTTTATTCCTCCTTAATGTAATTCATTTAAAGTTGTATTTGTGAAATGTTTTATTGTATCTTTTAAGAATTCATAATCATTTTTCACATCTTCAAGATAACCAATATAATTCCACAAATCTGTAATATTTCTACAACCGCATTTTTCTAATAATTTATTTAAATCATTCATATTTATTCCTCCTTAATACACATTCACTATTTTATCTAACCCAAGAGTCATCATTTCAGGCTTTTCCGCTTGTTGTTTCCAGAAGCTTGGTTGCATCACACCTTTTTCTTGAAGTTCTTGTTTAGAAATAGGCATACCATTTAACAAATACATTGTTGTTGGTTTACCATGATTTGGATATAATGCGACATAATATTGTTCTTTTGTATTATGTTTTAAAAGCATTTTATCTACGTGATGATACCAAGGTTGTTTATCTGATGGAATATAATTTGGTTGACTTCTTCTTGCAATTACTGTTTTTAAATTGGAATAATTAATTCCTTTTCTTACTGAAATAGTTGTTAATTTTGTAACATTATAACCTTTAAAAGCAGCACTTACTTTACTATTACAATCTGTATAATACTGAATTCTAAAATAAGCACCATTTCTTTTTGCATCAAGTGCTTTCAATGTGTTGATTTCTTTTGTTGATAAATTTAATCCTATTCTTGTGGTTTTCATAGTTTTAATCTCCTTTATTTTTAATTTATTATTGTATTTGTGAATAATTATATTTTACATCTTTATAATCCTTTATATAATCAAGAATTCTTTCAATGTTTTGCCAATGAGATAGTTCACTATCAGCTACTTTTTGATAAATAATAAATATTGTATTAACATCTTGTTCAATTAAATGGAAATCATCTTCTGAAACATTATGTCTCTCAGATAATATATAAAGAAAATCATTTAGAATATCTTCTTTTTCTATCTCATTCTGATAATGTTCTACAATTTCGTGCCCTGCTAAATCAATAGTCAATGGTATAATTTTTGTTTTATATCCATCTCTAATTGCAACAAGTTGTTTATTTTCGGCAGTATTCATTGTTTCAAATAGTTGATACCATTCTTTATTATCTTTTGTAGTTCGTAATAAATATCTTTTAATCATAATAATTTCTCCTTTTGGGTAAATATTTTTCATTTTAGTATTGACAATTGTAAAAAATTATGTTATAATATTGATAATGAGTGAGTTTGTGAGCCTCACTCATCATAATATTATTTATGAATTATCTGCAAGCAGGAGCAGAAAACTCACTACGATTTTCGCTGATAATAATCTTTTTAGATGTATCAGCTTTGAATGACTTCTGAATGGAGTCATTCTTTTTTATTATCAAATCACCCATAATATCACATCCTTTTAATTAAAATCTCAAAATAAAATGCTCACAATCATTCTTTAAAATACAATCATAAACATCACTCCTTTTAATCTAATTCATTTAATAAACTTAATGGATGTTGCCAATCTACTGATTCAAATAAATATTCAGGATTACACCTTGTTCCATAACATAAATATTCAAAATCTCTTCTTGTATAACAAGAGTCTACATCGATTTGTTTTTTTTGAGTATCATCTGAATAGCAATATTCAGGAATATAACAAATATATTTATCAGACATATTCTTATATTGTCCCAACATCCAAGCTTCATACGATTTATAACCCCAACCTTGACCAATATTTTCAAAACCCATTTCATCTTGAATTTGTCTAAAAGTCATTCCTTTATCAATCATATCTTGAACATCTTGTTTTGTGAATAATTTTAACATAATATTTCCTCCTATCTTAATATTCTTTTAAGTTCTTTTACGACTACATGTAAATTTTCAGGGAAACCATCTTCCCAACCTATATCAAGCATACCATTCCAATTGTTATGATTATTTTTCATTTCATCAAATGGGTCAAACCCAAGAAAATCAGCATTATATTTATCACAAAATTGTCTTAATTCTTCTAATCTCTTATCATATTTATTTGAAGTATATGGAATATTTAATTCATATAAATCAGCTAAATTTTGATTAATATTATTTTTATCTACAATCTTTTGACATTCTTCACAAACAAAATTGTTATTCTCATAATCCAACCAATGACCTTGACATATTGGACATTGAGCACTTGTACTAACTTTTAACATAATTAATTCCTCCTTTAAAATACGTTTATATTATGAATTTTTCCACAACGAGAACAAACATATAAACCATTCCAATTGTTTTCTTTAGTTGGTTCTATTTGAATTCCAAACTCATCACATGGAAAGAATCCATCTGTATAAGTTTTATTTCCACATTCACATGATAGTTCTTCTATAAAATCTTTAATATCAGATGGACTAACTGGTATGTTATGATATAAGCAATCCTCATACCATTTATCTCTTAAAGTATTTTGAATATTATTTTTCATAGTTTATTACCTCTATTCTATTGTCAAATCTATAAACGAATCATCACGTACTGGACATACAATCTCATCATTATATTCAGAAGTACCAAGTTTTCTATGACTTACTTCCTCAGGAGTATGTGTATTCATCCAATCCCACACCTGTTCTTCATTTTCTGCTTCAACAAATAATTCAACAGTATGTGTCATTTTGATTTTATATTTACTCATAATCCTAATACATCCTTTCCTCTTATTACTTTTTCATATGATGCAATTTCCGCAAGAGTTTTAACACCTGTTAAGGCATGATAATAGAATGTATCATATGTCATTTGTATATATGCATCAGGAGAATGTTCAGGATAATGAACATACATCAAACAATTAAAATCGATACAATCTCTTTTTTTACCATCTATTTTATGTCTACTTACTTTTTGATCAATCATTTTCATTCACCAACTTTCTTAATTCATTTATAGTTATTTGTTCTTTTACCATTGTTGTATGTTTATCATCCCATACATCAATATCAATACATACTTGATAATAATTATTTGCAAAATTATGTTTTATTGTTGCTCTAATTGTTTTATAGTTACAATCAAAAAGACCATTATACATATCATAATTATAACCTTTTAAATAAATACATAAATTTTCAAAAGTGTCATGAAATTTACTTACTTTATAAACAAGTTCATCATAATCTTTAATAGCTTGTTTATATATTTTTTGTTCAATAGAAGAAGGACCTAAATCATACACATCGGTTGGATTTATTTCATCTTCATCTAATGCATTTGATATTGTCATTGCTGTATCGTATGTGATTTCTAAATTAAATAAATTCATTAAAATAATCCATCTATCTAAATCAGCAGGATGATAATTCTTCAAAACTGCTTCATCAATTTGATTTTGATATTTTTCAGCATCAACATAATGCATAATTTGTTCATTTGTTGGATTTGGATCACCATTCTTTTTAATGTAATCAATTATTGTCTGTATTGATAGTTTTGTCATCTTTCATTTCTCCTTTTAGTTATACGAAATATTTTCATCTTTAAACACTATTGTAATTTCTGTTGCTTCATATGGAACAGCACAGATATCACAATACTCTTGCCAAATATCTACTCTATAATCTTCTGCATAGAGAGTTATACAATTCATTTTTCTTCATCTCCTTTAAATAGATTATTATTTTGAATATCTTTTATAATCTCTTTTAAAGCTCCAACAGAACACTTGTAACTATAATAGTCTCTATGATGTTTCCATTCTTCTTCAACTTCTTCTAATCTTTTCAACTTTTCAACTAAATGAGAAAGAGTATAAAATTTATTTAAATAAGCTTTTTTGTATATTTGATAAAATTCATCATAAGTTGTTAATGGTTTATAAGTTGTGAATGATTCATTAGAAACATCTATATTTTTGTTATATAAACTCATAGTTAATACACATCCTCTCCAATATAGAAACCAGATTCACCATATTCTTTAATTAATGCTCTAAACAAGATACAAGCATCTTTAAAGATTTCTTCATTCTCTGCACACATCATTAATTCGTCATCATCTGCTTGATCAGGAATTAAATAAATCCAATCATCACAACATGGAATTTCGTCATTCATTGATTTAATAATGAGATTCATTGCCTTCATGATTTCGAATTTTTCCATTAGTGTTTTGTTTTTATTTGTTTTCATTATGAATTTTCCTTTCTTAATTAAAGTATATAGAGAAGTTAAATGCTTCACCCATTTCATAATATGCATTATATTTTTCTAAGACTGCTAATAATTTTGAAATGTCTCCATGATAATTTATCCATTCATAGAAGTCACTATCAAATACAACTGTTACTGTTTTTTCATTAGCATATTCAGTCCAGTTCTTGGGTGAATCAATGTCTTTATATTCATAAATACCATTTACTGTACCAATATCATCTTCAAATGGTGGAGAAATTAATTCTCCTTTAAAAACATTCCATTCTTTTTCTGATGATAATGCCTTATTGTTGAAGAATATGCAAATGTCTGTCCAACAGTAGATAGATTTAACAAATTCAATAATATCTTTTGCAATTTGTTCATTTCTTTCTTGTTCTTTTTTTGTTAATTTAATCATTATTCTTTTCCTCCGTTTTATATAATACTAATCCATTTTCTCTTTTTATTTCAATCATTTCTGTAGTATCTTCATCCTCAAGAATAAATGGTGAATTGATGAAATCACTTAATAAAGCATATTCATATATATGATGATTAAGTTCTGTTTCATATTCTTTTTCCCAATTTTGAGCTTGTTTAATTATTGTATCAACATCTATCAAGTCTCTTGAATGAATCATCAAATAACTTTTAATTTCTTCTATTGTCCTTTGATTGTTCATTTTAATCATCCTTTCTTAAAAATAATATATTTCTTGTTTTATTTTTACATTTTTATCTCTATGAATTTTATTTAATTCTTTTAAATATGTTTCACAGTTATAAATATTGGATACTAATTGTTGGATATTGTCATTTTCTACAAGATATTCATTAACCTTATAATAAGCCATTTGTAATTCTTTATAACCTGTTGAAGCTCCATTATATTCAGTCATATATCCACTTGCTCCAAAAAATGGATTATCATCAAATCCAATAAAGTAAATATTTTCTTCATCATAGGTATATTTTAAATATGTTCCTATAACTTTTTCAATTGTACCATCGTTCAATTTAATCAACTTCGGTGAACAACTTAATATTTTTGCTCCTTTCTTACTTATTTGTTCAGCGAATTTTGTCAGAGCTAAAGATATTAATTGTGAAGCACTTCTAGCATAATGAACATGATCTGTAATTCCTGACATAATTTCTTCAAATGTTTTCATTTTTTATCTCTCCTTTTATATTTTATATTTTATATTTTATATTTGAAAAGAGAGGTATTAAACCTCTCTTATTCATTTAATTAAATTATTTTGGAATATATATTTCCAAGCTTCTGCACATGTTTTAAATTGAGGAACATTACCATTTTTATCATAATATAATTCATTTTTCCAATCAACTAATTCATATTTATAACATTCATTCTTATCGTCAATTCCAGATAAATGCATATTTATACTAGGAGTAATTGGATAATCCATTATATTTTTATAGTTTTGATATAACGATTTGTTCATTTTTAAAACAAGTGATTCAGGGTAAGTACTACCATCCTTACAAACTTTTAATCGACTGAGAGAAATACACCAATTATACTTAGCATAATATCCTAATGAATTTGCACGTTGACAATAATAATTAAATTCCGTTATGATATTTTCCCAATTATTTTCATCAGGAGTATCTATCCAGATTGATTCACGTCTCCAAACTTCGGAACAGTGCATATCTTCCGTCCATCCTGAAAGAACATACATTATCTGTTCTGTTTCTTCTTTTATTTCTTCTATATCTTTAGATACATTATAATATTCATCTAATATATTAGTAATATAATTATCATGCGTATTATTTATAAATTCACTCATACAAGTATATTCTGATTTTGTTTCATCATTATAAAGAGATGATAAGAAATCCTTATACACTTTATGACAAACATAAAATGCTGTATCTATATCTAATTCTAATTCATTCAATTCTTTTTGTAGAAGATCATAACCCAATACAAAAATATTAAAGTTTTCATAATTTAATTCTTCTGGTTTTAATTTATTATTCATATTTTTACATCCTTTCTAATTTCAAATTCCGATTTCATTACCATTAAGCAACTTTAAAATCGCCATTCATAATACTTTCTAATTTACCTCTACCATCTTCGTCTGCCAACAACCCCACCCAATCATGAGGCAAAATAACTATTGGTTCTGAATACCAACCCTCTAAATCATCAATAAATAATTTCAAAACATCATCTGTATTGTTTTCTATGTGTGCAATAAAATCATAGTCGTGCCCTATTGTTTTAACTTCAATTTCTCCATAACCTTCATATTTTGACTTAACTACCATAATCCCAATCTCCTTTTCTACTTTAAAATCACTCTTTCATCTGCTTTATTCATTATAAAAGCCGATAATGTTCAAATAGCGTACTAATTCTTCTCTTGTGTCATAGTGTTCTGTATAGGGCATATCTCCTTTATCAAAATACGCTCTAAATTTTCCATTTTCCTCAACTATTGTTGCAAAAGTCATATCGTCATTTACAAAACTATTTTCTTTCATAATATAAACCCTCCTAAATTTTAGTAATAAATCTCTGATTTTATATTTTACCATCCGAAATAAAAATGTTTATTAAAATATTCAAGTTTTCCTTTTTTATCTTCTTTAGACAATAACGTAAAACCTAAATCTTCCATCTTTAATCTCAACTTCTTCTCTAAATAGTCACAAACGTCATCTTGAATGCTTCTTAATTCAATGGTTTTATAATAATGACTTTCCCATCCTTCTTTATTTTCTGGATTATACCAATATAACCCTGCACAATAAAAACTAGTTGTAGAACATCCAGAAGCATAATTCCAAAATTCTATTATTATAAGTTTTTTTCTTGCCTTTATATCATCTTCTTTAATGTTTGCTCTTAAAAATTTTTCTAATTGGTCACTATTCAAATAATTATCGAAATATTCTTTGATTTCTGAAATAACTTCTTGTTTTTTATTATCAGCATTGTTTGATTTTATTCTTAATTCATTTATTAAACTCATAATATTTTCTCCTTTCATTATAACAAAACAGGGAGTATATTTCAACTCCCTGTCATAAATTTAATTAAGCAGCTATTCTACTTACAAGCTGAATAAAATGACTCATTAAAGATGGGTCAAAGGTTACTGCAACAAATTGATTTTCTTTCGCAGTTGATGTCTTTCTGCTTGGTTCTTTATGTGTGATATAATCTGAATACGCATTGATTAATCCCCACATAGAGTTTCTGAAATTGCCATTATCATCAGCCTTATAAGCTTTAATAAATTGAGCTTTATTATCTTCAACTCTTTGAATTTGAAAATCTTTCATGTCTTGATTAATAGGGAATAATTCATTAATAATTTGTTCAATTTGTTGATTTGATACTTTATTAGTTGCCCAAAATTCTGCTTGTTTATTAAGTTCTTTCATATATTCAGCAGTACCTTTTAGAACTCTTGTAGCTTCTTGTAATCTAATTTCAGCCATAGATGAATGTCTTATAGTTATTGTGTTTGGTGATTCTCTAAATGCTACATTGAATTGATTTTGACATACAATTCTTAATGGACATATTGTTGCTTGTAATTGAAATCTTCCATTATGAGAATTTCTAAATATCAAATATGGCTGATATGAGTCTCCAAGTATATTCATCTTTTCCATTGAAGCAATGAGATAAATCATACCTGTTTGAGTTTCACCAATTTTCTCAAATTTAATATCATCTGACATTTCATCAATAAAACCAAATGCATCTCTGTTTTGTACAATTTGATATTTGTCAGATACAATACCATAAACATGATTATCTGTATTTCTAACAGTTGCATTTTGCCCATTGATTACTGTACCATCTGCAAGATATATTGGTTGTTTTTGGACCTCATAATTCAATCCACCAATATTTAATGCTTCTTCAACTGATGTAGCTCCAATTGTTTGTGTTCCAAGATTTGAGAATGTATTTTCTCTTGTTATAATCCTTGAAATAGGTTGTTCTTGTGGAATAATAATTGTGTTTGTGTTTTCTCTTATGTTTCTGAATTCGTTAATGTTTGTAATCATAATATTTCTCCTTCTGTGGTCTTTAGGTGTCACTTAACCATTTTTCTTAAGTATTTTTGAGACTGAGGTTCTTTTACGTGATTTTATTACTCTATCTCTACACGCTTTTGTTACAATGATAAATATTATTTTTCACCTTCTTTCATTTGTTTACTAATTCTATCTAATGATTGTTTAAATGGATCTATACCATGTAATATTCCATCTAAAAAATCCCAATTTGTTGTACCTATCATATTCATAACTTTATCTAAATATATAGCTCTTAATCGTTCAGTGCATTCAGCAACTATTGAAGCAGATAATAAATATTTAGAAATTTCTTCATTATTCTCATCAAATGTATTAAAATCCAAATCAGGACGTTCTGAATGAAGAATAGGAAATTGACTATAATTCATCAAATCCGTAATATGAATTTCATCCTCATCACCCATACAATAATCTTTCATGATTTCTTGTTTAATAGAAATATGAAAATAATCTCTTGTAGGATATAAATACAAGTTTGATACAAGTATTTCATTATCATCATCATCAGAAGAATCTAACTCTAATATTTGTAATTCTAATATTAAATTAAAATCAAAAACTCTATTTTCTTCAGGAGAATCATATCTATATAATTCTTTAGAAATGAATAACATTTGGTCATCTGTGTCATATACTAAATCCCAATAATCCTTCCAATCTGTTCTTGTATGCTTCTGTGGTGTACATCCAAAAACTGTCATATAATCACTCATCTTCATCTTCCTCCTCATCATCAAATTCAATATCATCAATATCAAATTCATCTGAATTTTCAACATATTCTGCATCACTTGCCACTGGAATTTCATCTAAATGATCTTTTGCATATTCATATGCTATTGCATATTGTTCTTCCTCTGACTTTCCTTCCAGAAGAGAAACAGGAATATCGATTCCTGTAGTTCCTACAAATGTGTACCCCATTGTAATGTATAATCTTTTTGTTTTCATTGTTTTATTTCTCCTTTCTAAATCATCAAGAATTTCAATTGTGGATTTTTCTTTATCAACTTTATATATTGGTGGAAGTGTAAGACATTTATCCCATACAATATATTCGGATAATTCATTTGTTCTTACAATATTTACAGCTATAAATATTTCTTCAGAATCATAATATTCACCATCTTTTTCAATAGTAATATTGACACATAAATTACCATTTGGAAATCTTTCAATTTCACAAGCTTGAAAAATTATATCTTCAAATTCCTCATTCGTCATCTTGTGGTCTGATTCTAATAGATATTCATGTGGTTCAGTATCACCAAATTCACCATTTAAGAGTGGTTCATAAATATTAACATAATTTTTGAATTCCATATCACTGTTCCTCCTTATATAAGTGTTTATTTATTTCTTCCATATTGAATTTAAATTCAGGATATTGTACATATCCACTCCAATTTGTATTTCCTGTTGATGTTCCTAAATTATTATCAATAAGCCATTGGATTATATTAGGATTATTATTAACATCAATATAAGAATAATTTTCTTCACATTTAATTCCAATATTAACTGTTAAATCTCCAAATGGCTCTGGATAACCCTCACTTGTAGTTATCATACCTACATATAAATTATCATTTTCTATATAGTTATCAAGAATTAAATAAATATCGAATTCTTTACCATATGAATTTAGTTTCAACATTTTTATTTTCTCCTTTCAAAAACTGTCAAATACATTACTGTTCTTCACCATCATAAACATAATCATATTTTAACCCATATAAATTTTCGTTAATTATATTTCTATGATGATTTTTAAAGTCAAATTTAAAATTTTCAATTTGTTGATTTATCGAATATGCTCGATTACTTCCATAAAACACATATTCATTTCCTTCCTTTAATTTTTTAATGATGAATTGTTTTAATTTTGTAACACTTGTTGTTGCCATAATTACATGTAATGGTTGGTCTAATACATTACAACAATATACCATATAAATTTGTTTTTTAGATTTGTTCATATTATTCACCTCCCTTTAATAAATTTTCTAATGTTGAAATATATCCTGAAATAATTTCAATCAAATCAAGATTTCCTGTATTCTTAAATTCATTATTAGCATCAAATAACGATTCAAGAATATTTGTTATTGTTGTAGCTGAAAGCTTTGTTTGAAAACTTTCAAATGCTTCATTAAGTTTATTAATTTCTTGTGTTGTTCTTTTAATATAATCTTCAAACATTTGAATTGTTTTCTTTTCAACTCTCTTTATGATTTCTTCTTCATTTATATTTTGAATAATTTTTGTTGTTACTGCAAAATATCTATAATCACTATCAGTAATATTTTTATCATTTAAAAATACATTTCGTGATATACCACTTGTTTTTAAATTCCAATCTGCACCATTTCTATGATAATTTAAATATGCAAAATTATTTTTTTCATCTTTTATAGAAATATCATAGCTTGCTGCAGTGTCTGGAATTAATTTTGCAATTTCAGAATAAGGTTTGAGAAGATTGTATAATGTGTTTAATTTCTTAATTACAATTTGTTTTCCTTGTTTAAGACTTGTCTCTTTTGTTCTTTTAAGCTCTTCTGTGATTTTTGTCATTTCTTCAACTTTTAATAATAATTCTTTCATTTTAATTTCTCCTTTTCTTTTTAAAAAATATTTTTGAAAACTGTCAAATAATTCTTGACATTTTCTTTAAAGTGTGTTATAATAAAATTAAGATAAAGAGAGGATGTTGAGTCCTCTCGATATCTGTCAGAATTAATTATCTGCAAGCAGGAATAACTAATTCTTTTTTATGCTCGTTGTGAGTCACCGATCCTGACTCAACAACTAATTTCCAGATGGTTTCGTTTTGGAAGCCATCTTTCTTTTTTAGATTAACCATAATATCACTTCCTTTCATGTAAATTATGCTTAACGTTATTCGTCACCCAACAAAATACAATTAAATCATTTCAATATTTGATGAAAATCCAAGTCTTGCATCATTACAAACCTCATTAATTATATCTTTTCCGATATTTTCCATGGTATCTTTCCCATACAAATTACAAAGATTTTTCCAAATCTCATAATTCAACATGCCTTTTGATAAATAATAGTTAATGCTATGTACTATCATTTCCTCTTTAATCATCACTTCTGTTTTCATTTTTTTCTCCTTTCGATTTCTTAATTGTTTCTTCTGCTTCTGAATATGTGTCCTCAGAACCAATGAATTCACCATTAAAATAAATTTCATAATGTCCTCTATTGTTGATAATTTCATAGTTATCCATAATATCACCTCTTTTTCATTATATTTATATAAACTACTTCAAAACACCTCTTTCTATTAGGAGTTTATATGTAGTACCAATCAACATAGCTAATTTACTATTTCTCCTTGCTTGACCTGATGAATATAAGGACCAATCAAATGTCTTTAGCAAATGGTTAACACCTGCATATGATCCCTCTCTAATATCTCTTAGATATTCATATTCATCTCTTGACAAATAGCTGCAATTGAAATATACATCATGAGCATATTCAAATTGTAAATCTGCTAATTGACTTCCTGTTTGTTTAATATTGCATTTTGATAAATAACAATCAGGTTTCTTATTTTGAGTTGATTTCACCAAATCTCTTGTGAAATCCCAAATCCATCCTTCTTTGAATAGATTATCTTCAATATTATAACAAAGAACTTTCTTGTTTTGTTTGTTAACTTTTAAAATGGATATAATTACCCATTTTTTGTTTATTATTGAACCGATATCATATTTAATCATTTGATATTCCTCCTTTTATTTTACACTTTTTATTATATAGTTTTTATCCCAATCTGTCAACTCATCAAAGATAACAGTTATCATTGTATCTTCTTCGAATTGTTCTGGATTGTCTGTTGTGAAGCTATATAATTTGTCATTAGGATGTCTAATAATAATTGTATTACCTTCAATTGAATGTATTGCACATTCTCTTGTTCTGTTAGATTTAACATACAAAGGTGTGATTAATAAAGCTAAAATAGAAATAAATACAATTACCCCAAGTATTCGCTTGTTTCTCCTTTCTCTCTTTTTTCTTTGAACTTCTCTGAGGAATCTTCTTCCCTCAAATGAATAGTTTTTCTCCATAACTATTCTCCTTTCGTAAAATATTAGAGTGTTGACCACTCAAGTAAAGCTTAATAATATTAAACTTGACTTCAATAGTCAACTGCGGAAATCCAGAAATTTCGCCTATATAGAGTTTTATTTTTAAAAATATTCAGTTTGAAAATATTTTTCTATTTTTTAATCGCCCTATAACATTAAACCCTCTGGGATTTTCACAAAACCCATACAGTATTTCACAATAAACCATAGGCTGTCTGGGATAAAATGTTTTGTCTTTCTTTAAAACATTGCCAACATTACCTAACACACCGAGTCCTTCCTGTTCCACTGTACTTTTTCACCTCCTTATCTTATGTACAAGGTGGATTTCCCACACCAAATAGTTCTTTGAAGGGTGAACATTTCAATTTCCCATGTAAACAAATTCAAATAATTAACACGCATAGCCTTCCACAACTATGCATATTAATTGTGTATTTTTGAATTTGCTGAGATATTATATAATATCTCTTTAAACACATCAGAAATTATTTCTATATTTCTAATATGCTTAAAGAGACACTACATAAGTGCCTCTTGTTTTTTATTAGTCGAACTTTGTAGCCCAACCACTATCATCTCTTTCTGGATTGTACATTTAAATCACCTCCATATTCTCATCAGAGTATTTTAACTCTTTTGAGTAATATTCCTCTATTGATATCTTTCCATCAAGATAATCTTTATCTCTTTGAGAAAGTCCATCATAGTCTTTAAGTGATAAATAACAATATAATGAATATGCATTCATTTTCAATACATCCTTTCATATAGTATAATATTCTTCATTCCAATCATCATTGCAAGCATAATGACTTCTACCTTGTTTCTCTAAAGAATAAGTACTAACCTTGATTTCTCCACAATGTCCTTCTGTTACAATCTCTGCAACAAAATCCATATATTCTGGATTATCATTATTATACTTATTTTTTATAAGCATATGGATATATTTATTTTTGTAAGAAGAATCAACATAATAATAACGTTTTTTATAACCATTAGTTCTCAGCCAACTTTTGATTACTCCCTTTAATTCTCTCTTCGTTCTTCTTTCTTCTCTTGTTTTCATAATATATTTCCTTTCCCCACCAAGCCAATGGTAAATCATTATTCACTTGCTTGTATCTTTTATTATTTTTTGTTCGCAAATAATGACTGTTTATTATGAAGTATAGAGTATTAAATACTCAATCGAGAACAAGATAATGTGTTGCTTGTGATGTTATATCTTACTCTTGCTCTCTGTTCAGTATTTAATGATTAATTACACTCATAATACAATACGTTTTTCCATCGGATACTTTTACATAATATGGTCCTGCAAAACTATAAAACACTTTTGCGTTCGGAAAAAGTTTTTTGACAGCCAGTTTTGGTGTTCTGGCTTCTACTTCAATAGTAGGACCTTTTTCGTTTTCTAATGTTAATGTAAATTTCATATCAATTACTCCTTTCTTGACCCTTATACGTATAGGAAGATATGTATTGAAACCCATACAAGAGTTTATTTTTTCTTTAGAGTATTAAATACTCAAAAAGAGAGAGGAACATTTATTCCGCAATTCCGCATTGTTCCTCTCCTATTTTCAGTATTTAATTATTTAACTGACAATAATTCAAAAAGAGTATTGGCTTTTTCAAAATCATTACCTTTATATATTACTCCTTTATTTTCAAGCAATACCTCTACTTCTGAAATTTTTCCTTTTCCATCATCAGATATCGAAAAGATATAGATTAATGCTATGTATTCATTTTCGTTTGTTTTACCAAACCTATCCATACTTGCGGCTTGTACGAACAAAGAATGTTCTTCATCTGTTATATAGTCTATTGGATAGCATTTTCCTTCAATTACTCTGTATTCACCTTTGTACCCATCTGTCAACATGAACTCTTGATATAAACTACCATCTTCATCAACATGCCATTCAAATGGATCTGGAGAATACATATCTCGCATCATAGCTTCTTCATTGTCGTCTATACGTTTCTTTGAACGTATTCCGTTGCCACCATTATATAAGCGTTCCCAACGGATATCTCTTCCTGCTGTTTTGCTCTTGCCGTAATTGAGGTAATCTTTACCTCTTATGTTTCGAGATTTGTGAAAAATATTTGCTTTACGTGTTCTTCTTCTGGCTTCTTTATTTGGATTAACAAATAATTCATTATCCAGAAGGTTATCTTCTTCTTCAAACAGCATCATTATTTCATATGCTTTGAAATCATCATACAAATCTCCGAAAAGACTCGCTTCATCGATGCCACTTAAATTTGTTTCTAATTCCTCAAGTCTTGAGGTTTTTTCTGTTTCTTTTTTGTTGTTTTCTACAACAAGTTCCTCCACTGCTGCCTCAAATAAAGCTTTATCAAAAGCTTCTTCTGCTTTCAGCAATGCTTTTTCTAATGTTGTCATATTAAATCATTCCTTTCGTTTAACTTATGTACCCATCTCATAAGACTACACCTATGACACTGAGCTATGCTCAAAATGTAGTTTTGTAATTATATCAGGTATAGAGTAATTTAATACTCAAGCAAGCACACGATAAAGCTCGTATGCTTAATCAGTATTAAATTGTAATCAAGAATATCAAGTCGCTTTAGGTAAAAATGAGACAACTCAGCAATATCTGAGGTGGTTGCTCCGTCTTTGCTAAAGATATTCTCTAAAGGAATATATCCTCTTTAAATCACACAATAAAACTCGTATGATTTAAGGAAGAGGGTTCAAGCTGAACCCATTCCTGTTTTATTATCTTTTTAATAACCAATCTGAAATTGATAATACTTTTTTGTTGGTTGATTGACCTGAATTAACAGTTAACCATCTCTGGTATTCTAATTCACCATAATGATTAACAATATAATCAACAGCAGCACCTAATGTGCTGAATCTCTCTGCCCAAAGAGTGTTACTGTCACTCTTTTCGAACCAATACAAATCAACTTTATCTGTGTTTGGATAACACAATATAACAGCAGGCTCTGTATTTGTCCACCCAAACCCTATCGCTTTAAAACATTTTGAGATATTGTATCTCATCATATTTAAACGATATTCCATTTCTTGTGCCTTTTCCAAGCTGTTAAATTTTTGTTCTTGAAGTACTGGAGCAAAAGGAACATTAAGTTTGTAACTCTTTTCAATAAGAGCATACATCTCTTCCTCATTGCCCAAATCATCATAGACAGTTGTTTTACCATCTAATTTAATTTCCTCTGTAATCGTATTAGAAATCTTATTGATGATAACAGGACGATTATCTGACTTCAATAACTCAGAGAGCTTTTTAGCAGCTTCTTCAGCTTCTTTGATAAGCTCATCTGTTGTCCATTTATGTCCATCAGAGGCATAATTGAATGTCATATAATCTCCATAATGAGCATAATCCCATCCAATCCATACTCCATCAGGATGATAATCTAACTTACCATTAAAAGTAAGTCCACCATGTACATCTAATGGAATCTCATCATAATGAGTATTCTCATATTTAGTACCCTTAACATTGAGGTAAGTACATGGATGTGTTCCAAGATTAAGAATAATCCATTCTACATCATCTGTAGTTCCTGTAGCTAAAGGTCCTACATATCTGGTTTCTCTGCTGTAGTTCATTTCTACAATCTTGTGTGTTCTGTTCATGTTCTTTTTCATAGCTTTAACCTTTCCCTCACCTATCCAATGAGTCAACTCTAACCATGCAGCTCTTTGAGCACTTGATAGTTTATAATATATTTACTCACCATCAGAGTCGTTTGCTATAAATGTCCGAAATTTGTTGCCAATGATGTCTGTTTCGGCTCATGCCATCATCAGGTCCTGGACTTTTACCAGAACGACAGACAAGAGGAGTTGTTTCACTCCTCTTTTTGTTTAACTTATCATTGCTATGGCTGATAGTATCCATATTGATGCAAATGATACTCCGACAAAAGAGAGTAATTCAAAAAATATTTTTATATTTTCTCTCTTTTCGGCTTTTCTTTTTTCTTGTCTTGCGACAAATTCTTCTCTTGTTGATGGTGTTGTTCTTTTTTTCATAATTATTCCTTCCTTTCCACACATCAGTAAAACCCAGAAAAAGTTCCTATATAGTAAAGATTTATATGAACTTTACACTTCTGAGTTTTACTACTTCTACCCATTTCGCCCCACAGTCTAAAACTTTTATAGGAGCTTAAGAAAAGCTCAAAAGATTACTAAGAAAGTAATCAATTTACTACTAAAATAAGTAGTTATGTACTTAAGATAAGCACTACTTCTCTTAACCTATATTACACTAATATAGGATTTAATGAAGGTTTTTCGTTCAAGGGGATAACCTACAACCCCATTTTACCTCCTATTGAGGAGCAACTACCAAGCATCCTAATGATGCATAATAATTGGTATCAACATCAACTTCACCATCACAATAAATTAATGGCTCAATTGTTGTGTATTCATCTTCATATGATGCTATTCTTGAACCATAACAACATACTACTTTTAGATGAATATTACTACCAATCATATTTGATAGCTCCTCAAGAGTATATTCCTCATCATCAAGAAGAATATATCCATCTTCTGTTCCATGACAAAACATAAGTAAGCCATGAGAAGATGAATTAACTACTGCAAAGTCAGCTTGATCAAGACCAACTCTACAAACGTCATTGAATTCTTCTTGATTTATAAAGATATACTCTTTGGTACTTACACTATTAATCATAGTGAATACCTCCCTTCTGTTGTCATATCCAAAGGTTCCGACTATAGCGACAACTACTATAACCTTGCTTATATGCTCAAGACATATAAGACTAAAGGAAATCTCTTTCCTTTTACTAAACTCTATATAAAATTAACTATATAAAGTTTAATAAAAGAAAAGAGACTCATTTCTGAGCCTCATTCCTTTAATAAATTTCATTCCTGATAATATCATCAGGAGTGTATTTTTTTGTAAGGAGAGCAAATTTTATAACGAATATGAAATCTGGCTCTGTTTTCCCATTTTCATAGCTCGACAAAGTCGCTCTTGTGATACCTAAAGCATCGGCAAGTTCTTGTTGAGTAAAACCAATTTTCTTTCGGGCATTTTTTATTCCGTTTGCAATATCGTATGCCATATTTTTTCCTCCTATAAGTATTTTTACCTGTAAAGCTTGTTTGTGTATCACCAATTACGATTAACTAACCCGATACACTTAGATTAGTTAAAAGTTGAACATCAATTTTACTCGTTAATATCTTTGATACTTACAAGCTTAAGTTCCTGTTCTAATACAGGCTTTTCGACATCTTCTATAGAAACAAGATTTTGTTCTAATACAGGCTTTTCAACATCTTCTATAGATTTTAAAACTTCTTTTGGATTTCCTGAATTAACAGTATAATCCTCTTTGTTAAGCTTTAATTCATTAAAAGATACTTTTATTATAGTATCTTCTTTGTATAGATTACTATCATAAGCAAAGAAATCATAGTATTCTCCATTTGGATGAAGTACTGTAACTACTTTATCAGCTTCTTGAATAACTCTACAATTTCTAACTGTATGAGCTTTACTATAGGCTGTATAACCCAATGTCATTACTACTACTAACCCTGCAACCAATAAACCTTTTTTCATAACTTTCTCCTCAGCTCTTGATACTATCTCCACTGACCTCATCTTGAGGATTTAAATATTTTTATTTTTCTCCACTCTGCATTTACAAGGGCTTGTGACCTTCTATACTCGTCAATATAGGCTGCATTAGAGAAAGGGAGTTTTAACTCCCTTTTTTATTCGAAAGATACACTTTCAAGGAATTTTTTATATTCCTCTTCTTGTATTTTTTCCAGTTCTTCTTTTATGTTCGGTTCTTCTTCGAACATTTCATAGGTTATGTCTTTTGCCCAATTTTCAAGAACTTTCATTCTTGTTTCTTCGTCAGCTTTTAAAAAAGCTTCGAATATAAAATTAAACAACTCGGTATCCATTTCGAATACTTGATATTGTTCTGGGCTTTCTACAACTATGTTAGTTGTATTTTTAATCTTGTTGTCTGTGATTGTAAATTCTTTCATGATTTTTCCTTTCTTGCCTTTTCGGGCTGACAACTTTCACATTTAATTAGGATAAGATGTCAAGCTTACCTACCTCATCTTTTGTGAGGATTTAATTAATGAATACGTTAAAGTCGTTTCATTTATTCGACTTTACATATTCATTCATTTTTTTTATACATATCATATAATATCCAGTCTATTTCCAAAACTGAAAATTCTGAAAAAAATTTTTTTACCCACCAGAAACCCTACCTTTTCTCCCACTCCACAATTTTAAACAAAAAAAGAGAGATTGCAAAACACAACCCCTCCAAAAAGAAACATAGACAAATCATCTTTCAAACCTCTCTCACATTCAAATCTTAATCTTTTTCAAACAATCCAACACCAAATCCTCACCAACTCCATCTATCCATCAACTTATATTATCAACTCCAAAAAATCGATTCTACGTCTCTATCATTCAAAAAACTCTAATAAACAAAAATGAGATGAATAAATCATCTCAAAAAAAAAGAGAGATTACCAAAGTAACCTCTCTTAATAAATTTATTTATATAATTTACGAATGAACTTACATTATTCACTTCGTTCACAGATGAACTCACATTATCAATCTAAAGCTTCTAATGATAATAAAGGAATTATATTATTATCTTTACCATTAAGTTCTTTTTTCATATTTTCAACAAACACATTATAAGCCTTCACAACATCAACAATTTTAGTAATTATTATTCCATCTTCATTTTTAACACATTTAAGGTAAGGAATAGAAGACTCATCTAAGCAAAAAGCATCATCAATCATATCCTTAAATCTACATAAAGATAAGACATCATATCCATATGCTAATAACTCTGGGTTAATATTTAAATCCCATTTTGCATTAGGATGTTGTAAAATTTTATCTACTGTTATAATAAATAATTCAGCAGATTCAAAATAGAATTCATTAAAATTTTCAGGATATTTTTTATATATTGGACCTCCAAATACATCATTTTTATCGTTAATATAACAACTATAAATTACAAGTTTAACATCATTGTAATCATATTCATTTTTTCCAACTTTTAAAATACATTTCATAATAATCGTCTCCTCAAAAAATTTCAATTTTCACAACTCGACAAAAAATACAAACCTTCTATATCATCTTTCTGTTCTTTTTTAACTTCAAATTCTTTAATACATGCATCAATAGAATCAATCAATTCAGGGTCAATATCATCAAACAGATATAATTTAGCTCTATGTCCTCTAATTATACTATTTTCTGGAGCTTTTATTGTTATAACATTATTTTCCATTTTTTTCCACCTGAGTGTTTTTTGATGATTCAATAGTTCCAGTAGAAATTTCAACAACTCCAAAATTTATAAAATTACGAGGATCGAATTCACGTTCATAATGATAAGAAATAGCATCAACAGAATAAACATTTTTATCAAATGAATATAATTTTTCATTTATTAATCCTTCATTTGCTTGAATACCTGAAATGTTATCAACTGTTTGAATCAATTTAACACGATTACCATCATCTATAATTCCTGCAAATACCTGAATCTGGTCATAATAAGTATAGTAAGGTATTATTATTTTAAAATGCTGTTTGAAACTCATAGGGGATGCATGAAGATTATTAGTTACGCTTTTTGCCATAATAAAAGGTAAATCTTTAACAAGACCTTGGGAATCATGCAAAATATATAAATGATCAATCGAATATTTAAAATCATCTAAACTTATAGTATCAAAAGTTTCTTTTTTATTTTTATTACAATTGCAAGACATAATTTAATTCCTTCTTTCTTAATTTTACTATACCCTATAAAGTATAGTTTATTTTTTATTTTCTCCTATTATACCTTATAGGGTATAATTTTTAAAATTTATAATATTCGCCTTCCACATATGTTAATTCATTTTGTTCAATAAATTCTTCAACTTTATCAGTATCAACATAAATTATCAATTTTTCCATTGGTATACTTTTATCTTCATTTTCATCATTTAAAATGATATTTTCGGTATTGCAACGAAACATATCTAAAATTTTTTCTGATTCATTTTCTAATTGAGTTTCTTGTTTTTCTTTCTCCAAAACTCTATCTAATTCTTCTCTAAGTTCTTCTCTATATCTTTCAGAAAAATAGAGTTTCAATCCTTCAATAGAAGCCTTTTTACCTTTTTCTTTCACACGTTGAGCAAGTGTTTTAATAGTATCTCCATCATATTGAAGAGTCCACTCAGAGAATTTTTTAAGAGCATCATCTACATTGAATTCAATCTTTTTTCTTTTACAATAGTTATAATATCGAATCAATGTTTTTAAATGATATCCAAGCATTTCTTCTTCATGAGAATCAGGATAAGATTTAGAAGAAAGGTGAATAACATGTTTATTTTCTGCGTTATTATGATAAGCCATTCCAATAATATGAGCATAATAAGGAACAATATCTGATTCTTTTTCAAAATGAAGAAGTTTTTTATTATATGTACCATCAGGTTGTTTTTCATATATGTAAACTTTTGAATTTTTTATTAAATTATCAAGACCATCATGAATTTCTATATTATCAAACAGGTCACACTTGCCAGAAAAACGACTTATGATAATCACCTTCTTTCTTTAAAATCATCAATTAAAACTCTTTCAAAACTTCTTTTTCTTCATCTGATTTTTGTTTTAATTCTTTAATAATTTCATCCCCATCATTATCAAAATCTTTAATATCATGTGCTTGTAAAATTTCTGCATCAACTGTATTATTAACTATTATGATAGGTTTTTTATAACTTCTTTTATTTTTCTTTTTATTTTTAGAATTATTAGATTTTGATGTTTTAGTATCTGATGAATCAGTTGAAGTATGTTTTCTTTTTGCATCAAGTTCAACAAATTTTTCATAAACTTGAGAAACAGACATATTTGCAAATTGTGCGATATTTGTTAGACCAATATTATTAATATATTTCAATTCTCCTCTAATGATAAACATATCGTTATATTTATCTTCATTATACCTAATAGCCATATAAAAGTTACAATATTCATCTACCAATAAATTAATTCCTTCATTCCAAAGTTTGCTTTTTAGAAAATAGAAGAAATAGTATTGATTATCATAACCTAAATCATAATTTGTAACATTTTTATTTTCTTTCATATATAATAAATGATAAGGATAACAAGTAATCAATCCACCATCAGAAAAAACATTACTCTTTATCCAATTAAAAGTTTGTTCTTTAGCCCCATCATACCATAATTCATTAAATTTTTCTTCATAGATTTTATATAAATCTTTTTTTGTCATTAATTCATCTCTAAGCATTTTAATACCTCTTTCTATTTTTTAATTATGTTATTTACTCATCATCACTAATCAATGCTCTAAATTTAGTAATAATTTTTGAATTTTTACCTTGTTGTTCTTTTAAATGATTTTCAGTTGCTTCTAATTTAGTTTTAGCTTCTTCAATTTCAAAAATAGTTTTATCAATTTCTTCATTTATATCAGATAGATTATTAATTGTATTTGTAACTAAATCTAAAGCTGATGATGATTTGTTTTGCAAAAATTCCAACTTTGCCTTTTTACTTTCAATAAAATCCTTTTCTTTTGTCTTAAAAAACATAATAAATTCCTTCTTTCTTTTTTTAAATATTTTCTTTTAATTCTTTTAAAAAATTATTTTTTATTTTTTCATTATTGATAATAGTATCTCTAACTTTCATTAAAGTAAATCCTAATAAATTCAAACCCTTCCAATTGGTAGGATTTTTTATTTTACCATTATCATTTTCTATACTTAATCCAATACCCCAAATTTTATCATAAGGAGAAGCTTCAACTAATATTCTATCTTTTGTTGAAATAATATAATTTCTTAAAATTTCATTTTGAGTGAACTTTGCAAGATTACCTGTAAATACAATATTTTCTTTATTTAAATCCCAAAGTGCCTGATTAAAATTTTTTATTTTTCTGCCAAATGATTTAATTTCTTTTTGATTATCACTCAACATAATCTTTTTTAATATTTCATTATCTTGAAATAGTCGAGCTTTTTCAGCCATCATATATTGTTCTACACACCAATACGTTATATTGTCTATTGTGAATTCAATAGGATACCAGTTAGATAAATATGACCTGCTATGCCAAAAGAATAAAAAGTCAAAATTTTCTCCTTCATTATATCTTTTACATAATTCTTTTTTATCCATTTTTAAATCTCCTCATATAAATGTTTATTAAAATCATTATCCACTATTGTAAAATAGTCGAAAGCATAAGGATAAATAGTAGACTGTGCATTTTTATCTCCAGAAGGATTATCTTCTGCAAGTTGTAAATATTGTATATAATATCCTTTCATTTCGTAAGGATCTTCAAATTCATCATAATAGTCAGTATCGCAAAAATGTCCATATTCAACTATTGCTATACCATAATCAGATTTTAAAATATCATTAGTAAAAATAAATTCTAAAGTAATATTATCAATATATTTATTTTCATCAAACCTATCTTTTCTAACACTTTCAACTATTTCTGATTCAGTAATAATAGCTTTAACAATACCAGTATCTTTGTCAATATGTACTTTAGATAATATATCAATATTATCTTGATTAGCAACATCAAATACATAATCTACTAATGGTATTCGATTCATACCTTCATCTGGACCAGAGTAAATATCTTGAGAAATAACCCAACCTGTAAATTCACATAATGTATATGGAAGAATTTCAACTCCTGAATTAATATTTTTACCAAGTGGAATTATGAATGAATGATTTTCTGATTCTGTATCCATACCAAAAAAATATCCCACAACCCAAGTATTAGGTTCGTATTGTAAATTTTGATTTTCAAAGGTATCTTTAACTTTAGCTTTAAATAAAATAAGTTTTTTATTATTTATGTTATTATTCATTTTATATAATTATCCTTCCTGTAGCTTGTGTTATTACATCATCAAAATCAACATATCCAAATAAAGCAGTATTTACTTCTTTATTAAAAATATTATTAATTTTCCATATTTCATCTTTTGTCAAATCATCAATAACATAATTGCTATTACTTACTTTAATATAATAAGTATTGTTATTAATATCATTATCATTTTTTATATCCCAAAATAATTTAAAATCTTTAATATCTGTATTGAAACCAAGACTCATAGAAAAAATTCTCATATATAATCACCTTCTTCATTATTTAATTCAGCTATTGAAAAAACATCAACACCCATTTCAGCAAAATCAATTGGCTTATCGTTGTTTAAACAATTTAAAATATAATAATATATTTGTTTTTGAGAGTGATTATTTGATTCTAATGTTATTTTTAAGTTTTTCCAACTATATTCCTTTGTTTTAGGTTCATACCAAGGAATTTTTACAATTATTGAATATTCATTTAAAGGAAAATATAGACTTAATTCTGATAGTTTTTTATTTACTTGTATTTTATCACTCATAATTATTTACCTCTTGTCAACTAATTCTTCAGCAATACCAAGTATTTCAGCAATTAAAATACCTGATGCTAATACAGTAATACTTTTTGTAAATATTGCAACTACTGATGAAATAATTCTAATTCCTGATTTAGCAATTGAAATAAATAAATGTCCTTTACTGTTCATAATATCATCTCCCTTCCATCTCTTCCATCAACCATTCCCAAAAATGTTCTGATTCAATATGAGAAGTAAAGAAGGAATAATAATTAATATGATTTTCCATTAAAAAGTTCATTATTTCACTATGTAATTCTTCAGCTTGGTTCTCTGTTTGAAATCTTCCTTCTTGTTTATAATCATGATCTCTCATTAAACATATATTAAGATTATTAAATTGATTAAAATGATATAGTTCTAATTGTTTTAATAATTCTTTAGATTGTTCATCTTTTTCATAAAAATGAGGAAGAATTATAGGACTATCAGTAACAATAATATCAACTTCATCAGACATTGAATGCATTTTATATAATTGTTTTCCAAATATATAAGGTTCACAAGTAAATACTTTTTCTGAATGTTCGTAAAGTTTTGATTTTGCGAATTCAGGTAAATATTCAACTTTAAATCCATTCTGTTTTAATTTAGCTGATAAATACCAGCTTGCCCATGATTTACCTGCTCCTGGTTCTCCAATAAAATTAATAATTAAGGGTCTGTTTATTTTCTTTATTGTTGTTTTAATTTTATTATTTTTAGAAATATTTGATTGTATTTGAATTTGTTTTTCATATATTTCATCAATTATTTTTTTAAATTCTGATAAATCAATTTTGTAATCATTAGGGAAAGTATCTATTAGTTTTTTATATGTATAATTTGAGATAATTCCTTTATCTGCTTCGTCAAATAAAGAATCTAATAAATTATTTGTCATACTATAAATGTTTTCATTCATAAATATCACCTCTTTTATTTTTATTTTATCTTAGTATAACATATTTTTTAAAAAATGTCAATAGTAAAATAAAAAATTTTTAATTTTTTATGTAATACCAACCATTAAAATCAATTTTTTTAGAACTTACACTGTTTTTTAATAATTGTAAATTTTGAGAATTATTGTCACAATTCAAAGTTGTATAAACTTGCATATATTTTACAACTTTTTTATTAGTCGTATAATACATTTTATAATTATATAACAATCCTACATTATGTAAAACATCAAGCATCTTCATAAAAGTTTTTTTAGAAATTTTATTCATTTCCATAATTCTTTCATGATACCAATAACAATTAGGCACAGAATCAGAAAAATTCATAAAAGATTTTATTAACAAATATAATGAAACTAATTTATCAACATAAACACCATATTGTTTTTTACAATTTTTTAATTTTAATAATTCTTCATCAGTTAAAATAACAAATTGTTTATTTTTTAACCAAGAATAATTATTTTTTGAATCTCTTTTAAATCGAATTGTTATTTTTTCAGCATTTGCTAATTTACTTAAATCACAATCTGTTTCAATGAAATTTTCTTTTTGTAGAGAAATTAAACAATCTCTTAATGTATCAGGTATTTCACCTTTTTTATTTGTTCTTTGATATTCCCAATAATCAATAATATCATTAATTGAAAATTCAATATCTCCATTTCTTTTTTCAATCTGATATAAATATAAAAACACAAGAAGCATTTTTTTATATTCAGGATTTTCTATGTATTTTTTTGAAATACTTATATTATACATTTAAATCACTCCTTAAAAATATATTTTAAAATTTTAGTAATTTAAATTATAACATAGAATTTTATAAATGTCAATAGTAAAATAAAAAATTTTTTTATGAGTCTCAAGAATAAGAATAATCAAAAAATGAAATTTAAAAGAGTGGACTTTGGGATTCGAAGAATACCATTGTCCCTCTTTTTTTCATTTTGAAGATTTTCTTTTCTGAGGCTCTTTCTTTTATTATTCTTTTTTTATTTTCTTATTGTTCTCTTATTATATTATTATTCTGTGGGGAGAGTTCCTAAAAAGAGTATAGGAAAATTCCACTTTAAAATTTTATGGTTTCCAATATGCTACATAGGGATTTTTCCACTTTGGGTATATTTCAGTTCCTATATGTTGTCATAGGATTGCTAACTTTAATTTTTGAGATAATAAGTGAATAAGACATACTTTATAGAAAATAGAAATAATAATAACAGATGTTTTTTAATTAACAAAAATTATAAAAATATTTAATAAAAACACTTGACAATTTTTATAAAATATGTTATACTAAGATTAAGTTATTTACAAGAATAACACAATCTAAAAGAAAAGAGGTGAGGGATATGGATTTCGCTACAGGATTAAATAAAAGAGATGTAAATAAATTAACATTATATGTAGATATAGATGGAGTAGTATTAAGAACATCAGAAGCTTTTATAACTCATTATTGTAAAAAACATAATATTAATAAAACATTTTATAATTTAAAAGATTATAATTTTAAAAGTATTGATAGAAATATAGAACTTCAAGATTTCTTTAAATATGTTGAATCAAAAGACTTTGTGAATGAAGTTGAATTTTTTGAAGAATTTGTAGAGTATTATAAAAAGAGAAAAAATGATTTTAATTGGATATTTATTACAAAAGGAACGATTAATTTTTTTAATATAAAGCAAAAGATACTTGAAAAAAAATTGGGATATGATATAGAATTAATACATATAGGTCCTGGTCAAGAAAAAAATATTGTTGACATGAATAATGGAATACAGATTGATGATTTTTACTGTAATTTAAACACAAATGCGAAAACAAAGGTCCTTGTAAAGAATTTTATAGATACAGATTACAATTTTGTACCAGACATAAGGGAAGATTTATACATAGTTAATGATTGGAAAGACATTGGAGAATGTCTTGATTGGTTTAAAAAAGAATGGGACTTAGAAAATAATTTTGAGGATTATGTGTAATATTAAACAAATAAAAGAAGAATTTTATTATATGTTTTGTGTATATTGAATAAAGATAAAAAAATGTATAAAAATCTATTGACATTCATAAAATATTATGTTACAATAAATTCAAATTTAATCATGAGAGAGACGTAGAATACTCTTAAAAAACGCTCACTGCAGATGGGGTGAAAGGTTGCAGCGTGGGAGAACAATGAAATTAAACGGTCAGACAAAAGGCTGAATTAACTCCTGAAAATCGTAGAACAATAGCAAATGGATGCGTTCACGTGGGATAATTACTATCCCTTCTAATTCCCCTTGATCCAGGTAATGCTGACGAAACAAAGATAGAAGAAAAGTAATAATAAAATACATAATAAAGAAGGTGAATTTGAATGAATAATTCACAACAAATGAGCCAATATGAACAAATTCTTGCTATTCGTAAAATGAATAGAAAAGATAAAAGAGCATTGGCTAAGAAATTAAAGATTAGTTATAATCAACTTCTTGAAATGATAAATTTTGAGATTGCAGATGTAACTGTAGAACAATTACCTGAGGGAACTAAGGTTAAGCTCAAGACAGATAGAATTCTTGAAAGAAAAGAAGAACTTTCTGACAGGTATGTTGATTGGGTTGAAAAACATAAGGATGATATATTTACTTGTGAAAGAGACCCAGAGTTTCCAGATGATTCTAAAAGAGTTGTGTTTAAAGAAGATGAAAATGAAGTAAAATGGAGTTTTCATGTAACTGATTTAGAATTGGTTTTGGATTAATTTCGTAGTAAAAATTGTATAATTTTTTCTATAAGTATGTACATTTACAACTGAATATTGTAAAAATAAAACTACTAAAAGAAATGGAGGGTATTATATGCCCAATAGATTATTTTATACAGCTAAGTTAAAGAGTAGTTTTATTATTGAGAATCACTGTGATATACATAAAAATTTCTATGAACTACTTATGGCAAATAATATAATTTCATTAGCTGATTCTCAAATGTTGAGAACTATTCGACAATTAACAAATCATGAAATTGATTTGGAAAAATTGGAAGATTGGTATCGGGAACGAGATATTATTAAAAGACGAAAAAATTCTAAAGAAAACAAAGAACGAATAAGACAATTACAAAATAATATTTATAACATGATGTTTATACCCGAATATATCACTGTGGTGATAGAAAAAGAAAAAGATTATGATTTATTCTTTAAAAGAGGATTTAAATTTAATGGTGATAAATATACGAGATTGTCTTGCTCTGCTTCTCAGGCAAGAGTAAATACTGTTGTTTTTATAAAAGATGAACTTAAACAACAAATGCAGGATATTCTTAATAATGGACGAAAGATGGATAAGCCGATGGCTCCAAGTAAATTTAATGCTTATTTTGGGTTGTATTCATCTGCTACAAAACAAGTAACATATCCAAGATTTTGTATTATTCCAGATTATTGTGAGATGGATAGAGTTAAGGTTGATTTTGTAACTACTACAGATGATTTCTCTGATGATATTCTTGATGAAAGAACTATTGATGTGGAGTTTAATCGTTTTGATGGAAATGGATTAATTAGTCCTCAAATGGCTGAACAATGGAGTATAGATATTGGTATTTATAATCCTAATGCAGAAAATGAAGATGATAAAGGATATATTGCTTGTCAATTTTGTATTAGACAAAGTTTTACAAAAGGCATGTTATGTACTTTTGATTTTCTTAAATTTTGTAAGGAAAAGAATAATGAAAATTATATTATTAAAGATGTTTATGGACATAATGTTGATTTAAGAGAGATTGATGTTATTCTTACTGAAGGACAAGTTAAAATGTTCGATCATTTTGGATATGAAAAAGATGGTGAATGGATTCCATCTCAAGAAGTCTTTGAAAATAATATTAAGAAAAATAATTTATTTTGGGGTGTGACTCGTTTTACACCTGAACAAGATGATAGAGTTCTTATTACCAATTATCAATTTTTACAAACCTTAAAAATGACAGATGAAGATATAGAAGAATTATGTCAAGATACTGTTAATTATTTTAAGGGTGTTTGTTCTGGAGATTATAATTATGCGTTATTGTTTATGCTTGGAGATAGTATGAATGAGAGAAAGATGCAGAATTATATGAAATCCAGTGATAATTATTGGTTAAAAAGTTTAATATGCAATCCTAATTTATTCAATGATAAATATACAAAGCAAAAGATTAAAGATTGTATTGAAAGAAGAATAGAACAGGCTTGTATAGGAAAAATTTTGGTTGAAGGAAATTTTCAGGTTCTTATTCCAGACAGTTATGCTTTTATGGAGTGGTGTTGTTATAGAGATCCAATGAAAGTAAAAGGTTTATTAAAAGCAGGACAATGCTATAGTAAATTTTGGAAAGACAAAGATAAACATAAAATTTTATCACAAAGGTCTCCATTAACTCATTTTAGTGAATGTCATTTAATGGATGTAGTTTGGAATGATGATATTGATGAATGGTTTAAATATAGTTATACTGGATTTTATACAAATATACATGATGAAAGTGTTATGCTTTGGTCTGGTGCAGATTTTGACTATGATATTTGTGCGAGTACATCTAATCCAGTAATGATTAGATGTGTTTATAAAAACCAGAAACCAGTAACATATGATGTTCCTAAACCAAAGAAAATGTTATTTACAGAAACAGATTTATATAATTTTGATAAAAAAAGTTTTGGTTCTTTAATAGGTCCTCTTACGAATCATGGAACAAGTATTATATCTTTAATTTCATATTATAGAGATAGATATAATAAATATCATGATGAACTTGATTTAAGAAAGTTAAGATTATTAGAAGATAGATTAAAGATGGTATGTGCAGGTCAGTCAAGACAGATGAAATATTGTCTGCGTATATGGTAACATATATGAAAAATTAGTGGTGAACCTATAAATATAGGGTGTATAATTTACGGTAAGGAATCGTAGGAAATGACGATTAGAAATTATGCTAACAGGGGATTCTAAGGATTTTTATTAATCTATGAAAATCCTGTGGTAAGCTATTTTTTGGTGGTTGTAAAAATTAAAAAGGAGGTGAAAAAGGGTAAAATGAAAGAAGGATATAGACCTCATAATTTTATTGATAGAACGAATATGAGATTTGGAAAATTAGTATGTCAAGAATATTTAGGACAAGGAAAATGGAAATGTTTGTGTGATTGTGGAAACACACATATTGTAAAAGGTGATGATTTACCTGTGAATAGTAAAAAAAGAGGAGTTAAGTCTTGTGGGTGTGGGCATTTAAGTAAAACTTGTCCTGATATTAATTATTTTAAAAACATTAATACTTCTGAAAAAGCATACATACTTGGATTATTAGCATCTGATGGAAATATTTATAATTATAATAATAGTTATTATGCTACGATTAGATTAAAATATACAGATGTAGATATCTTAGAAAAAGTAAAAAAAACTATGAATATAACTTCAAAAATCACATATCAAGAAGAAAATGTTGTTTTCCCACAAGGTAATCAAGGTATTGCTAAGATGTGTTGTTTAAGGATTTATGGAAAAGAAATTATTAATGATTTAATTTCGTATGGTTTAGTTCCAAATAAAACATTACATTTGAAAGTTGATTATAAAAAAATACCAAAAGAATTCGTAAGAGATTATTTAAGAGGATTATGGGATGGAGATGGAACTTTTGGTTTTTATGAACGACAAAATAATTCTCATACATATGAAGTTCATTATATTGGCTCTTCTGAAATAGTTAATGATATTAAAGATATTATCTTAGAAAATTTTCCACATTACAAAATTGATACTTGGCATGCTAAAGAATGTAATGAAAATATTTTTAGATTAGGGTTATCTCGTAGAGATGATTGTATAGAATTTTTAAATTTTTTATACAAAGATGCTAATATATATTTAGATAGAAAATATCAGAAGTATATTGATTGTATAGATTTAGTTAAATCTATTCCTTTTAAAAAATCACCATGTAGAAATTAGAAACTTAATCGACTATCCCAAATGGAGGTGGAATTCCTCAATAGGAGTAGGGGAGAGGTGAAAATCCTTTCTGGGTGAAACCCCCTTAAATCGAAGTGCCACAATCCTAATTATTTAGGATTAAGATATAGTCAAAACCGACTCATATGAGTGTTAAAGTACTATGAAAATAGCGGTATGTAAATGAGATAAAACAAAAATTGGACAAGAAGTAAAAGCAATAGCTAAAATATGGAAAACATTTCGTCCAATAAAAGAGACTGACACAGAACAAGAAAGAGAAGAAAAAGAGTTTTATAATTCTATTCTTTCAGATAGAAAACCATACTTTTTTAAGTATTTATATAAAGATTGTAAAACAACCTATAATACAGCTTATAAAAGTTTTGATAAAGAGTCTCGTAGGAGATATGGAATAACATTAAAAGAATTAATGAATATAGAAAATATAACAGAGGAACAAGAGAAATTAATTAATCATTTTATTTCAGAAACAAGACTTATTATGTCTGACTGTGAAATGAATAGATTATGTAAACATATAGAAAATGCTAATTTTGAAATTAAATTAAATATAAGAGATGATTCTAAATTTGATTATATGTATTTTTTTGATGAAAATATTGAATGGAAACAAGAAACATATGAGAAAATTTTTGAATTAATGAAAATGTTTAGTTTAAGTAAAAAATCTAATAAACTTGCTAATTCTTTAAGAGAAAATCAGAAAATAGGAGTCAAATCTGATAACGAAGTAACTAATGGTAAGAAGCTTGAAATAGAAGTAATGAGAAACAGATTGCTTGAAGAAGGGACTTCAGATAGTCGTGAGTTATGTAATTATCTTTTGAAGATTTTTTATGAAGATAAGAGAAGTTGGGATAAAGGATTGTTGTGGAAATTAGTTGGAGATATTTTATATGAACGTTGTTTTAATAAAAGTAATGGAAATATAAGAGTTCCTGTTTTAGATAATGATGGAGATATTATTTTTTATAATGATAAATTTAGTGTAAGAGATGTGAATATAAATAAAGATGAGGAAGTGAACCCATGCTAAGAATTTTTGATACTCCAAAATACATCGAAGATAATATAAAGTATGGGTTCAGAGACCCTAATACTTGGAGATCTGATGCTGCATTATTTGTAAGATGGAAACATGCGTTAGAGCCAGATCTTAAAAAAAGAGAAGTAAAAGAAATACTTATAAAGAAGTGTAAAAAGAGTGTACCAATGTATGTACATGATTTACAATATAACACAATCAATAGAATAATGGATAAGAATTGGAATGAAGAGTTTGTTCCAATAAAAATAAAATCTATACAAATGACCCAAGGAGTTATAGATTGGTTTATTAATCAAAACTTAAAGAAAAATGAATTAAAGTTTTTATTTGCATTATATGTAGGTTATATTTTAAACAGATGTAGTAAACATGAATCTAAAATTAAATACATATATGATAATGGAACAGATAAGATGTTTTTAAGAAATAATACATCTATGCCAAAAAATTATTCAACATTTAGTATGTTTAATAGAATGGAAGAATTAGGGTATGTACAGATGTATAGAGAATGTTCGACATTATTATTTATTGCTGATCCTGAATTAAGTATTTTTTCAGAAATAAAAGATGATAAACCTAAAGAATACATATATAAGTTTTATTGTGGAAGTAGTAATCCTGAAGATATGAAATACACATTTACTACTGAAGATTTATATGATTTTGGAGATAAATTTTGGAAGATAACACAAGGTTTTATTACTTGCAAAAGATGTGGGAAAGTTGTTGAAAAAGTGACTAATCGTAAATATTGTGAAGAATGTGCTAAAATTGAAAACGAACATTTTGTTCCAAAAGATAAACAAATAAAAAAAGTAATTTGTTGTGATTGTGGAAATGAATTTGAAACTTCTTCCAAAAATAATAAAAAGGAATACAGATGTCCAGATTGTTATAAAGTATATAGAAGAAATAAAAAAACAGAAACCATGAGACAATTAAGAATTAAAGAAAAGCCTTTTGTGGTCAGCACTAATTCGGATTTTGAGAAAATGTAAAATCACATTTTACCCAAGGATTATATAGGGAAAATCGATTTATGATTTATTTTTTAGGGAATTTATAAGTTATGAAAGGGAAAGAAAAGTATTTCTTTACTTATGTCGCATATGAGACATTAAACCATATGCATTGGAGAGGTGTCACTCCTATAAAACACGAAAAATATAATAAAAATTTTTAAAGGTTGAAAAGGAGACGAAAGATTATGAAGAGAGATGAATTTGTATCTGCAGTAGCAGAAAGAGTTAAGTTTACAAAGAAGGATGTAGCCGAAGTACTTAGAGGTATTGAAGAAGAGGTTGAACATGTGGTAACAACTGAAGATTCATTTAAATTTAAGTTTGGTACAATTGGTGGTAAGACAAGAGAGGCAAGTGTTTGTAGAAATCCAAGAACAGGTGAAAAGATTGATGTTCCTGAGAGACGTGGATATCCATATTTCAAACTTTCACAAACAATTAAGGATGCTTCAAAGTAATTAATGCATATTGAAAATTAGAGTGAGTCAGAGATGGCTCACTCATTTTTTAAATATATAAAACTCAGTTTTTATTAGGTAAAATGATATTAAAATTTCTTATGTATAAAATAAGAAAAATAGTTGATTTTTAATAAAAAATATGTTATAATAAGTGTAGTATAAAGTATTTTATACATAACAAATTTTAATAAATAAAAAAAGGATAAAAGGATTGGTGAATAATATAATGAGTAATGATATGTTAAAAGATAAAAAAGAAAGTTTTTTAGAGTTTGCAAATAGAATTGTGACAGATGAAAACATTAAAGAATATGGTATTTTACATATATTTAAGAGTTTATTTGAGAATGATAATGTGTCATATGATAATGCTCAAAGACAACTATTAGGTATTAGAAAATTTTTAAATGAATATCGTAAAGATTTAATAGATAAAGAAATGGAACAATTAGATAAGTCTTTAGATTCAGTGAAAGATGTTGTTCAACAATTAGATATTTCAATTAATGCTGATGGTAGTCAGACGAGTAATGCGTTATTACAATTAAGTGAAGAACAAATAAAAACTCCAAAATTGTTATTAGAAGCACATGGATATGATAATGATATGTGGGAATTAGTTAATTCTAAAAATTCCATGTGGCATCAAAATAGCAATAAAAATGGACTTAAAACATTATATTGCAGTAAAATTACAGTAAAACCACGAACGGAAATTTCTATAGAAAAAGTTCAGGAAATTTTTGAAAAAATGGATAGAGAATATCAAATTCCATTTTATGATAATGGTTTAGAATTTAGTAATAAAGATGAATGTATGGTTTTGAATTTCTTTGATGTCCATTTTTCTAAATTAGCTCATTCTTCAGAATCAGGGGAAAATTATGATTATAAAATAGCTAAAAAAAGAATTATGGATAGTATATATGAATATAAGAATCGTTTTATAGGAAGGTCCTTTCATAATATTTATTTTGCTATAGGTCAAGATTATTTTAATTCAGAACCCACAGGAAATACTGTTGGAAATACAAAACAAGATAATGATAGTAGATATTCAGTAATGTTTGAGGAAGGTGTTAAAACATTAATTGATGTTATTGAAATTTTGAAAACAATGGGGATAAATATAATAGTTCCATTAGTACAGGGAAATCATAGTACATATACTGAATACTACGCTGCACAATATTTAAAAGCATGGTATCGTAATGATACATATGTTACAATTTGTGCAAGTCCATTACCAAGAAAATATTATACATTTGGAACGAATCTTTTTGGATTTACGCATAATAGTGAAGAAAAAAATAGAATATATACATTAATGCAAGTTGAAGCCGCTGAAGAGTGGGGGAAGACAGTAGAACATACTTGGTTTACAGGACATTTACATTGTGAGGATGTCAAAGAAGGTGGAGGTGTCTATATTAGACAAGCTCCTACATTATGTGGGACAGATGCTTGGCATAAAAGATCTGGGTATGTTAATCCAATAAAAAGAACACAGGCTTTTGTTTATGATTATGATTTAGGATTGGTAGAAAGCCATTATGTTCGAATAATAGAATGATAAAAGATGAGATTTCTCATCTTTTTCTTTTTGTATAAAAAATAAGATAGAAAGGGATGAGAATTGTGACAATATTAGAAAAAATATATTATATTCTCCAGAAAATATATTATGTGATTCGTATGATATAAAAATAGAAAAAGCAGATATTTTAAAAATTCAAATATCAGGAGAAGGCTCTTGTGATATAAAAATTTATGGAAAGTTAAGTTCTCAGGGGACAGATGAGAAAATATGTGTAGTAAATGATGCAGATTACAGTATAACGAATGAAATTACAAAATCAGGAATTTATACAATATCTTGTGAATGTTATTATTCGATAAAAATAGAAGTTATAAGTACAGATAATAATATGTCTTGTCTTATAGTAAAGGGGGCATATTAATGGTTGATTTTGTAGCAAGAGCATTAGCTCAACAAGCATTATCTGGGTCTGGAGAGTCTGGTAATTATGATGATGTAAAATTAGAATTTGATGATAATAATAATTTGGTTGTCACTATAAATGGTAAAACTTTAAAATTTGCTTCAATTGAAGTAATAGACGAACCATACTTGACAATAGATAACAATGGCACATATTTATCGATTGACAATAATAATACAAATTTAACTATTGAGGGAACTAAACAAGAAAATAAATCATATTTAACCACAGATAATAATAATACATATTTAAGAACAGATAATGATAATACATATTTAATAGTTGAAGAAAATATATAATTTTAGTAGGTGGTAAAATGGCTAAAAAGAAAAAAGAAAAACAAAAGGGATTATTTAGTAAGTGTATTGTTGTGTTTTGTGTTATTGAAATGATGTTAATGCAAGCATGGGGAATGTGGATTGCTGACAGCGATACATACAGTACTGATAGTTTAATAGTTGCTAATCACGCTGTTTTTGGAGGAGAATTATTAATGCTTTGTTTAAAAAGGCTATTAACAAAAGATGACCCTAATAAAAATACTCAAGAAGAAGTTAAGAAAAATGATGAGATTATATATGGATGATTTATAATAGAAAGGGTGAATTTTTATGAATATAAATAAGGAAAAGATTATTGATGCAATAGTTGTGTTAGCTGTCTTAGTAAATACATTTTTGACAATGTTGGGGAAAAATCCAATTCCATATTCTGAAGAGGAAATATATGTAGGGATTAGTTCAGTTGCTTCAGTTTTATCAACTCTCTACATATGGTGGAAGAATAATAAAGCACAAAATCAAGTAAAAGAGATTTCTGATGAAAATAAACAGCTTTCATCAATAATAGCAAAGGATAAACAAATGATTGTAGAACAGTCTGAACAAATTGAAAAACTTGAACAATACGTTGAAAAATCTGACCTTCAAATTAAAAACCTTGAAAATAAAATTGTAGTTTTAGCGAAAGGCGAATAATCTATGGCAACAAAACATAAAAATGATGTCAGAAAAGCAATAGGTCCTACAACTCAGAAAATACAAGATTTGCATGCAAAAATTCGTGAAAATATAAAAGAAAATTTAATTTTTCCAACTGAAGAAGAGATACAGGCAAAAAAGACATGCAGTATGTGTAATAAATCTTTGCCAGATGAAGATTTTTGGAAAACTTATTCTTATGCACAATCAGGGAGGCTGTCTGAGTCTGGTAAAATTTTTTGTCCTGTATGTAGAAGTTGTGGACAAAAATTATTTGATTTTTATTATGAAGTAATTCATAAAAAAGATCTTATGAAAGCATTAGAACATACTTGCTGTGATTTAAATATCTATTGGGATATTGAATTATTCAATGAATGCAAAAGAATATATGAAAACAATGAGAGAAAATTACATATATTATCCGAGTATATTGCTTCAGTAGGAAGAAAAGGATTTGCTTATATGGGAAAAACATATTGGGATAGTCCTAAAATTGTCAATAAAGGTAATGAAGGTTCAGATGGAGATTCTGAGGTTAAGACCGACTATTATGGTTGGGATACTCCTATAGAATGGAGTAAAGAAGATGCTGAAAATAGAAGAAAGGTTTTGAGAGTCTATAGATACGATCCTTTTGAGGAAGATGGAGATGATGATCGTAAGGCACTATATAGGGATTTAGTTGCTATGCTAGATGATGCCATGGAAGATGATTATGTAAAATCCAGAGGTGCATTAGAAGTTGTTAGAGGATTTAATAGACTTGAAAAATTAGGAAAACAGATTGCAGAATTAGAAAGAGATGACCCTGATAATATTGTTCAAATTCAAAAAATATCTGATATAAAAACAAAAGAGCGTAATGCTATTAGTTCTTTTTGTAAAGATAATGGATTTGCTGCTTCTTATCAGATGAAAAAATCAAAAGGTGCAGGAACGTTATCAGGGGTACTTAATGAAATTAATGAAAAACAATATGAATCTGGTTTATTGAACATGTATGATGTTGAAACCAGTGAAAGTATTGGACAAGCTGCGAAAGCTTCCATGCAAGCAATATTTGATCAGTTGAATTTTGGTGCTAATGAATCTTATTTAGTAATTCAAAATCAACGTGATATGATAAGAAAATTAGATAATGATAATAAAAGATTACAGGAAGAATTAAGAAAAGCCAATTGTAAGATTACAGAAATGAAACTCAAAAAAGAATCGAAAGAAGGTGCTTCTTAATGATTAATGTAATTTTTAATAAATCAGATTATGAAATTTCTCAAAGAAAGATGGAAATGTATGATAAATATCTTAAAGTTATTCAATGGGGTAGAAGACATCCTGTTCGCTTTATGGAGATGATATTTGGATTGCAATTTACAGATCATCAAAGATATGTATTGTTATCTACTTGGACAACAAGATATGCAGTTTGGCTAATGTCAAGAAATAGTGGAAAAGCGACATGTTTAGATACTATTGTATATACTAATAATGGTGAAAAACAAATTGGTGATTTGAAAATTGGTGATTTGATTTATGATAATAATAATGAATTAACTGAAGTAATACATTTAAATCCGATTATTTTTGAACAAGTTTATGAAGTTGAATTTGATGATGGAGAAATTATTAAATGTAATGCAGAGCATTTATGGTGTGTTTGCAATTCCAAAGATTCATTATTTAATATAGTAGAAACTAGAGAATTATATGATTATTTAAATAATTCAATTGGTAATATAATAACAATACCAGATTTAAATGGTACAAAAAATATTATAAAAATAAGAAAAACAAATGAGAAAAAAGCTATGAGATGTATAACTGTATCAAATGATACAGGTCTTTTTTTATGTGGAGAAAATAAAACTATAACTCATAATTCTTATTTATCAGCACCATATATGATGGCAAGAAGTATTTTAATACCAAATCATAAAAGTTATATTTTATGTCCATCAGGTAATCAGGCACAACAGACTTTTTCTAAAATAGAAGACTTAGCAAAAGGCAAAGTTGCTTCTGTTAAAGGTTCTACAGGTGTCTTTTTAGCAGAATTAATGAGAGCGAATGCAGGAACAGACCCATTTGTACATGATAAACATTCACATCATTGTGAATTGTATAATGGTAGCAGTATTTGGACTGTTAATAGTGTTGCTAAAAATGCAGTGGGTATTCGTTCAAACCTTAATTTTTATGATGAGGCAGGTAAAGTTGAACGAGAATTTTTTGCTTTAACTGAACCTTTCTGTACTCAGGATACAAACTTTGCAACTGGTGCAGATTTTAATATAAAATGTTATCCTCGTCAACTGCCGAATCAAATTATATATGCAAGTTCAGCAGAGACGATTGATAGTCAACTTTATGATGCATACAAAGATGGAGCAATGCGAATGATTGCAGGAGATCCAGAATATTTTGTGTGTGATATTACATGTGAATTAAGTTTAAATCCATATATGGATGGAAAGCCTTATAGTGCGTTGTTATCTAGAGAAGTTATAGATGATGCAATGAGAAAAAATGAATATAAAGCTACACGAGAATATTATAATAAATTTGATATTGCAGGTGGTCAAGATGCATTAGTTAAAAGAACAACACTTATTGCAAATAGTTATGCTTATGCTCCTATTTATCAGAATGAAAATGATTTAAAACAGTATATTATAGCATATGACCCTGCTACAAAATTAGATAATAGTATGATTGGTATTGGTGAAATATTTACACATCCAGAGAATGGATTAATGTTAAAAATTGTAGATATGATTAATCTTATAGAAAAAGGTGGCAATGGGGAAAAGAAAGTAATTCAAAAACCAGACCAGGTTGAGATTTTAAAAAAGATATTATTAAAATATAATGGAAGAGTTCCAGATTATGATAATCTTATTAGAGTTCTCATAGATGCAGGATCTGGTGGTGGTGGATTCGATATTGCTCAATACTTGTTAAGAGATTGGATTGGTGTTGATGGAAGAAAACATCTTGGATTAATTGATTTACAAGATAAATATTTAAAAGAAGAAAAAGACAAGTTCCCAGGAGCTGTCGATAAATTAACTATGGTGAGCTTTACTAAATACAAGACCGAGATATATACTGAATGTCAGAATATGATCAATCAAGGGTTAGTAATGTTCCCAAAATCGTTGAATTTAAAGGGAGAGATGGAATTTGAAGAAGAACAACCAGATGGAACAATTAAAATAATTACTGAAAGAATGAATTCAGATGAAATTAAAAGTTTAGTTGAAATAGATTTGCTTAAGGAAGAATTAGTAGCAATGCAGAAAACACAAAATGGTAGTACAATTAAATTTGATTTATTGCCAAGTAAAAAATTAGAGGGAATGCATGATGATAGAAGTGACGTATGTGCAATGATGTGTTGGCAATTAGCAAAAATGAGAAGTAAAGATTTGCTTCATGTTGAGAGAGGAAATAATCAATTTGATAAACTTTTTAAACATGGAGTTTCTTATAATTCTAATCCTTTAAGTAAAAATAAAAATCCATTTGCAAATTCTAAACCAAATCCATTTTTAAGATAAGGTGTTATTATGATTTATAAAATAAATGTAAATATAGAAAACATTATAGGTTTATTAGATAAGATTAGTAAAAAATATAATGTTTACTTTAAAAATAATATATTATATATATCTTCTATAGATTATAAAATTTTCACGATTAAAGATGTAAAAAAGCTATTTAATCAAGATAATATATATATAGAAGAAATTAATGAAACAAATTTAAAATATGAACCATCAGATGTTATTATCTGGTGTAGAGATTATTTTGTTCAAAGGGATTTAAAAAAGTATGAAGAGGAACATCAAGATGATATTTCTAATTATATGAAGGTTTTAGATAAATTTGAACAAAATCTTGAACGAATATATAAAGAGAAAGTAGGTGAATAAAATAAATGGCAGAAGAAAAGAAAAAAGTAGGAAGACCAAAGAAAAAAGAACCTACTACAACTAATGAAAAAAAAGAACAAATTACTATGACACAAACTATGACAGTACAAGAACCATATACTAGAATAAGATCTATATTTACAAAATATGCAGATAAAGGATTGAATTCTAATGATTTTTTATCAGCAATGGGACAATCTTTTACGAATAATCCATTTATACAGAATTCTCGATTAAAGAGAATTAATTCACCTATTAGTCCAAAAGAACAGGAGCAAGTTGATAAAGCATTGGAGAATCCTGCACATCATGAATCTTTATTATGTGAAGAATCTCAAGCTTTATATTTTCAAAATTATGTATATAATAATTTATTAAAATTAAATAGAGAAGTTCCTCAGTATTTTAATTATGTTGTACCAACAAATGTAACAAAAGAAGATTGTAATAGTGAGGAATTTAAGAGAGAAATGCATTTTGTTAATGAAATTATTGATAAAATGAATTTAAGAAAAGTAGGTAAAGATATTGCAATGGATGTCGCTATAGAGGGTAAGCGTTCTTATGTTTTTAGATCAAGTTATGATAGAAATAAAGGGACTGTAGATTATGCATTGTTGCAAAAATTACCTTCTCCTTGGGTTAAATATACATCAATAGGAAGTAGTACAGATTATATTACTTCTTTTGATTTTATGATGTTTTTACAACCTGGAGAATCAGTAGATTTTTATCCTCCGTTTTTTAGAGAAATTTGGGAAGATTTAATTGGTGAAAGAATTATTATTACTGATAAAAATGGAAATAAACAATTTAATCCGACTGGATTAAAAAATTCAAGTCGTAAAAAAGATAGTTTTGAAATAAAAGATGGTAGATGGTTTTATTGGGTAGAGCTACCTCAAGGAGAGGTTTTTGAATTTGGTTCTGATAATAGTCATACACTTCAATTGCCTGATACTATCGGATTATTTAGTGATTTACGTGGATTGAATGATTATAAATGGCTGCAGAACCAATTATTATCGAAAGCAGTAAACAGTGTTTTAGTAGGTACAGTTCCTTTAATAAAAGATCATAATCTTGCAGGAGGAGACCAAACAGCAATTTCAATGGATACAATTATTGGTTTTAGTGATATGTTCTCACAGGCTGTAAGTAATAATATTATGCCATTTTTTGCACCATTTGAGGATTATGATTTATTATCATTACCATTACCTCCTGATGCAAAAGAAATTAATAATACTGCTTTAAAAAATTTAATTAATACATCTGGTATGGGTGCATTAATTACAACAACAGATAAACCAAGTATTATTTCAGTAAAGACATCACAACAATTAATTGAATCTAAGAGTGAATATTTAATGTTGCAAATTCAAAAAGCTGTAAACAATATTATAAATAATAATTTAGGTTTAAAATATTCATACAAAGTCACCATATGGGGTGGTTTATTTACATATTTAGATCAAGCTAAATTTTTAAAAGAATTAGTTATGACAGGATATACATCATTATTACCAAGATTGTTAAGTGTATTTAATCAAAGTGTAGAAGATAGTGATTCTGTGATGAATTATTTAGATTCATTGGGTGTTTATGAGAAATTTATGCCTATGACTGTTGTTACTCAACAACATAATCAAAAAATAACTACAGAAGCTGAAAACGAACGAGCTAAAATATCTCAAAAAACTTCTACTCAATTAACGAAAGAACAAACAGAAGAAATAACTAAAACTACAACTATAGGAAGACCACCAGTTGGTGACAATATAGAAAATGATAATACTGCTATTTCTATAGACCAAGGGAATAATGTTAGTGATATAAAAGATTAAAAGGTATTTGAAAGGTGGAAATACATATGGTGAAAACTGAGAATATTAATGAGAAAAAATGCAATCATGATTATAAGGATAATGAGAATACATTAAGAAAAATGTCAAAAGTTGAGATGGTATATCCTCCTACGGATACATATTTCTGTAAAGTATGTCATAAATACATAAAATTTCCTAAATAATGAATGGTTTTTTCTCTAATATAAAAATATTAGGGAAAGGAGTGATTCAATAAATGGATTATATTGCTGAATTAAAACAAGTAGATTTTTGGACTTTATTGTTTTGGCTAGTTATAATTTTAAGTTCTTGGAAATTTTTATCTAGTCTATTTGATTGGTTTGTTAATAAATTTGGTATTGAAACAAGAGTTACAATAGAGAAAAAAGAAAATAAAAAGATTTTAGATGAGACTGCTAAATTAGCACGAGAAACAGCTAAAAATTTAAAAGAGTTACAAGATAGACATCTACATGACGAAACAGAATTTAGAACAAACTTAAATAATTATATGAAAGAAAGTCGTGAAGATAGAAAATCATTACATGATGAAGTGGTTACTTTTACTAACAACAGAACTAATGATAGAGCACAAAGTCTTGAAATCCAAAAACAATTAACAAATTCAATTGAGGCTATAGCAAGAAGACAAGATGATAGAGATGAGAAAATAAAAGAATTAACTTCTATTTTTGTTGAAAAGCAAATTTCAGATTATCGTTGGGAAATAATTAGCGTGGCTGATAAAATATCTGCAGGTAAAAAAGTAAGTAAAGAAGCAGCAAGACATGCAATTTCAACTCATAGAAAATATGAAAAAATTATTGAAGAGCGTGGTTTAACTAATGGTGAAGTTGATATTAGCATAGCAATAATTATGGAATTTTATTTAGAAAACTATGGAGTTTATAATGAAGACAAATAGGTGACGATAAATGATTTATTTTATTACGGATGTAACCTATATAAAAATAGGTTATACAAAAAATGATGTACAAAAAAGATTAAAACAATTACAAACAAGTAATGCCAAAAAACTTTATTTGTTAGGTTGGATGGAAGGAACTATGGAAGACGAAAAAAGATTACATACTATTTTTGGAAAATATAAAGTTAGATATAATGGAGAATGGTTTAGACCAGATAAGTCTTTAATAGATTTCATAAATAAGAATAATTTAAAAGAAAACTGTCGAGTTGAAAATATCGATGGACAAATAATGAGTTTTCTTTCAATTAAAACAATATAATATAATTTTGTAGAAAGGGGTGACAAAGATGACGAAAAAAGTATTTCAATTTAATTTGGATTCTTCGTCTTTAAAGATAAAAGAAGTTTTAACTACTAAAGATTTTATTATGATAGAATTATGGGGAATTTCAAATGAATATCCAACGAATAACAATAGTCATTTCCCTTTACATACAATGGAACAGAATGTTAAAAATAATACATTCTTTGGAAAACCAATTTTAGGCAAATTTAATAATGTTACTAATAATTATGAGGTACATAATTCTAAGGAGAAATATGACCCTGAGTTTGATATTGCTTATTATGACTATGAAGATGGTGAAAGACCTTTAGGATATGTTCGAGAAGGTGTTAATACAGTTAGGATAGAAAAAGATGATAATGGATTGTCTTGGATTGTTTTTACTGCTGTATTATGGGTTAAGTACAATTATCAAGGAATTAAAAAATTATTGAAAGCGAAAAGAAGTAAAGTTTCAGTAGAAGTTACTATTAATGAATCTCATGAAGATGAAAATGGTGTAGAAATTTTTGATGATTGGGTCTTTGATGGAGCAACAATTTTAGGTTATCGTCCACATAGTAGAGTAGAAGCAAAAGAAGGTATTAATAATGCTCATATGACAATAGTTGAAAAGATGAAAAAGGAAACTTTTTCTCAAAGGATGAAAAAAATAACTTTTGCTTATGACAATATTGATGAAACTGATATAAAAGAGATAAATTCTCGTTTATATATAGAAGATACATTGCAGAAGGAGGCGAAACCATTGACTGAGGATGTTAAAAAGAATGAAGAATTTGTTCAGGAAGAACAGGTAGAATCTAAAGAAGAATTTGTTGAAGATACTGAAAAAGTTGAAAATACAGAAAATTCTGATACTAAAAAAGAAGAGGAAGCTTGTAAAGAGAAAGAAAATGAAACAGTTGAAGAGTCAAAAGTAGAAGAGTCTTGTGAGGGAAAAGAAACTGAAACATGTGGTGATGAAGAAAAATGTTCAGAAGAAGAGTCTAAAGATGATAACTGTGGAACTTTTGAAAATCCTGAAGAAGAAAAAGTTGAAGAATCTAAGGAAGGGATTTGTGAAAATTTTGAAGAAGATGATTCAGAAGATGGAAAAGATGATATAGATCATCCAGACGATCAAGATGGAGACAGTGATGATTCAAAAGAAGAAAATTCCGAAGATTCTGAAGAGAACTGTGGTAAGTTTGAGGAAGAAAAAGCTGAAGACGAAAAAGAAGTTAATACAGATGATGAAAATCAAGAAGATGTTAAGATGTCTGTAGAAATGTTTACTATTGATGGTGTAGAATATACAGGTCAGCAACTTTTTGAAAAATATCAAACAGATATAGCTAATTTTGAGGAAAAGTATAATACTTTAAATCAGAATTATATAACAGCTAGTGACAGACTTGCACAATTTGAAAAAGCAGAAAAAGAAGCCTTTATAAAGAAACTTTGTGAAGATGTAAAATCTTTTGCATCTGAAAAGAAAATTAATATAGGTTCAATGGATTCCATTTTAGATAAATGCGAAAAAGGAGTGTTTACTACTTTTGAGGAAGCTAAAAAGGAAGTTGTATATGAAGCTTATAAAGAAACAGAAGTTATTCCAACAAAGGCTGAGTTTTCAACAAAAGCAGATGACGTAAGAAAATATGTATCATCTGAAAATAAAAAAGTAAGTCCATTAGAAGGACTAAATAATTTTATTAATAATAAATAAGGAGGAAATTAAAAATGGCTAAGAAATTATTTTGGAAAAATTATATGGCATCAGAAGATGTTGGTTCTAAATTAGTACATGGTAGATTTTATAACGATGCTGATGAAACAGCAGAAATTTTTGATGGAGCATTAGTTACTATTGGAGATTTAGAAGATCATGCATTCTATCCTGGTGTAAAAGATTTAAATGTAAGAAAGATTAAGTTTGCTACTGCTGATACAGACGAGGTGGCAATCGTAGATATCGTTGAGAGATCTCATGGCGATATTATGGGTGTTAACTATCGTGAAGGTATTAAGACTGCAGGCATGACAGCTTTGGCAGGTATTCCTGTAAGAGTTAGAATCCTTGATAAGCTTGATAGTTTTAATATTGGTTCAGGAAACATTAATGGTGAGGCTGTTATAGGTGAATATTTAATTCCTGAAGCTGGCACTGGTCTTTGGGTTCCTTCAACAGAAAAAGTAGAAGGTAAGACAACTGTTAAAGTTGAAGGTACAAGTCCTTTAACTGAGGGTGTAGTTGATACAGATGTTAAATATTTGTGTACAATTGTATCATTGGCTTAATTATTATAAAAGGAGGTAGTTTGAAATGAGTAAAGTTTATACATTTGCAAGTGCAGGACAGAATGAAGTTATGGATAACTTAGTTGCTGTTTTTAGTGAAATCGTAGATGAAAGAAAATCAAAGAATTTTGTAAATAATGATTCTTATAAAGAAAAGAATAAATCATTTAGTGAAGCTTTGTTAAAGTATTGTTTCGAAGAGTCAGGTAAAGAATATACTGGTCTTGATATGGTAAAGAACCCTATGAATGTTAATAGAACTTCATTCAAGGAAACTTTTGATACTGTTATCGCACAGGTAATTACACCTGTTATGCCCAAATTGACATCAGAAAGATATGCTTCTTTATTTGATGTTGATCAGGTAGGTTTTGGTGATAATGCAAAATATGAAGTAGATTCAAATGAGTTGTTTATTATTAGTGAAGCTGCTGAGGGTATTGCTCGTGGTGGTATTCAGACACTTTATAACACAGAGTACACAGTAAGAGCAACAAAGAGAACTGTTACTGTTGGTCTTGATTGGTATCATGTTGCTGCAGGAGTTCAAGATTGGGGACTTTGGGGAATGAAACTTTCTAAGTCATTTGAAGCATATATTATTGCTGCTGTTGTAAAAGCTCTTACTTCTGTTGTAAGTACTGCAGAAGGTAGAACTGCACAAGGTATTGGTGGTTATTTTGCTAATGGTATTGATGATAAGAACTGGTTGCAGTTAAGACAGAATGTATCTTTAGCTAATGGTGGAGTTCCTGTTTATGCATTGGGTACTTCAATTGGTTTAGGAGATATTCTTCCTTCTTCAGAGATGGGATTCAGATTTGGTTCAGATGATCCTTATGTAACTGTTGGTCATCTTCCTATTTATAAGGATGTTCCATTAATTGAGGTTGATAATGCATTGATTCCTAATACAATTAATAATACACCTGCTTCATTGATTGATGACAATTATATCTATATGATCGCTATGGGTTCACATAGACCTGTTAAGGTTGTATTCGAAGGTAATCAGGTAACTGTTGCTAACGATCCAATCCAGAGTAAAGATAATACATATGCTATGACAATTGATATGAGAATTGGTGTTGATGTAATTGCAGGTTCTAAGTTTGGTGTAATTATTAAAGAGTAATTTTTTAATATAAAAAGATAAATAGATATTTTAAAGGTTTTAAAGGAGGATTTTTTTATGGCAGGGAATAAAACAACTATAAAAAAGACAGAGACTAAAGAAGTACAATCATCTCCTGAAATGATAAAAATGATGGAGATGATGTCTTCTTTTCAGACACAACTAACAGAATTATCAAAAATGAATCAAAAATTGAAAGAAGAATTGGAAGATTCTAAAAATTCTAATAAAGAATTACAAAGTCAATTAGATGAGGTTAAAGCTCAGTCTAAAGAAACTGTAGTAACATTAGAACCAGTAGAATTAATTGGTGAGTCAGTTACTCCAGATTATTTGATGACAGATAATAATAGAGTTATTAGAGTTTATCATATGCAAGAAATGATTGGTGGTATGGCTACAGTTATTAATCTTACAAATACAAAAAGAAGATTGCAGAGAATGGGTGAGTTAGTTACTTTAAAAGTAAATGACTTTGAAGAACTTGTTGGAAAGTATCGTTCTTTCTTTGAAAGAGGAGTGTTAGCTGTTGATGCATCAGATATTGATTATGCACAGATGTATGATTTGCCAATATATGATATAAGAATGAAAAAGAGCTACAATTCAACTGTATTAAAACAAGTTGTTAATTATAATTATGAACAGCTTCAAGAATTTTATAAGAATCTTTCAGAAAATAATAAAAGAGCATTTTTATCATTCTGGTTAGGTAAAGTTTATAATAAGGAAGAAGGTTATTATGACGAGGAAAAGATGCGTTGGTTGAATAATTTCTCTAATACAGAAACTTTTTCAGCTATTTTGTTTGAAATTGAACAAAATCGTACTCGTCAGAGAACTACAACAATGGAAGTGAGATAATAAAAACAGAAAGGGGTGTTGGGCTTGATAAAATTTGATGAAATTTATCGACAGGCAATTGTTTTATTTGACGATCCAGAAATAACTAATGCCTATGATAATAACAAAATACAATTTTGTAAATTAATGTACCCTTTTTTAAATGCATCAATTTCATTATTTACTAACCCCTCTATGATTGGTCCATTATTGACTGATTATGATGCTCCAGATGGAAAAATGGAAGTCTTTGAATCAGATGGAAATACTAAAACATTTGAGTTGTCTCTTGAATATAGAGATGGTTCATTAGTAGAGTACATAAGTGATGGAAATATTATTAACGGAAAAATCATTCAAGATGATAAAACAGGAAAGACATATGTTGAGTTCTCTGAAATCCCAGAATCAGGAAAGAATTGCAGTGTGCAAATTTATTTTGTAGGCTGTTTGAATAATGACTTTAAGATTACTGGAAATATACAAAGAGATGCAGGAATTAGAGGACAAATTGTAAGTATTTTAGCAAGATTACTTATTCGTTCTTGGTCTGAACATACTCGTAATTTTTTATTAGATATTCAAAATATATTAACGGATACTGATTTTAAATTACATCCTGCTTCAGCAGCTTTGAGAAGTAAAAATGAATGGTTAGCTTCTGTTATAGCTGAATTACACGATTTACAAACAAAATTATCTTTTAATATTAGATTCTCCTCCAGTAGTAATTGGGGAAGGAGGTTCTAAGATATGATAACTGAAAATAATATTGAACAAAATGATTTTGAATTAAATGTTGAATTAACACAAGAAGAAAGAGAATTTGTTTTGAAAGATATTAGAAAAAGGATTATAAGGACATTATATGTCTATGAACAGATGATGTTAAATAAGGAAGGATATAACTATAAAGTTTACCTTAATAGCTTAATATTATTTGTTTTGAGTTCTAATTATTTATTTCATGGGAAATTAATAAGTATTGCTGTGAATTTAAATATTTTATTACAAAATGAATTAGAAAAGAAAAAGATAAAGAGTATTTTGTTTGAATGTGTTAATAATATAGACTTTCTCTTGAAAGATGGTGATTCTAATGGGTCAAATAATTGATACAACTAATATCATTGATAGTTCTATGAAAGTTAAAGCTCGTACTCCTAAAAATATGGTTATTGAGAATGAGTATTTGACTAAAATTCAACAAAAAATTAATTATGAATGGAACTATCGGTACAATCACGTAGATATAGAGGAAGAGGATATTTTTGGGTCAGAAGAATATACTCCTATAGAAGTAGTTGTTCAATCAGTTTATTCAGATACATTAAAAAAAGTAATGAGTGATGATTGGAAAAAATTAGTTTTTAGGAATATTAAACATCCTATTAAGTTAGGAAAAAGATATCGTTTTGAAACATCTTATAATCCAGAAATTCCTATAGAACAAAAAAATATATGGATAACAGTTAATTATGATACTGTTAATCCTACTTGTGCAGTTGTTGTTAGAAAATGTGATAGTATTCTAACATTTGTAGAAAAAAATACAGGAGAAATACATTTTGAACCTGTAATATTAGAGAGTGAAACAAAAAATATTAATTTTTGGCGAGATGAAACTATAGTTCTTGCACAAGGTGAAATTATTGCTATAATGCAATATAACGATTATACAAAAGGTATTAAAATTAATAATAGATTTTTTATTGGTGCTACAGATATGAGAGATGAAGCAAATAATTGGATTTATAAAGTAAAAGCTGTAAGAAAATATCAAGGTGAAACCACATATGATGTCAATTCAGTTCCTTTAATTACAGCAATTTTAGAAAAAGATGATTTAGGTGCTAAGGATGATAGATTAACAAGAGTCGCAGTTAATGCTCCTGTTTATTATAATGAGGATTTTAATAGTAATCAAAAAGAAGATCCAATTATTCCTCAACCTAACAATCCAGAAAATCCTGATAATTCTGAAGAACCAATAATTAAAAATAATTATCATATTGAAATAATTGATAAAGATAGTAATCAACTGACTGATTATATACTTTTAAATGATACACAAGTATATTCTTGTTTTTTATATAATAATGATGAATTAATAACACAAGATATAGAAATACAACACGATTTGTTATCCACTAATAATGATGTATACTATTATGATTTTGTAAAAATAGATGGGAATACATTTTCTATACATAATAAAAAAATGTATTTGAAAGATCAATTACAAATTACTTGTAGTATAAATGATGAAAGATATCAAGACCAACCTATTGTAAAAGAATTTTTAATAAAGTTAGGTGGTGTTAGCTAATGTTAAATGAAACACGTTCTAAATTTAATAGATTTATTAATTTAGACAGTATAGAGGATAGAATAATTAATTATTTGATTTCAAGTAATACAGTTGAAGCAAATAGAATATGGAAAGTATTAAAATATTCGGATGTTGATGCACTTCTAAAGGCAGATTTAACTAAGGAAGAAAAATCATCATTGGTAGATAATGGTTCTGCAGACCAATCAGAAAAAAGAGTCTTTAGATATCCTTATTTAGAAGATGCTTTTGTTGTAAAAAGTTCTATTTTAAGAATTTATATTGATAGTGTTGTTCCTGAGAACCATTTAGTTTCTAAGGTTAACATTGGTTTTGATTTGATATCAAATAATAAGATAAACAATTTATATAATGATGAAAATGATGAATTTGAAAATCCTGACAAATATAAACCAAATGCTAATTCTGTGATGTTAAAATCACGAAATAGTGTTTTGTTAAGAAATTTATTATCAGAATTAAATGGTAAAGAAATTGAAGGTGTTGGAGTTTTACAATTCAATCAAGATTTATCAATGTTTTCTCAAGCACGTTTGGGATTTTTTAATAATCAGAATTATTCTGGTTATAAAGTTTTAATGGCTTGTATGCAGTCTGGAGTTGATTAATTATGGCACAATTAAAAAAAGCAGATAGACAAAATTTGATAAAATTTTATGAACAAATTTATTTTACATATGATCAACCTGTTCCTTTTTTATCATTAAACGTATATCCAGTTCAAGTAAAGGATTATTATAAATTCTATGCTGCATTATATACTATAAAAATGGATAAAAATGAGGACATTGAGGGTATTTCAATGTCAAATTTAGGATATTTGTGTCATAAAATTGAAAATGATCAAAATGGTAAAGGGTTATATAATCAACTTGTATCATTATTAGAGATTGTGTTTCATATTGAAAATGGATTAGTTTGTCCATTGTGTAAAGATAAAATTACTTTTGATGAAATAGAAAAAAAAATGAAAACAATTGGCATGATTCAAAATCAAGAAGATCGGGAAAAAGCTTTAAGAACATATATTAAAGCTATTGATTGTTGTAAAAATTGTAGTACTGAAGATAATGTTGTACAAAGAGAACAAATAATTCAAATTAGTAAAAAAAATGGAAAACCTATATTAACAGTAGATGGGGTAGATATTGATAAAAATAATTATGATTTGTTAAGAGATATTATTTTGTATTATAATCTACCAGATCATGATGATGAATATATAGACCCAGAATTAAAAAAAGAATTAGAAGAAGTTGCAAGATTAAAAAATCCAAATGCAGTTCAACCTTCTTTGGAAAAACAAATGTCTTGTATTATTTCAGCAACAGGTTCTTATACTTATGAAAGTTTGCAACAAATTACAATTAGAAAATTAGTTCTTTTATTAAGAACAATTGATGCAAGGTTACATTATTTTGCTTATCGTCAAGGTGAGATGAGTGGAATGGTCAAGTTTGAAAAAGAGCTTGATCATTGGATTTATAGTTCTGAAAAGAAAAATAAATATGAAGATATTATGTCTCTTGATACACTTAAGAATAAGCTTAAAGATGTGACATAATAAAAAATGAGAGGGGTGATGTATTCAATGTATTTTTTAGCAGGTGTGGCAGATGCTGAAATTTTCAAAGGAACAGAATCTTTCGCTACAGCAAAAACATTAATAGACAGTTCTATCACAATAGGAGTATCAGCAGAAGATATTCGTGCAGGTAAAGGTGCTAAGTTATACGGAAAATATTTTCACACTTCAACATTCGATCTTAAATTATCAGATGCTATGTTCAAGTTAGAATACATAGCTGCAAATGTTGGTGCAGAGCTTGAGTTAGGTGGAGACGTATTTAGAATGGAAGAGGTTAAAGTAACTGCTGA